TCTTAGCCATAGCCATGTGCTCTTCCATCTTCTTGTTAGTCTCTTGTATCTTAGCTTCCAGAACCTTAGCGTCCTCTATGTTCTTCTCAATAATCTCTGTAAACGTAGAGTTCTTTAGGTCTTCCTGCTCTTTTATCTGTCTCTTGATACTAGCGATTGATTTCTCAATAGAAGCCTTCTTGCTATCAATTGACTTAATTTCACTATTGGTTTCTGCCAGTTCTGTACGTAGGTCATTTAGACTTACCTCTAGAGGTTTCTTCTTCTCTAGCTTCTTGTTAGTGGCTTTCAAATAACCAATCATTTCTTCCAAATCGTCTTCCGCTTCTTCTCGCTCTTTCTTGTTTTTGTCTATATCACTTTGTAGGTGATTTTCGATTGCGGTTGTGTCTTCCAAAGGAAGCGCTTGCCCACATGCAGAACAGTTTTCTGGTATGTCTCTTTTGTTCTTGACGTCATCTAGTTGTTTTTCTGTCTTCTTAATATGCTTGTTATATCTATCAATCTCTTTCTCTAAGGCGTTAATAGTGCCTAGTAGTTCTGTCTTCTGCTTCTCAGTTGTCTCGTATGAAGCCAGACCCTTCTCTACGTCAGCTATTAATCCTTTTACTTCTTCCTTATCTTCCTCTAAGTCCTTGGTACTGGGCTGTAGACTTAATTGGTCTTCTGTCTCTTCTAGCTCTTTATTAAGTTCACCAATACGTACATCTACAGTCTTCTCTAGTGCTGCTTCCTTATTCTGTAAGTCTTCAATAGTGGTTCTGATAGTAGATAGACCAGTTTGAGTGGCTTGTATGTCAGAATTAAGCTTAGAGATTTCCATCTCTTCTTTAGCTAATCCCTTTTTAGCTTCTTCCTGCATATCCTTGAATAGCTCAATTTGTAGCATTCTTTCTAGAACCTGCTTTTGGGTAGCATCTGTTGCTAGGGCGAACATAGTATCTGCACCTTGACCAAACATGATAGAATTAGAGAACGTTACAAAGTCCATACCGATAATGTCCTCAATCATCTTATCTGTATCAGTGTCACTCTTGCCTGTTATATTCTCACCATTTCTATATAGAAGAACATGGTTCTTATATTCTCGATGCTTACGATGGCGAACAATCTGGTATTCGTCTCCCATATCATCATAGATTTTTAGAGACACCCTTGTATCCTTTTCAGCAATACGGTTAACCACCTTGTCAGGCTTAAATCCACGGATTGTCTTACCATAGATACACCATGTTGGGGATTCAGACACTAAAGTAGACTTACCTGACCCATTGCTATCAAAAGCTGTAGAGTCCTTATTGTCTCCCTGTACAAGCACTAACCCCTTATTAGAGAGGTCTATTGATGCTTCTTGAATAGATAGAAAATTCTGTACTTCTAATTCACCTAGTCTCATTCCTCTTCCTCCTTGTTACTCTTAGACTCAATAACTACTCCTACAAGTTCCAGAATGGCTACGACCACTTCAGCTATAACCTCTCCAATTATCATTCTATCACCTTCCCGTATGTCGTTCGCCCTTCACAAATAAAAAAGAAAGCGATTGAGAATTTTCTCAACCGCTACTTTAGGACTCCCCATTCTCTAAATCTATTGACTATTATACCGAATTTACGCTTCAAGCCATCTGCATTGTCTTTTCTAGCAGCGTGGTACAGAAACTCCTCAGGTATTTTTGTCTCTAGGGCTTCCCACTTTTTATTTAACATCTTGGCATGTCTTACCATACTCTTTTGAAACATTTCTGCTTCTATAGGGTTTAGTTCCACGATGACTTTACCTTTATCCTGTTTAACTATCTTCACCTTAACCCCTCCGTTTCTTACCACCTCTAGGTTTAGCTGGAGCTGGCATAACCACTTTCTTAAGGTCTGCTGTAGGCACATCATCAAACCATAAATCGTTATACTTGTTTACATAGAACTCTCCAGTGTTGCCCCAACCACACCAACCAGTACAGTTGAAGTTAGTATCTGAACGCTTTTTCTTGTAGATGGTGTACTCTGCACACCAGGGACACCATATAAGTTTCTCATTATTTTGTAATTTCCTAGTAAGTCTAGGAGGTCTCTCATCCTCTGGTTTAGGGAATGCAAACCACTTACCGTTCCCTATACCGTGGTCTGTGAAATATGTTATAGCTTTACGTTTGACTTTAACAGGTTGACGTACACATGTAGTACACATCAGTTACACCCCTTTCGCTTGCTGTACCCTTTGAAGTATTTCTAACCCTAGCTCCAAAGCATCTGGGTCATATTCTTCAGCGTACTTAGTTATAATATCCTCAAAGCTCATTCCTATTTTAACAGGGACTCTTAGCTCTTCCTTGTATTCTTTCTTTAGGATGACCTTATACAACAAGTTCACAGGAGCTACTGATGATAGCCATGCTGCATCTTCAGCATTTAGCTCAAAGCGTAGATAGTTACCCAGTCTAGCATGTTCTTCCAATACCGCTCCATCCATGATAGCGTCTCTGTCTAAGGTTAGGAATTTAGGATTAGGGATAGGTATCAGCTTAGTATCAAAGCGTTTGCTAGTGTCTGCTACTACAAAGCCCTTGTCCTCTCCTTCATCTCCATGACTATGCTCTAGTGGAGAGCCAACATACATTACATGAGGGTGACCTCCTAGTAGTTGATACATATGGAAGTGACCCAAGAATACATATTTGAACAGGTCAGGTCTCAAGTCCTCTACAGTAAAGGCATCAGCCATAGGGAAGTTACCATTACCTACGAACCCACCACTGATTCCCATGTGTCCTAATAGGATAGGATTCTCTAAGTCAGTAGGTATAGACTCAAGGAAGGTCTTAATCATCTGTGCATTCTTGCTATAAGGTACACACACTACATCAGCGTCCCCAAACTTCACTATGCGGTAGTCATCAACAACTGTTATGTTGTCTAACTCTCTAAACGAGTGTAGTGAGTGTTGTGGGAAGTCACTGTTATCTATTTGGTCATGGTTACCAGGAATCATCAGCACCTCAATACCTGCTTCACCTATAGCCTTAATTTCATCACGTAGACTATTGTAAACCACTGTATGTACTCTTGCTCTCTGGTGGTATAAGTCTCCTGCAAACATCATGTGCTTAATACCGTTAGCTAAACAGTACTCTTTCTTGTATCGTAAAGATAGAATAATTCTATCTAATCGTGTAGACCCTGTAAGGTCAGATGGTTTATTGTGCTCTGGGTATATGTGTCCATGCACGTCTGCTGATATTGCGTACTTCATGGTATCATCTCCTATTTATTGTAGTAATTTGTTATATATTCTATAGGCTCTGGGTCTGGCTCAACCTTTAAGCCTAGAGTCATGAATACTGTAAAAATTGCCCTTGCGTAGCCTAAATTCCAGTAGGCATTTATGGAGTTTTCTTTCCACTCTTTCCTACACTCTTCAATGATGGACAAAGGAACATCTACTACAATCTCACCTGGCTCATGGATAAACTCTTCTATGTGTAGCTTGCGTACTACCCATCCTAAGCCAGCCTTTATACCCCAGTCTGTAGCACTTCTGTCTTCTACATCTGACCACGCTTCAACAAAACTTTTAATAGTCCCCTTACGTATCTCGTTTAACTCAATACGCACCATACTCATCTTGACCCCTCCTATTTATATTGTATTGGTTCTGCCTCTTCTACAGTAAAACCAAAGTCCTCTATTAAACCTCTCAAAATGCTCAGATGACACACAGGTCGCTTACGATGATCACAGTAACAAGCTATCGCCACTGTCTTACCTTCTGTCAACCAATAAATAACCTCGCTAAACTGACTAAAGAAGTCTCCACGCTCTTCCCATTCAGCTAGTAGGCTTTCAGTGTAGCGTTCAAACCACCCATCCAGTCTACCTTTTCTATTATGCTCCTTGGTGAACGTGACAAGCTCTCTAGTAGGTGCTAGTCCTGGCTTATGCTCCCACCACTGGAAATAAGTTCTACCCTTAGGTTTCCCTACTGCTAACAGTTGTACGTCAGCATCAGGCATAACCGTCCTTCCATGAATAGTACACAAGAGAACCTTGCCCCTTCCCTTTAAAGAAAGGGATTCTTTGAATTCCTTCTCCGTGGTATCTTTTAAGCATCTTAAACAACGATAGAGGTTACCACTGTTGATAACCTCTACGTTGTGTCCACGCTTTTTACAACTTGGACAATTCATTATTTATTCCTCCAGTCTAAATGTGTTAATAGGTAAAGAGCCAATCCCCGTACCATAACTAACAGTTTTACTGTATCTGATACGTTCCTTCTTTAGGTAGTCCTCAAAGTGGGCTGATTCAGTTCTCATAGTTATATCGTAACTATCAACTGTTCCCTCTCTTATCATACCTACGATAGCTGCAAAGTGTTCCTTTAGAGTAGTTCCATGTTCTAACATTGACTATTCCCCTTTCCCCCAGTAAACAGTACCACACTCACCACAACCACCCACATAGTATATACCCTCAGTAGTTTTAATAGCATTCATTATAACTCTATTAAAGATAGGATTTGTTACCTCACCTGCCAGAATAGAATTAACATTTATGCTCTTAGAGTAACACTTAGAGCATGGAGTCTCCACAACCATAGGGTTGTGATGGATATTTCCTAGAAAACTCCAGTAGTTTAAGTCTGCTCCCTCTTTACCTAGTAGTTTTAATGGTGGTACCTTCTCCGTCACTATTCCCATATAAATCCTCCCTATTCGTATGAACTCAAGGTCATCGTAGCGTAGTCTATTTCATTATTGATGGATATATTGGCTTCACCATCCCTGTGTTTAGAGATATAGATACGCATTTCGCCATCTTCTTTTTCTTCCGTAGTCTGACATAGAGCCATCATAAAGTCTGCAATGTTAGCTTTATTGAATGCCTCTGCTAAGTCACCAATTGTGATAACCTTCTTGTCTAGTGCTCCACGGTTAGCCTGTGATGCAGTCCACACTGGACAGTCATACTCAGCTGCTAAGTCACGTAAGTCTAAGTACACAGACTCTAATTCGAAACGCTTGTCAGCGTAGGTTCTACGTGGTTGTACAAGGTCACCGTAATCGACAATAATAACGTCAGGCTTAATGCCTTTCTCCATCCATAACCTAGTAAGGTATGAACGCATTGTGTGTACCGTACAATCATTAGTCTTGTACTTCTTAACGAACAGTTGACCTCTCTTAGTCTTCTGCATATTCATAATCGCTTTAAGTATCTTGTCTGGGTTATCTTTCATATACTCGAATGATTTACCCATTAAGCGTTGGTCATAACGCTTAGTAACCTGTTTCTCTGGCATCTCTAGTGTGAAGTGTACTACGTTGTAACCTTCTAGTACTGCTCCTGCACCAATGTTAATCAATGCAATAGATTTACCACGGTTAGGAGGTGCGATAACAACCCCTAGTTCTCCTCCACCAAGACCCCCATGTAGAATATTATCTACACCAGATATCCCTGTTGGAATCCTACGAACACCATCCGTACCCTCACGATAGTTCTCAATACGTTCTTGAGCATTGGAGTAGTAATCTGTACCCAAGTCACCAATGTCTTCACCTATTCTAAGAGCTTTACCTACCAGGTCTTCTATCTTATTGAAATCCTCTGATGTACCCTTTTCCAGCAACCCTACAGAGTCCCAGATAGCCTGTTCAATTGCAGAACGCCTACCAAATGCAATAACATTGTCCTTTATATACTCCGCATCTGACAGGTCAGCATCAAATATATCCAGTATACAATCTTCATACTGGTCTTTTATCTTAGCTTTGAGTTTATTATTCTTGGTAAGTTTCCTTACCTCTTCCCAAAGTACCTCTGTAGTTGGAGGGTTAACGTCAGTGCCTTTCTTAGTAGCACGGTCTGACTCTTTCTCATAGTGTTCTTGAATGATACGAGCCATGTCAATATGAATGTCTTTCCTAAGAAACTTAGGTTTTAGTACTTCTCTAAATGTAATGTAGAAAACTTTGTCACGTGCCATTAGTGCCAGTATCTTAGACTGGAACGATTCTGAAAATTCATATGTTTCAGGCATGCAATATGCTACCCCCTTCAAACTGTCCTCCGACTTAATAAAAGAGAAGACCCCAAAAGTCCTCTCTTGCCTATCCCAGTTTGATGTTAGGAGGAATACTAAAGTGAGACTCTACTTCTTTCACAGTCTTTTCTATGAGTTCCTGTAACGTCTTGGACTCGTGAATCATGTTAAACTCCTTCATAACCAGCTTCTCCCTATTGGAATCTCCTGTCATTGTGGATACAACATCATGAAACCAAGGCACTGACCATAGATAGTATGGGGACAACTCCCTCCAAGCCTGATAGATTTTGATAGCCTTGTACTGGGCTTTGTCATCCATAATAGACTGCTTGATGTAGGTGTTTAGAGTCTCCGCAGAGGAGATTACACCCTCAATCACTTCTTCCCTACTGCTGAGAGTCTGTCTTCCTTTTTCTTTTTTCTTGCCACCCACGTCCTTCTCTGACTTACGTTTGATATCTGCCAGATAGTTTGTGAAGTATCTCAAGGCACGAACGGAATACATCATATGAGCCATTGGTATTCCACCTAATCTCTGAAACTGGGATTCAATATATAACTTTCCATCCCACTGTTGCATTCTACATATTTCGTATACTCTTTCAAAGTGTATCCATCTCTTGCTCTTTGTAGGCTCTTTATGGGATACAACTGAGTAACCAGCCTTCCCTATTACCTTTCGTGCCAACATCTCATAATGCCTTACAATCTCTAGAATGTCATCTTCTCTAGTCTCTTCTTGCATTTGTAATAGTCTTAAATATGCCTTCACCTCTTTCGGTAATATTATAGCTTTCCGTATGATAGGTACCCTCGTTATAACCTTTGGTTTCCTCTTTGCCATACTAAACACTGTCCTCTCATATAAAAGCTGTCCACTGAACGACCGCTCGAACTACGGAGTGTAGGGCTTTTGCCTCCCTTTTTTCTTTAAATTTTTTAATTATTTAAAGGTAACCTTTAAAAGTTTTCTCTTTTATATTAACCTTTATAAATAAATACTCTTTATAATTTTTAGTTACGTTAGTAACTAAAAATTAAACTCACATCCATGGAACACCCCTACGAGCAGTGTCCTTTTCATACAGAAAACTGGACTTCTCAGCCCAGTTTCACTATATGGAACGCTTCATTTTTGTATGTCTCATAGCGGTCTAAAGTGTGTTCAGCTAAGTATTCATTGTGGTAATCCAAGAAGTCATAAACCTCAATACCTGAACCATCAGCTTTCTTTCTTAGACCTCTACCTATTCTTTGTAACAGTTGTCTCATGGACTTCCCACCAGCAGCTAAGAATAAACAGTTGATACCAGAAATATCAACTCCCTCATCCAGTATAGATGTAGCTACCATAACTGGGAATCTACCTTCAGTGAAGTCTTGTAAGGCTTCCTCTCTAAACTTAGTAGTTCTGTCTCCATGTACAAATCTGTGGTCTATTTCATACTCCTCCAGTAGTTCAGATACAATGTCTCCATGTTCGGTTTCGTTCACTATAATTAAACACTGTTTCCCGAAATCCACCCTCTCACTGACCTTATCAGCTAACACCGTGTTTCTGTCTACATTAGAGATGATACCCATCTTACGAGAATCAGAGTACGTTTCATTCTCAATCACATCAGTATCTACTGGCAACATGTAAATTGTTGGTTTAGCAGAGAACCCTTGTTGGATTAAGAAATCATTAGATATCTTGATGACAATCCTTCCAGTACATCCAAGCAGTCTCTTAACATTAATCTGGTTAGACTCATCCACAGTACCAGTTAAACCAAATCTGAAGTATGCATTATCCAGTTTCATGAACAGCTTATACCATGTATCAGATGATGAGTGATGTGCCTCATCCCCTAGGAAACAGTGACAAGATTTAAGTAGTTCAGCAGTTGCTTTACATGTATCTAGATACTTCTCCTTGTTCATATTCTTAGGAATCTTTTTAGGATTCAGATACTTTGATACAGTTGGTATCATCACAATATTGACCTGCTGAACATCCCATACACCAGTACCAATTCTACCAACCTTGATTCCTAATCTCTCTTCCAACCTTTTATGAGATTGTGAGAATATCTCTTTAGCGTGAGTGAAGAATAGTATGCGTTGGTCTGACTTTAAACTAGGTAGAATACACTTGATGATGCCTGCTGCTACCTCTGTCTTACCACCGTTAGTTGCAATGTTCACTATCCCTCTAGTAGCTTTGAGTGCAGATTGTACAGCATCATACTGGTAATCACGTAAAGTAATGTGACCAATCTTCTCATCTCTTAACTGGATTTCACTTGGTAGAGAAACGTCTATCTGTTTTCGTTTGTCAACTACGTCTACCGTTTCACCTGCTTTTTCCAACGCCCACACAACTTTGGATAATAAACCGCTAGGAAATTTCTTAGTCTTCATGCTGAAGAACCTTGTCTGTCCATCCCATGTCCCATTTCTATACAATGGAGTGAACTGGTAGCCTGGTGTTTCTACCGAGAGTGTACTATCCACCAACTTTAGAGCTTTTGTACTTGCATCAATGACAACCGATTGTAAATTACCTATTTCGATAGTCGCCATATGTAACACCTCCAAAATTATTTCCTATTTAAAATAACCACCCCGAATAGACTTTTCACCTTCTTTCCTCATTTCTTTTTTCCTCAGAGGTTTTTCATATAGAGCCATAGCGGTGACATTGGGAAGAATAGGTTGCTAGTAATGTTCTAGGTGAATTTCCTCCAAATTTCGGACATAGAAAAACCCTTGAATCGTCTAATTCAAGGGTTTTTTGCTAGATTATTTGTGGCTTAAACCGTCAATTGAGAGGTCATCTTTGTCCTTCAACTTCCGTACACCATTTTCAATCCCTGCAATAACTTCTTCCTGACTCAAGTGTATGCCTTTAGTTGCTAAAATGTGTAAGGCTTGGTCAACCGCCCAATCACGTTTCTCAATACCCTTCTTACCTTTTAGCTCTGCTTCTGCATATTCAACCACTTGGTTTGTGATAGAGTCGATGATACCAAGCTCATCCTTCTGCTTAGCACGTTTCAATAGACGTCTACCTTGATCTAATACTAGTGCTAGTAAGGCACCCACTAGTATAGTGACTACCTCAGCACCAATTTGAGTTACTAAGTCTAACAAGTTCATTTAAAAGCCCTCCTATCTAACTTCCACATAAGTGGAGCTAGCAGTGATATAGTAAGTCGCACCTTTGGAGTTCTGCACTTTGTACTGATAAGCGTCATCTACTGGCACCTTAGTAACAATAGTGAAGCCCTCACCTGCATTACATTGACCAACAACATAAGTTTTATCCCATGTAGGTCGGCTGTAGAAGTTTAAGCCATCCACTTTTGATACTACTCGTTTGCCAGCGTTAGTAGAACCAGAACCTCCAGTAGAACCACCTGTAGAACCTCCACTAGTACGCTCGAAACGTAAGAATGAAGAATCGTTCTTAACCCATTGGTCTCCACCTAAGTTTAGCCATCCATTAACCTCTGCCCAAACGATATAGCTTTCGCCAGCATTTAACTGACGTAGTACAGAATAGTCAGTACCTGGACCACTACGTAAGTTTACGTTAGTGCCTGTGATATAAGCTGTACCGATACCGTTACTTCCACCGCCAGTAGGAGGTGTAGTTGTACCGCCACCAGTGTTTCCACCAGTACCCCCACCAGAACCGCCACCTAATACATCAGATACACGATTCTTGAAAGCAGTAAATAATGCAGGATTATCTACATATGGACCAGGACAGTACTTATGAGTTACATCATAGTGTCGTACAATGTCAGAAGCAGATAAACCGAACTTACGGCACAGGTCTGCACAAACATTTACTGCACGTGTAACTGTGTCAGGGTGGAAGCTACCATCAGGCTCTTGGCACATTTCCACACCAACTGATAAGAAGTTAGCATTAGGCTTTAATGCCTCTACTCCTCTGTATGACCCGTCATTAGCTTGATAAGTTACTTCATCTAGTGGAATAATGCAGATTGCTTCAATTTTGTCTACAAATAAGCTAGCTGATGCATAACGATCAGTGAGATTATTAAAATAGCGTTGATGGTTAGCAGCACTAGCTCCTGGGTTAGCAGTGTAATGTAAGATAATCTTACGTACAGCTGTCAGCTTAGTACCTGGTCTAGAATATTGATTGATACGAATAAAGTCGTCTCTCCATGCTACCATTATTTATCTCCCCTTTCTTTTTCTTCCTCTGTAGAGTCTTGTGGTATCTGCTCATCTACCTTAGACTTTAAAAAGCCAGGTACTTTAAGACCCATTTCTTCTACATTTTCAATAATAGACTTAAACTCAGTAAAAATAAAATAGTAGTATGCTAGTGTCACTACTGGAACGAACTGTGTTTCCATCTTACTAGCTATAATTAGGGCTGTAATGAGAATAATGTAAGCTCCTAGCTTACTAACCGAGTCTCTTAGCCTTTTACTACTAATAGGGATACCATTCCGTTTAGATTTCATTATGCCAGTAATAAGGTCTAGTGTAAAAAGTGCTAAGAATGACCAGATTAACTCCGTATAGAATCCCTCTATATATGCAACAACCGTTCCAAAAACGCTCGCTAGGATTTTCCATTCGAAACCCTCGAATGCTTTCATTACATAGTGTCCCATTGTGCCCTCCTTTCTCCTAACTTGATAGTCAAGATACATATTTACCCCTCCATAGAAAGTGTACACTAATAAAATTGTAAAAAACAAAGGACACCCCTATGTAGAGGTGTCCGTCTGTTTTGTAAGAGTTATCTAGGATTCATTGGGTCGATGCCATGTTCTGCTAGGAACTCTTTATAGCGTTGGTACTCAACTTCAAAAGTGTTACACTTACCTTGTTCAATAAGGTAACGATATAATGGAGTTATAACTGTGATAGGCACCTTGTAGCGGTTTACTAAGCCACAACACCATGCTTGGTCTTTAGCAGTCCAGCCTGGCTCATAGTAAGGATACCATTCATCGCCAACTAGCTTTCCTCCGATACCATTAGTAGAACTACCTGTTCCATTAGTTAATTCAGCCATTGCTTACACCCCTTTTATTTCGTAATAGGTTGGATAGGTTGTTTCTTCTCTAACTCATTAATACGTTTAGCTTGTTCCTCTATCTGAGCTTGCATCCCCTCTACAGCAGAGATAACATAGTCACAGACACCTTGCAGAACTTCTGTTTTAGCGTCTATTTCCATAGTCTGTTGTGATTGGAAGCCACTCATCATCTGAACCATATCTATCATCTGCTTGAAACTATCCATAGGATTGTCTCCCTTAAACAGAGATATAGAATAAGCTCTACGCTTCAAGTCTAAGAAAGAGGAGTCAAAGTCTACATCGTCTGGAAGAATAAGTAAGCTACCGCTAATACCTTCGACCGTTCCTGTAGAGTGGTAGATGTTCTTTTCATCATCAGATACTCTAATGTTTTGAAGACCCTCTAACCTCATACCTTTAACTGCTTCACCATTAACTATAGTGTAAATTAGTACTTTCACTGTCACCACTCCTTCCTATATGTAGATGGAGGGTTGTATTAACCCCTCCATTATAAAAATCAACTTATTGATACTTAACCCAAACCTGTGCCCAGCCATCGAATATCATATAAGGAGAGGCAGCGTCTGCATATATACCGAAACCTCTAGCGTTACCTGAAGAGAAGTTACCTGCAAGTGCCTTAACATTAATCCACTTACGCTCTCCCCATGCAAAGTAGTTACCTGTAACAGGACTGCCTAGGTATGGCATACCTGATGGCTGACTAGCTTCATTGTGGTTACGGATACTAACTTGTTGTGCAGAGCTGTAACCACCACCGTTAGTACGTCCTATGCTGATTTGCATATCAAGGATAGTTTTGCCTTTAAGGAAGTCCAACTTATTACCAAAGAACCATAGACCTCTGTAGTTACCCCATCCATCCCATGTACCTTGTAGAACCTCATCACGATACCATTGACCACCATAGTTTTCACGCCATGATTTAGAGCCAACAGAATCAATGTAAGCCTCTTGTATAGTAACAGGAGGAGTAGGTTTAACCCAAGAACCAGTATTCTCTGTCCAGCTACCGCTCACCCATCCTCCTTGATCAGTATATCGTTCTATACCCCCAGCATAGAATCCAGGTCTAGTTCCCCCACCTTGTATAGTTCCAGCAGTACTAGAAAGTACACAGTAACAGTTACCACCACGACAGTCTATTACTTGAACATATCCTCGGTAAGTTCTCACCATATCCCAAGCATCATACATTTCACAACCATTCACAATCACATCACTGCTCTCACTGTATATACAAGCTTTAGCTTTATTATTACCTGTGAAGTTGCAGTTCCATGCGGAAACCCTAGTGCATCCATAAGCTTCTAAAACCCCATTAGACTGATCCCTACTATTACTAACGTTGATGTCCTGCATATACACCTGACAGCTACAGTACCACACTCGGATACCGCCCCAGATGGTTTTTCTACCATTCGTACCTGACCTAATGAAGATACCATTAGAACCTCCAACACCGCCACCACCTACAAAGCCTTTGATGTCTACCCACATCTCATACACATCACTTTGTAGCTTGATTTCTACATCCCCTTCAAGATATTTAGGTATGTTATTTAAGGCTTCCCTCATAGTCTTGTAAGGTTTAGCTTGGGTGCCATCAGGAGTATAGTTACCATTGTTGGCTGGGTCTACGAATACTTCCATCCATCCTTTGTTACTAGAAACCATGTTAGGAGCAGTAAGAGTACCAGATACGTCTAGAATGTTGGTTCTAACTCTAGTGAAGCTAGCCCCGTTCTCATCAATCTGACCTACGGTATCTTGGTTACCATTGACAGTCGCATATACACGAAGTACACCACGTCCACCCTCACCTAGCTCAAGAGTACCTCCTTTTGCTTGGTCGAATGTCAGTAAACCAGTACGTCTAACTGTAGGTAGAGTGAACTGCCATTTAGTAGTGGTAGTTCCTGATGGTTGGTCAATTTGTACCCACACTCTAGCATGAGTTGCCCAGCTAGGGGCAGTCACTAGACCCTGTTGAGTCTTCCAAGGAGTGTTGGGTATATCAGTATCATTAGGGAAGGTAGTGCCCTTAATCCAGTTGGTCTGGGTAGTAGTGCCAGCAGAGTTTATTGCATAGAAGGCAAGACCTATACTTGCTAGGGCAGTGCCTGCAATCTGCTTAGCCATCATAGAGCAAGAGAATACTTCCTCTTTGTTGATAGGGAACACGTCACCGTAATAAAGGTCTCTAGCATTGTGTTCTATAACATAGTTGGTTGGTACCTCATTAGCTCTATTTGCATTGGCTCTGGCAATTAGTGTACCACCTACATATCCGTTTAAACCGTCCTTCAAATCACTGTTTCCAACGATGTTAGCTAAGTCCGTCACTGCAAGGTGTCTAGCTTTAACAATACCATCAAGCATGATGTTCTCACCTTTGATGAGTACCCCTTTACCAATCTCAGGAGAGAGGTTAATAGCAGCTATAACTCCATTAACATTTACCTTTAACTCTATGTCCTTAGCATGCTGGGTGATAGCAGATTCAGCAGTATCAACACGAGTAGTGATGTTGGTTACAGTATCATTCAGTACCTTAGCACTAGTATTAAAGCCTTGTGGTACACCAGATGATACTTTAGTATACACCTCTGCTACTGGATAGGAGGCTTTGTCCTGACCAGTCATTACCTCGATACCAGAGCCTTTACCTAGACCTTTTAGACCGATAAGGACATAAGGTGTACGGTAGACTATCTCCCCACCAGAGCCACCAAAATTAGCTATAGTATCTAACAGAGCACCTTTCAAGATGTTAACTGCATCCCAAGATGAAAGAACCACTAGAACAGAATTATCTAGGGAATTCAGCTTATCATTAAGGGCAGTCTGTTGAGCAGGGTTGTTGTACGTATCATAGTTGATGTCATCCACGATAGCCAAGTTTGCTCTGCTTAGGGTCGTTAGGCGTAGACCTCTATTTGCTGCTAAATCATACTTAGTAGCACCATTTATTTTAAGGACACGGTTACCACCGTGGTTGAAGCCTGTACCCTTAACATAAATCTCACCCTCAGCAAGCTTAGACAGTATCTCTTGTTTAGTGTATACGTCAGTCAACCAAACCTTATTAGTGATGGAATCTCCTAGGTTTTTAGTAGTAGCCTCAACAGTACCTACACGAGTTGTAACAGTAGAGATAACATTGCTTATTTCCTCTGGCATTGGTGTCCAGTCGGTAACCTTGTTACCAATCTCTACCTTCTGACCAGTAACCCAGAATTCCCCTACACAACCCTCTAACAGAGTCTTAAAGCGGATGAAGTTGATACCTGTAGCCCCTGCAAAGTTTAACTTGAAGGTAGCCGATAGCTTCTGCCAAGTCATGTTAGTGCCTACAACTTGGTTTACTACCGCATAATACTGGTCAACAGAAGTGCCATCTGCTTTCTTATACTGGACATATAACTCTCCAGCACGTAAGGAATTCCAAACGTTTACCCCTTTGACTACGTTTTGATACTTAATCCAGAGGCTAACTGTAACTTCCTTACCAAACAGGTCATTGGCAGACCCACCTATAAAGATAGGTATCTGAGACTGACCATTGTTCTTGGCAACAGTGTTTTTACCATGTAGAGCTTTCTTATGAGGGGGTGCCTCATTAGTAATGTCTACAATGTCTAGTATATCTCCTTTAGCGTAATACGCAGTGTTAGGGTCATCCGCTATAGCAGTACTAAAGTCACCATTGCCTAAGTAGTTACGACTACCAACTGTGATATTGTCTATGTTTTCTTGTACATCTTCAGGTGCAGGAGTCCAGTCCATAGGCTTGTTACCTTTGTATAATGCAACCCAATCTACTGTGGAAGCTGTAGTGTTGCTTGGGAAGTTATACAAGTTAATTACTTTTTCATTACCAGATGTAGTAGCTATGGCTTTGAATGTAACATAAGTCACTCCATTGGCATAGGCAGTTGTAGCATAACCTACGTTATTAGAGCCACCGTTCATCCATATACCAAACTTCTGACCTGCTGGAACAGTACCCTTAATCATAAACGTGTACTCTTGACCAGTCACCCAGTTTTCAGATAAGGTATACTGCTTGATAAGATAATCTGTAGTGTTGAAGTCCTGCTGAGAACTTAGGAGTAAGTTTCTGCCACCAACTGATATATTATCTATAGCATCTTTAGAACCATCAGATACAGCTCTTTGTAGCTTAGACTTAGTATCATAATAGTTTTTCCACAGTCCTCTATAATTAGCACCGTCTATATCTGAAGTCTCATTTAGCTTAACTAAAATTGGTTCAATATAGTTTTTCAGTGCATTATAAGCATTTGTGTAGGCAGTCTTCTCTGTAGTCTTACCGAATGCATCTGCCTGTGCAGCTACTACTGGGTACTCTACCTTAACCCCTTCCCAGTCCTTACTAGCTTGGTGTTTCTCTAGGGCAGTTATCTTGTTATCCGCAGACATATCATTAACAGAGTTCTGTACCGCTTGTGCCTTTTTATCTGCATCTGCTATCTGTTTCTTGATGTCATTAGTAGAAGGTTTCCATGTAGTTGCTCGGTTACCCTCTTCTAATTGTATAGCATCTAGATAGAACACTACTGCTGGCTTCAGGAACAATAGTCTAGTTTTAGTCTCAGCAGCAGTAAAGGTAATAGTACATCTATCCCATCTACCTCCAGCAGAGATATCCACTAGTACATCCTTTAGAGAACCATAGTCTTGTTTAGCAGCACGCATCTTAATACCCGTCATAGGTGCTCCTGCACGAATGAAAGCACTTGCAGTATATTCCTTGCCTATTTCTGTAGGTAGAGAAATTTCAACACCTCGGTCAGCAACCGTACCAGTATTAGTATCTACCTTTAACCTCTTTATACCATTATAGCAGTAAGTCTGGTCTGTCTCTAAAGTTATAGTAGCAGAGTTGACTGCACTGTATGTTAAGCCTACATCCTCAAAGTCACTGCCATCTAATAGATTGGCTCCACCAATACTGATTCCATCTATCTGTGACTTAGATGAATCAGACAGATATCTTAATAGCTTAGATTTTCTGTCTGAATAGTCCTTAAACTTGTTTCTCATATCTGCACCATTAACAGGGGATGTCTTAGTGACATCTGCTAAAGGAGTCTCTATAAGACCTTTAAGGGCATTATAAGCATTAGTGTAGTTAGTCTTTTCAGCAGTAGCCCCAAATGCATCTGCTTGCGCAGAGATTGTAGGGTACTCAATAACGATAGAATCCCAGTCCTTTTTCAATAAAGACTTCTCACTAGGAGTAAGCTGGTTGTCATCGGACATCTCGTTCACACTAGTTTGAAGATTAGTTGCTCTAGTATCTAAGTCAGCTAATAGTTGGTCTATATCCTCTGGTGCTGGAGTCCAGTCAGTAGGTCTAGTACCTTCTTCAAACTTCATATTCTTGATTTTGATGACAGTATCGACTGTAGGAGTCCATGCATTTGCAGCACCATTTATACCTATCACTGAGCTGTCATAGAAATCCTGAGTAGCGTTAGATGGAATAGTAAGAGTGTATGACACTTTGACCCACTTACCAGGAACAGTAGGAGTATAGTTCATTACCCTTTTAGCCACATCATCATTATCATTAGTGCCAGTGGTAGTAGTTACTCCAAAGTTATTAATGTCAACGTTAGTAGGGATTACTACATCTGCATAAATTTCATAACTACCTGTGTAGGTTCTGCCTGCTCTTAGTATGGCGTTCTTTGCATTGTACATTATACCTCTCCAAGAGGAGTTAGTGTTCTTAGGTATAGTGATAACCCACGCACCTTCTATAGGATCAAATGTGACACTAGTGCCCCCAGAAGCAGTAAAGCTCTTCTGCTTATAGTAGTTACGACCACCTATGACAATGTTATCAATTTGAGCCTTAGATGCATCAGATATAGCTTTTGCTAGTGCAGACTTAGCTTCAAAGTAGTTCTTGAACTTCAGTCGGTAGTCAGCTCTTACAATGTCAGACGTCTCATTCATTTTAGCAAACAAAGGAGTAAGATAAGCATTCAGCTCATCATATCTAGTCTTGTAAGTAGCTTTCTCTGTGGTGACTTTGAAAGCATCAGCTTGGGTATAGAAGTTATTATACTCTCCAGCAATAATATCCCAATCCTTCTTAGCATCTTGCTTCTCTAAGGAAGTTAGCTTATTATCGGCTGACATCTCATCCACTCTACCAGTAACATTTTCAGCTTTTGTGTCTACATCAGATATAAGTTTATTTACATCTTCTGGAGCAGGTGTCCAGTCTGTAGCCCTGTTACCAAACTCAATTTTGATAGTTCTGTAGTCTACATATTGGTCTACCATATTGCTGAATGAAGATAATAAGAACCTAACCCCTGTGTATGTGCTAAGATTTGAAGGCATGTCTACTGTAACTGAAACTGTCTGCCAATCTGTAGTTACTGCAAACTTAGCATTGCTGGCAGGTAGTTTTAATGTAGATCCCCCATATAGCTCATGCATGATAGAACCTTCTACTGCCTTAGATGCACGGACTTGGTGAGAGAATGTAACCTGCTTACCCGCAAGGTTGTCAGAGATAACATTAAACGGTATAGCGTTATATACACTAATAGTATTAACATCTGTCCCTGCCTTAGTGTTTTTAACACGATTGAAGCTAACAGCACCTTCAGTCATTTTAGTAACAGATATCGGGTATACAGCAACGTTATTAGATAGGATAGTCAGAGATTCACTACCTACTAGTAAGTTTTTACCCCCAACCTTGATTTTGCCTACAGCTTCTACTATATCCTCTGGAGCAAGCCCCCATGCAGTAGCTTTAGTACCTCTTTCTAGTTGAGGTTTAGCAAACCATACTTTACCATTTCTTCTAACATATGGGTACACAGACACATAAACAGTATTAGCAGGGGCTACTGCGTTTAATGTGAATCTCTCCCATGAATTGTTAGCCTTAGGTAGTACTGATACAAGAGGGTATCCTGCTATTCTTGCATTATTAATGTCATAGAATCCTACTTCCATGACTGCATCTTGGTCTACTCCTGCACGATTCTCAGTATAAGTATAGATGCTAGCTACAAACTTGTCTCCTGCTTTAGCAGGATATCTTTGAGGGATAGTGTTTATACCTCTCCACTGGTTGTCAGTGAGACCTGTCTGGTTACTAACCACTGTTGGATAACCTTCGAATTCTCTAGCAGGGTCTATAGATACTCCTGTGTGGACATTCCAGTAGTTAAGACCATCTTTGAAGCCAGCATTCTTGATAGTATTAGTACCACCTATCTCAATGCCATCCACATAGCCCTGTGCTGCATCTTGTGCCTCTTTTGCCTTCTGTTCTGCATGTGCCTTAGCTTGTGCTAACTTTGCATTAGCATCATCTATTGCACGTTGCTCTTCAGCATCTACAATGCCATCTGCATAGGCATTAGCTACTATCTTAGCTGCCTCTGCCTGTGCTCTAGCGTACTCTTCTTGTGCAAGCTTAGCTTCACCTATTTTAGTTGTAGAGTAGTCCTGTGCTTTAATCTGTGCAGTAACATCTTCAAAGTCAACTAAGTCAATGACATTAGTACCACCCACACCAGCTTGGTAGTCTACCACGAACATAGGTTTTACATAGGCTGTACCTGGTCTAAACTGGTTATGTGTTGCATTACCTTCACCAGTGATATATCCTTCATATAACTGCCATCCATCCGCTACTTTTAAAGGCTTGCCTGCCACCGCACAGTATCTGTGGTTACCAGGAGCAGTAGTCTGTAGATTACCGTTCTTATCATAGGTTGCAACACCAGCATATATGTTAGTACCACCACTAGTTACATCCTTAGTCTTCTTAATACGGAAGCGTACTCGATATACTCGGCTTGTATCAACTGGAATAGCATTAGCAGAGAATATCCAGCCTTCAGCATTGCTTATTGACATAGCTGTTCTACCAGTAAGGCTGTCAGAAGAAGTTCCATAAACTACACTGCTTTGTAAAGGTGCTCCTACATCAATTGTAGCGTTGTACGCACTCCAGAAGCGTAGACCTTTCTCGAATGAAGAGTCTAGTATCTTTCCTACTGCAACATCTGCATAATCAGTTAAGTCCTCTGGTGCAGGTGACCAAGCAGTAGCCTTATTACCTTCTTCAACTTTAACCCAGTCAATCCATAAAGAGGAGCCATTAGGCATCGCAGTAGTACCAATTCGGAAGTCTACGATTCCATTAACTTTAGGTTTGAATACCAAGGAGAATTCCTTAAACCCAGTAGTAACAGTACCCACAGAAGTCATCGGAAGGGCTGTAATAGTAGCTCCACTATTATGAAGACCTAAGCTAAGGTCAAAGCTGACAGAACCTTTAGCCCTAATAGTAACAACATAGTCTTTGTTAACATCCCAATCTATGATTCTCTGTAGACTAGGGTTAATAATATGAACATTAGATGTAAGACCAACTTTGCTGATTTTAAGGTCATCCTTGTCCAGCATTACAGTTGCAGTAGCTGTATTTGCAGATGTCCAGTTCTCAATAGTAACAAAGTTACCACTATTCTTCAGTAGGTTACGTCCACCTATAGCCAGTTTGTCTAACTTATCAGCAGTGCCCTTCTGTGCAGAATCTATGTTACCAATGTTAGTATTAATATTAGTAATTTCTTGAGTATAAGTATCTATTTTAACACGTTCAGATATTTCCCTAGCATTCTGTGTAACAGAAGACTCAGCAGTCTCAAGTCTAGTAACAAATGGGTTTAATGTATCGTCTACTGCCTTTTGGTCAACGTATTTAGAAGCTTTACTCCAGTCTCCAGCATTATATAATGCACCTTCAGTCTTAGCAACGCTACAGCGCATTAGGTCTCCAGCAGAACCTTGTGCCCATAAGTCTCCCACGTCATATGGAGGAATAGGTTGAACAACGAATACTCGTCTCTTACCATCTGCTGTATCTTGTGCCTTAGCTGCTTTTTGGATAGCTTCTGTAACATCAGAGTCAGTTATTTTAGCCCAAGCATAGATAAGACCATTCTTTAGGAATCGGTAACAATAACCTGTAGCAGAGTCATAGTAAAGGTCACCTAAGTGAGTGTCTTTTAATGAGTCTGTATTCCAGTCTACTGCCGGTGCATTAGTTAGAGTAGGTGCTCCTGTTAAGAACCACGTAGTGATATTGCCATCCACTTGGTCTTCAATACCATCAATACGAGTAGTGATAAGGTTAGAGAAGTTAGACAGCTCATTACGTACCGCTTGTGCTACTGCATCTGCATGTTCTTTAGATTCCTTAATGCCTTGTTCAAACTCTGTATTCTTTACTACTGATTGTAAAACTCCATTGATGTTAGTAATTTGAGTCTCAGTAGTAGAGATACGTTGAATTGTGTGGTTATAGATACGCCCAGCATTGACAGGTATAATGAACCCATCAGCAGATTCCTTGTACGTACCTGACTTATCACTGCTGAACATAGTATACCATTTCTGACCATCAGCAGATACTTCTAGCTTGTTGCCATTATAAGTTCTAGCATCAGAGTAGAAGTGCCATAATTGGATATAGTCTATATCCTCTTTAACAGTTCCTAAGTCAATCTGTACCCAAGACTCTCCTGTTGTACGGTCTTCTGCAAACTGGTCATCTACCTTATCGTTATTAACAACTCCAAGGTTTGTAACACCAGTACTACCTGTAACTGTACCTGTAGTGGCAACGTTTACACCTTTGCTAACAGCCTTAATTTCAGTCCAGTGTTTGTAAGCGTTTACAGAGTTGCCAGTTAGAGTATTCTTGATGTAACGTACTTTAATTACATCTAGACGATTACTAGCCTCATCTGCATACTGCCCAGCGTTAAACTCTGCTGCATTTGCCTTACCCTGTGCTATGCTATCTGCTGCTTTCTCCATAGCGTTTGTAAACTCTTTAACAGAGTCGTTATACGTATTGAAGGCAGTATCTACTGCTTGAGACTCACCTACAGTAGTTTGACCATCAGCTATAGCATTATTAATCTCACTGATAAGCAGACCATATTTAGTGTCGAATAAAGTCTTCTTAGAGATAAGGGTTGTTTTAGCTAGTGGAGAGATGAATCCGTTGTTAACTAGCTCATTATATCTCTCAATTAAGGCTTTCTTATTGTTATCCAATAAGTTTATATAAGACTTAATTTTCTGTGCTTCACTTGCATCTATGATTCCATCTTTAAAGGTAGTATGAACTTCTGTCTTCAATGCAGTGGTAGCATCTTCTACCCCTTTAATCTCATCTGCCATCTCGCCTTTGATTTGGTCAGAATAGTCTTTTGCGTTCTTTTCTGCTCTAGTAGATTTAGTCTTAGAAATTGCTTCAATTGCAAGTTCCAATTGCGTTGTCAATAGCGCAAGTTTTTGGTTGTAGTCCTTAAACTTTGTATTGATAAGTTCTTGCTCTTCTGGAGTACCTAATTGATCAAGAATAGCATCATTGATAGTCTTGATTAGGTCATTGTAAGAGCGGTCATAATCTATCTTAACAGTAACAAGGTTAGTCTTGTTCTGTGCAGGCAAGTCAACATTGTTATACGTAGAGTCATATCTTTTATCTAAGCCTTGTTTGGATGTATCAAGAGTGTTTAAATAAGTCTTGATAGATGATAACTCATTCTCCTGTATGATACCGTCACGGAATGCACCCTTGATTTCTGTATCTAGGTCAGTTACAGACTTCTTAACGCCATCTACTTCAGCGTTTAGTATAGTCTTAACACCCTCTGCTGCTTGGCTAGCAAATGTCTTAGCTTCTTCTAGAGCTACTCCTGTTTTGTTAGTTGCAATATCATCAATTGCTTCATAGATAGCAGAAGTAAGTACAGCAGCTGCATTGTTGTAGTTAGCGAAGCTATCATTAACGTGTCTAGCTTCTTCTACAGTTGCTTTTCCATCTGCAATAGCATCATTGATAGCTTTGATAAGTAGGTCAAACTTCTCATCATGGCTAGCCTTAGCACTGATTAAGCCTTGCTTATCATTGGCGTTCATGAATTCATTTTCAATAAGGCTCTTATACTCTTTATCAAAACGGGCTTTGTTAGTGTCTAGAGTATTTATGTAAGACTGGATACGTCTTGCTTCAGTCTTAGTAATAATACCATCAGAGAAAGCACCTTCAATATTAGTTTCCAAGCCTTCAATAGTGTCACCCATAGCCTTGATGTCATCATCTATTTGTTCTTTTAACCTGTTGGCATAGTCATTAGCTTCATTTACTACGTGTTGCAGGTCTTCTTGGGATACTCCGCCACCTGCTACAGTTACCCACTTACCGCCTAATCTGACCTTCATACTAGCCATTTCGTCTCATCTCCTTCAAGTCTTGTAATACTTTCTCTGCTCTTCTGTGTATCACCTCTATTTCTTCCTTCATTTGCCTGACCTCGAATAGCTCTTGTTGGGCTTGGGTCTTTATTATTTGAGCTTCTTCTAGGTCTTTCTGTGCTTGTATCTTCATATCTGCTACCTTTTGTTCCTCTGCCGTAGGGACGAAAACTATACCCCCACTCTCCAGTACCTTCATTTCTGGCATACCAACATCCCCTTTCTGTAAATTTAAAAGTGCATAAAGAATGGACAGGTATAATATACCTGCCCAAACTCATTACTTCATAATATTAATGAACCTTCTAGCAGTAGGTCTAATTACCGCATTAGGTGTGGATAGATTTAAGCGTGCTTTAAACTTCTTAGCATTCTTATTTGCTGGTACAGCTACCTCATGGTTATATCGGATATAATCAGAAGATACCTGTTGACTACTTACTAGAGGGGGTGTAATCCAAGTAGCCCCATCGTCATAACTGAACTGTGGAGTTACCGTACACCCAGCAGGTAAGTGAGCATCATAAGTTTGCTTAACAGTAGTGTAGACTTGAGGCATCTCTACTGTACGTCCTAGGTATGAACCTGTCTTACCTGACATGAATCCTACTAAGGTGAAGCTATCCTTAGACATTAATGGAGACATATTCTTTTCAGACTTGAAGGTAGCTTTCAGCTTAACCTTACTAACAATCTGTGATAAGTCATGTGGCTCGTAGTTAGCTAGTGGAACGTACATTCCATCATCTAAGCTAACTTCCCAGATACAGCCTGTATTAGCAGGTACTAGGTAGTCTGCAAGAAGTACTAGACGGTCTGCTCCTAAGTTAGAGATAGGGTCAAACTCAATTACTCCTGTAGGCTGGAATTCAGCTTTGTATATCTTGAACTTCATGTTCATAGACTGGTGAGCAGTCCATGTCTTAGCGTTCTTAGAGCTGAATAACATACCAATTAGGTATGGCTGTTGAGTAACCTGTACTCCAGTAGTAACATCCTTCTGACCTAAATCACATACCCACATAGCATGTTTGTCATTGTCCGACAGAACCACTATACAGTATTGGATGTTAGCTTGACACATAACAGGGTCATCGAATGTAATCTTAGTTTCTAAGATAGCGTTAGAGCTAGTCTTGATATCTGAAGGTTGTAGAACCTTCTCAGCATAGATAACGTTACTTGGATAACCATTGACTACGTTACGAATCTGTACCGTACAAGGTTTTGTGTCATGCTTGGCAGAGAAGTAAACCCCTACAGAAGTCATTAAAGTGTCTCTATCGAACTCAAATGTCTGTGCTAGTGGATCGACAGGTACTAGGGTAATACGTTTAGTTAGGATAGTGTCTGTAACTGTTCTCTTAGTACCAATAGATGTGAATGAAGCTACCGCAGAGTTAGTACTGTTTCGTAACATAACTTCACGAGTACCAGTCTTAACACCAGCAGGTATTCTGAACTTAGCCCACACTTGACCAGAACTATTAGCCCTAACAGTACCAGGATTAGCACCCGACACACTACCTTTAACAGGAGTAAGTGGTACACGAACACCATCGAACGTTAGCTCTAGGTTATCTGCTGAAGGTTGTAAGTTCTCACAGAAGATTTCTATGTCAATCTGTCTCATGACAGTAATAGCATCTTCTAGGATACTACGAGACTTCTCAACCTTAGATACAGTTGTTCTAGGTGAAGTATCTACTGTCTCACCTGGTGTCCAAGGTGGTCTCCAGTCTCCTACTGTTCTCCCATCATCCATCTTAAGGTCTAACAGGTCTTGTACCCAAGGTACTGCTTCTGGGTGTCCCCACCAACGATAGAAGTTACGTACGCTATATTCAGTGTTCTCAATCTTGATATAGCTTTCATCCACCCAGTTATCTGAAGCAGGTGTAAGCTTCAAGCTAGAGAATACGTTGAATGATAGATAGGGGTTGACTAACATTGATTGAGTAGCATATGGCTGCTCAATGCCTACAACCTCGTTCATAGGAGCACCTATTAAACGACCAAATGACTTAATATTAGACAAGTCCATATTAATATTTGGCTTGATGTCCTTAGTTGTATCTGTAGGTAACATGATTACTCCATCTTCCAATGAATACATAATATTGAAGTTTGGATGAGATAAATCACCACGTGTAACAGACCTAAAGCTATCAGAGAAGATACCTTTTAAATCTGAAGGTAGTTCTCCTGCCATTGCATCACGGTCAAGGGCTGTTATTGCTTGGTTATACTCCAAGTCATCAACACGTCTAGCTAGACGTTGAATCTCTCCCATTTCCATTCTTGTTATGGCATTGAATTTAGTCTTAGCAGTCTTATTATTTGGTCCAGGATTTATATAAACCGCACCAAGGACTAACTGTTCATCACTAGATGGTTGTGGAGCTACTACGTTCGATTCTACATCACTCTGACCTTGAGTTACTATTACATTACCATAACGGTCGATAGACACTAAGTCAGCACGTGGTAAGTAGAACTGGTAGTCAAGGTTGACCTGTGTATTATTAACAGGCTTATCCCCTGCAAGCCACTGAATGTAGTCTTTTGTTACGCCCCATCCATCAGTGATAGTAGTAAGCTTATAATCTGTGTTGTTAACAAAGTTCTTTCTATACTTGTATGTCACAGAGTACGTAGAACCAGTAGCAGGTTCAAGGGCACCTACGCCACCAACACCCCAGTCTACTTTATCAGCAGACAACTGATAATCTGCTCCCTTAGTATAGCCAGTGATGGATACGATATCAGCTACAGGAGTCTTACTTAGTGAGTCCATACCATTAATAGTAGCACCTCTTGTAACGGTCTCTGTAATTTGTACCTCACCAGATACACGGTCTATACGTTTAGCAGGAGCGTTATTCAATGGGTACTTGTCTTGGTTTCCTAAGTATATCTGTGGTTCATTCTGCACAACACGAGTATCTAAAGCCTTGGGGATAATCTTCTTGACAGGGGTTACCTTAATAACTTCATAACCCATTATATATGCTGTACCAGCTTCTACTATAACTCTCATGTTATTGGCATCGTGCTCTTCAGCACTTAAATCTAAACCAACCACTCGGTAGTTACCATTAGTATCTCTAGTACGTTTAGCTAACATATCCATCAATCCACTATCGAATTGGGGTCTTGCCATTTCTAACTGTAGCTCCCCTTCATTAAACTCATAGATAGGAGAAGCATCAGGGTCATTGATTTTAAGCTCAACACTAGACTTAACCCTATGAGCACCTGGTTGTCCATAGTTACCCATATTAAGGGCTGGGTCTGTAAGGGAGATGTCATTAGCTTCTGTAATTATCTCTTCTTTCAGCTTAACACCTACAATTTCTTTACCCTTTTTAGTAATAGGTATCTCTTGGGCATCAAACAGATGAACCACACCTTTAAGGTATACCTTACCTGCTTCAATCTTTATTGTGTTACTAGTCAGAGTCCAACCCATCCCAGACACTACAGAACCGTCTCTGTACAGTGTATCTGATACTCGTTTAAGATACTCATACATGATTGTCTGCATTTGAGTAAACTCACGTGCTTGGGCTACCCTACCTGGTACAAAGGAAATCTTACTGTACTTCTTGGCTGGGTCAAAGTCATCGTAGTAAGGAGCGTCTTTATTAATCATATGGTTTTCATCTCCTTTTCGTTCAGTTCTACTATTCTAATTTCTAATAAAATATCCCTGCCCGCATATTGCGGTACAGGGTATGATTAAGGTTGTGGCTGTAGATTAGGCACATATTCAATTATAAGTCTTATACCTGCACCTTTAACACTACGAACCAATAGGTCAGCTTCTGGTGTAAGTTGCTTATTTATCTTCAGTACTACTACTGCAAGCCTAGTGTACTCAGCGTCTTGTAACTTGTGTGTTCCGCTTAGGGGGGACATGTTGTGTATAAACAAGTCCTTATAGGTCTCATAAGGCACTACAATTGTATCCTCCCCCATTGCTTCCTTAACAGCTGCTACTAGTGCTGGAATAGTACTCTTGGCTCTGGTCATTTTCAGCTTAATTCGGACTCTATACTTTTCATCTGTTTCATTGAGCTTCCTACTAACCTCAAACCAAGAACCCCATTCTTCTAGCCACTCACCAGTAGCAGTGTCTATAATATATTGGAGTTCTAGTTCTGTTAGGTCTGATTCAGCCTTATCAAGGGACTTCTGCCAAGCACCTGCTAGGTTTCCTAACTCCCCTTTAGACTTTCTATTAAAGAAGGAAGCCAGTTTACTAATGAATGCCATGTAAACCACTCCTACTCTATATTTATAGTAAGCTTACCAGGTCTTACTAGTTCATTCTCTACTGCTATAACGTCCTTGTCAATACTAAGATTAACGTTCATTATAGCATTGTAGTCTAAGTTCATTATGAACCTCACTAACTCAGCTCTTAGTAAAGGTTTGCCCACCGTATACTTTTCTAAGAAGGTACTAACAGAGTTGTAGATGATTAGAGCATATGTGCCTTTATCAAACCCATTCTCAATAGCAACCTTGATGTCAATGTCTACCGTCTTGATATTAACCTTTGATACAATGGGTTTGATTCCCCCACACTTGTAATTAGGTAGGAGGTTCTCTACTTGTGCTTGTAGTGGAGCAGGTAACTGACCTTGTGCATCATGAACATAAATATAGATAAGACCTACATCCTCTTTCACGTTAACCCCAGCAACGTCAGGTATTTGAGACACCCCATACTTTATGGACTCAACTGTACCCCTTTGTAAAGTACCAATGAAGTTACTGAAGCGCTTCTTACGTTGTTCAGTAGTCTCTTCAGGTAAGCCTGTATGGAAAGGTGATAGGTTGTACATACGCTCTACCATTGGCAATGGAGACATTACACTACGGATAGATAGAGGTGGTACGTTACCAACCTCCCCTGCTTCTGTACACTGAACTTTGACATCTACAGAGGTTTCACCTATAGGAACAGTCTTATCCTCTAGACACTCAAAGTAGATAACCTTTCCCTTTACTGGAACTGTGTAGAATGTGTGTCCTTTACTGATTGTAAATACTAGGCTTAAAGGCGCTTTAAACTCTAGAGTTAACAAACCAGTAGCTTTAACAGCAGGTGTCTTACTGAAACCAAAGCTAGTATACAGAGAGCCTTCTATAGCTTCAGCATGACCCCTTTTCATTTTGAAGTATAGTTGCTCTATCTCTGTAGCCAATGCTTCAAATAGAGTTCTCACTATAGACCCTGGATTGAAGTTAGTAATCTTACTACCAGCAGTTACCATATAACCTGCCATGTCAGACACTATCTCTTTCATAGTCTTTATTTTCATCTGTCACACCTCCTATATAATGCCATGTATTCTAGTTTCCCCTACATCTGTGATGATGTCGCATTCAATGATAACACCATTGTCAATAGGCTCTACTTTAATGTTGGCAACATCTAGTACTCTAGCATCGCTCTTGAATGTCCTTGCTACCTCTATACTCATCTTAACTCGCCACTCATCTGTTCTGACAGTACCTATTAACATTGGCATGTTACTACCATAGTCTGGATGATAAGGGAGAGTGCCTAGAGGTGTAAGTAGTCTGTGGAATAAGTCCTGTTTAAGGGTTTGTACTCCATCTATTATAGCAAAGTCTCCATCTTGAGCTATAAGGTCACCGTTCGTACCATTTGTTAGACTGAACTTGTCAGTGGTTAGCAAAAGGTCTTGACCATACACTAAGCTAGGGTCAGATTCCATACCCTCGCCCATAGGGATTAATAGATAATCCCCAGGAGCTACTACACCTTTACTAGAGAGAGTATCAATGAATGGATAAGCCAAGTCATTCAAAAGAGCTAGTTCAGTCCATTTAGCAGCGTCTCCTAGCTCATTCTGGGCTATCATTTGTATTGTGTCACTGTGCTTGACCAAATACTTACGGTATTTCATTAGTATCCCTCCTGTTCAGGCAGTAAGTAAGCGTAGTGTTTAAGGAACATCAGGGACATCTTTAAGGTCTTTAGTACCTCTAACAGGTCATAGTTCACTTTGTCTTTAGTAGCTAAGAATGAAGCAAGCACCCTACAATTGGTTATGACCTTGTCTGCATGTGAAGAGTCTAGAGTCTTTAGCTCTATAGCATTCTTGTACAGGCTGAAAGCTTCCAAGTAAAGGCTTCTGATAGTGAGATAAGCAGGTACATGAGGCTCTCTAGTTAGAGTTAGAAGAGGGCTTGTTACCTCTCTACTATCAGTTATACCCAGCACATAGTATGGGTCTCCTGACCTCATCCCTATATAAGTAAGGTAGGATTCATAAGCTACCTCTGGAGTATAATACTCTTCAATTAGGTATGAAGAAGGAGCGTCCTGTATAACTTCAGTGTTGGACAGGACTGCCCCAGTACCAGCTATATCTAAAGACTTGGTGATATCTGTAGCTGTAGTTATAGTTACCTTACCATCCGTATCTCCCAATACAGCGCTAATGTTACACATAGTGTCTAACAAGTAGTTAAGAGCCTTAGAATTCATATTAGCAGAGATATAGTCTTCTGATGGATTAGCATACATATCATCACTGCACCCTTCCCTGTCGTATTTCAACGGATCTACCTTGACTAGCAGGAGCACTAGCATCACGTTGACATATTAGCTCAAGCTGGTATTGATAAAGCAATGGTCTAGCTACAGACCTAAATAGTCTGAAAACCTTAGGTATTACTACGTAGTGCTGTTCATCCGTGTAGTTATGGAATATCATTTCCTTATCTGCTGGTATAGTAGAGCCAGGAGGTAGTTTAGTGTAGTAAGCTTCTACCATTGCTTGTAACTCTCTAAACTTCTTGAAACCACTAGTAGGGTCTCCTGTACCATTCTTCCAACCAGTAGTACCTTTCATGCTGATATTAGCAATACCAGCACCCCAGTCATCTACCCAAGCCCCACCTTTAGTTTGGGTAATAGCCACCCTGCTAGGTTGAGACTGGTCGTATTCCTCTGGGTTTAATGCTAGTTTAAAGGATTGACCATTGAAGATGAACTCCATACGTCTAAGTTTGTTCTTTCCATCGTTTTGTGCATTCATGGCTTAGGCACCTCCGTTGGAATGCTTGTGTCTAACCAAATTAACCCGTCCTTTGGGTTTGGCGGTTCTTCGCTAGAAACCAATACTGGAAAAGCTTTACCGTTCTGGGTTGTTATATTTAGTTCTCCATCTGCTCGTAAATTAATATCCCCATCAACGGTTACTCTGACATAGGTATCTGTAGAATTCTCTAGTGCTATGTCCCCTAGCTCGCTTATCTCTATCATAGACTCATTGCCATCTACAGACCTCTTAATAATGGTTCTACCTGTTTCTTCGATGACTAGCTCTACAAAGTCTTTACCCTCACCATGCTTAGAGCTATCTAGTTGTCTACGAACTTTGTACTCCCCACGTGCACCTAACTCTTGGTAAGTTATGGCTTCATCGTTGGTATCTCTAGTCACCCTAAGCATTCCGTCACTATTAAGGAAGAACTTAGTCCAAGTAGTGTCAGTATCCTCAAAGCTAGTTCTATAGTTAAAGAGCATTTTAACAGGGTATGCAGTATTCTCTGTTTTAGCAGAACGAGGTCTATATGTCATAGGGTCACGCTCTGTTAAGTGTTGGTGGTCAAACCCTCCATGCTCATCTGATATCTCACTGTATAAGTCTGGGTCAATCTTTAGAAAAGTCTTAGAAGGGTGGGACATCTCCACAGAACCTATACCATCTATCATTGTGTAGAATTGAGATGGGTGTACATTGAGGTACTTTAGTGCTTCCCTCATATCCTCTAGAGAACTGTCAGGTCTTAGAGGGTATCTGTTAGGAAGAATATTAAATTCATCCATTTTGTTATTGTGAGTACTACCAATGATAATTGGTTGTGTGTATACTCCATCTAAGAAGGCAACCACTACTAGCTGACCTTCTTGGATAGGGTACATGACACCAGATGTTCCTATTGTTGTATCATCAAAATGAGCACCTTGAGTAAGTATCTTAGCACTATACTTACCTTCAGATTCTTCACTGGAACGTATGGTGTCATTAGTTTTAATCAACTGCACATCTGCTGTATGGTGCTTATGGTGGACTTTGATAACCTTAGCCAAGGACATAAAGTTAAGTCTGTCCTGTGGCTTGTAGTTATCCTTAAATTCCCTACCAAGATGTGGTTGAAATTGCATAGCAATCACCCTTTCCCGTATCTTAGTACCTTAACAAAGACTTCCTTCTTACCGAAGTTATTCATAGCCTTCTTAACTGCTTCTGCATTCCTAGGTGGTCTACCTTCCCAGTAGATATCAATACGGTTACCTTTGATTGCACTACCTGTATCCTGTGCAGTATAGGTACCATTGACTGCTGGATAGGAAGGACAAGTAATCTGTACTTGACTGTGTAGTGGTATGACTTTAGGGTCAACCGCTATAGTAACACCTTCTACAGTAGGAGCACCTACAGCAGTAGTGGTGTTTGGTGAGTAATTGTCAATGTTTGGTGAACTGTATACAGTCGCTATGAACTTAGTACCACCAGCACCAGCAGATACTTGACCATTACCTGCACCCCCAGCACCACCACCTGCACCTCCTCCCCCAGTAGAGGCTGCTAGTACACGTCTACCCATCAGCCAGTGGGCAGTAGCATAGGAATTACTTAGAGCAGTTAGGGTAACTGACTTAGAACTAGAGTTCTCAATAAAGTTACCGTTACCTACATAAATACCTACGTGAGAAACCCCATAGATATATCCACTATTGTAAGTATTCTTGAAGAATACTAAGTCACCTGGTTGTAGATTTTGCTTAGATACTTCAGTACCTTTCTTAACCTGTTCCCCAGTAACCCTTCCAATATCTATACCTGCATAAGTTTTGTAAACGTATTGAGTGAAAGATGAACAGTCTAGAGCACCTGATGCAGGGTTACCTCCACCGAACGTATAGTGAACTCTCACACCATTGATACCATTTTGTAGGATACTCTGGGCACCTGCTACTACCTTCTGTGCAGCACTACCATCTATACCTACTCCTAATCCACCACCTAGTCCAGGTATTAAGCCCCCTAGCAGACCGCCTCCACCGAACATACCTCCAAATATCTGACTCCACAAGTCATTGAGGTTAGGTAAACCGCCACTAGCTTTTTGCTCTGCAATAGTACTGTTGTCACCTAAGAAGCCATGACCTTCATACTGTTCGAACTTGCCTACTGGTGGGCTAAAGCGTTTAGATGGTTCACATCCTCGGATTACTCCTAGAGTTGTAACCCATGCACCAAAGGTATTGAAATTCTGGGTAACTGACTTAATGTAGTATTCAATAGTGGAATTGTCTTCTACCGATTTATATACAAGTCTTGTTCCTACCTTGTATTTGTTACTGCCTTTTACAACGAGATTTCCGCTATAGAAATGGTTATTAAGAATATTCCAATTATATAGGTCTTCCATAAGACCTTTCATCAAGTCAACAGAACCAGTACCGTTACCATTAGCAGGTGTTGTACCCGTAGAACCATCTTGGTTTGTAGTAGTTTGGCTACCGTTACCAGCATTTGGTTGGCTAGGGTCAGTAGGAGTAGTTGGATTGGTTGGGTTAGTACCAGTACCTCCGTTGTTACCTCCAGTATTACCGCCTACACCTGGAGGGTCAGGATTAAGTGGAGCACCAGTAGTACCACCAGCACCTACACCTGTACCGCCTGCACCCGTTCCCCCTCCAGTAGGAGTACCATTTACCGCTAGGTAAGAAGTCTCTACTGTCAAGCGTCTGATGCCATATTTATTCTTATAGGGTGGATACCAGTATGGACGAACCCCAAAGGTCTTAAACATATCATCTGGAGCCATTAACGTCTTGGCACTTACAGAGAACATTGTGTAAGTCTCTAGGTCTCCTCTGCCTGTATCGTCCGTCACTACGTCTTGGTCTCCAATTTCTACAGAAGGCAACTTATCCCACTTGTCCTTATTGAAAGGAGTCTCTCTAATGACCATAGTAGGGGAGCCATTCTCTACCTCGTAGAATATCTCATGGAAAGGCTTTTCTGCTATAGCATTGTACATACCTAGCAAACTGCCTTGCCATGCCATTAAACCAGACGTGTCTAGTAATTTCATATCTTTTCTTGCACTAAACTTAGTTTTCAGTATGTCGAATAAAGCTTTAGAGCCTTTCCACTTGTAGTTTATGAAAGGCTTGGCTATCTTATCGTATGCTGCTTTTGCTAGCTGGTCTGGGGTTGCTTGGTCTAGTGTAATACCAAGAGTCTGAACCCAACCTAGTTTTTCGATATTGAACTGTGCTTCAGGCACGATACCAATATCAAACTGTATGAATGCTTTAGCAAACCCTCTGCCCTTTACTGAGATAGTACGAGACGGTGCATCGTTGTTAGCGTCTACAGTCTTGCCTGCAAAATCTACTAGTCCAAACATAACTTCAGCCAAGGCTTCAGGTGGTCTGCACATTTTGATAATTAACATATCATTTGCAGTAATCCACCTATGCCAAGGCTTTCGGTTAGTGAGGGTTATATTGAATACAGGAGCATCTTCCCCTATATCTCTATTAGTGTAGACCGCCACAATGTCATTGTCTACCTTACTATTAGGGTCAGCTACACCTCTTGCTACTAGCTGACCCTCTTCAGTAAAGAAAGTGACCTCGGCATTAGGTTTATATCGTTGAACTACCATGATATAACCTCCCTATTCTCGGCTCTGGTCTCTGGATAGATTCATACCTCCAAATGCAGTTGCCCCTCCATTACCACCTTTACCCATGAGGATATCAGTTGCAGTAGAGAAGTAGTTAGAGATACTACCTGAAACCTTGTATTCATTGTCTGGAGATAAGTTGTTGCCTGTCCATTCAACCCTAACAGTGTGCTCTATTTTAACTAACTTGATGTTAGTGTCTACGTCCTCTTTAGAGGATGCTTTAGAGCCAGGAGTAGATTTAACTCCATCCTTCTCCTTAGTTAGGTATTCCTGTACAGACTTATCCTTGACTTTAATACTGTCCACCTCTAGCTCTTTCTTAGTGCTATCGGTTCCCTCATCCTTCTTAGCTTCTGGTATTGGCTTGGCAGTGTCTTTTTCAGTTTTAGGTAGAGGTTCGGCTTCTTTCTTTTTAACCTCTTTTTTCTTAGCCTCTTCCTTCTTCTTATCTTCTTCCTCATCACCAGTTAGCCAATTCCATCCACGTACAAAGGCATTACGTTTTTCCTCTTTGTAGTACTCATCCTTACCAAATGGATCTAGCATAGGCTTAGGCTTTAGCTGTCCTTTGTCGTGTCCGAATAACCAGTCCCCTGCGTCATCCCCTAAGTCAGCAGCCCATGTCATACTACCTACAGTAGCTAGTGGACCGAGTACCTTTCCTCCTAGGCTCTTTGCTCCATTCCAGAAGCCACCACCAGCAGGAGCGCCACCACTAGGAGGAGTACCTCCTCCACCACCGCCTTTAAAGAGACCTTTACCCCAGTTCCAAGCCTTAGAGCCACCACTCTTAGCAGAGTTCCATAAAGAGCCTGCACCAGACTTAGTAGAGTTCCAAAGGTTACCAGCAGTATTCCTAACATTGCCTAAGAAGTTACCTCTAGGAGAGGTACCTGGTGCTCCACGTTGCTGACCTATGTCAGGTCTTAGTAGATTAGTCAAGCCCCTAGATAGACCTGGTCTACCATACTTACCCATCATGTAGGTTCCACCTAGAGCCATAGCAGACATGCCACCGAATGCTACCCATGGATTAAGAGAGTTAAATGCCTGCCCAGCATAGCTAGAGATACCTGACCAGATATTACCTCCAGTTTCAGTACCAGTTCGCTCATACCCTGCTTCATTCCCTGTCCAGTTCTTAGATTCAGCGTTATCCCATGCTTTTGCCTTTTTCGCTAAGTCTTTCATACCTGCATCTTCAAGTTCCTTAGAAGTAGGCATTTTCCCTTGCTCCATCTTCTCTAGGAAGCCAGATTCAATAAGTTTCTGACTCTCTTTCTTAGATACTCCAAGACCTTGGGATAGGGACATACCTGCTACTGCCTGACCTTGACTGGTCTTCAATACATCCTTACCATAGGTAGCTTTCAAGCCTTTTACTAGGTCAGTGATGTTTTTAGGGTTTGATATACCCTCTTCTTGTTGCAGTTTCATTTTCCAAGTACCCTCTACTCCTAAGAAATCAGAGTTACCATTACGCATTAATACGTCTAAGGTATGGTTACCTTCCTTGAAACCTGCATCCATAGTTCCTAGTAACTTAGAGCCACGCTCACCTTTAAGCTCTGGAGATAGCTGACCTAACATGACTTGTGCAGATAACATGTTCTTGAACTGGTCATCCTTAAATTCTGGTAGCCCTCTACTCACTGATTGTGCTAGAGAAGTAGTCGCTCTCATCATTTCCTCTTCTCGACCACTCATCTTGGTTTTAGCTACAGCACCACCTATCAAGTCTGATAAGCGTTTCATTTGCCCCTCATCCATAGCCCCCATACGTTGGAGCATACTACCCATATTAGCAAGTTGGTCAGGGTTAGTACCCGTATTACGTCCAAATGATTGTGCTGATTCAGTATCTGCATCTAGCTTGTCTAGATTAGTCCTACCACCAGCAGCCAATATGGACTGTGTTTGTAGAGTTTCCCCTGTTTTATACTGATTCTTTAAGCCTACATTTACTGCTCTCTCACGGAGGGTTTCATCATTGCCACCTTCACCGTAGCCAATTTTCTGCCCCATTTGAGAAGCCTGTAGTTCCTGTGGTCTCAGTATATCAGCGTATCGGTTACCATAATTGAACATCTGACCTATACTAGCAATAATACCTGCTGACTGTACAGCAGAGGTAACCCCGTAGAGCATACGCTCGGTTACAGGGTCACGTTCATGCATTCTATCTATACGGTCACGGTTATCATTACGTTGTTGTATAGAGGGATTCATCTGGTCTATAACTGAACGTAGGCGTTGCATTTCAGCTTCATTAGAACCAGATTTAATTTTGTCCCTATCAGCAGTAGCTTGGTCTAGCCTAGACTGATAGAACTGCTGTACCCTAGGGCTTGCTACATCGCCCCACTTATTGCCCCCTTGAGCATTCCTAAGTTGTTCCTGATACTTCTTAATCTTCTTCTGATTTTCCTCTACCTTACGTCCATAATCCGCTTCCATACGTTCCAAGCGTTTATAGTGCTTATCATAGAGTTGTTCAGTTTCACCTAGGATTTTTCTGTACATAGAGACTTGTCTGTAGGAGAGTAGCCCTCCCTGAGAGTGCTCACCCTGGTTAGCTAAGTCCTTTAGCTTGGCTACCTTGCTTTCCAGTTGCTTTATGTCAGAGAGGGCATCTGTAGTATCAGCCCTAAACTTAATATCAGCATCTGTCCGATTTCTAGCCATCTACTACACCTCCTCAAATTCGTCCTCTTCTTTCTTACCTGTAGTATCCTGTACAACCTCGTCATCATCCATGTTATCCCATGCATGTTTGAAGTCTGGGTCTTCATAGTGTTCAGGCTCATCTTCCTTATAGTCAGGGTCATTAGCAGCCTTAACTACATCCTCTTCCTCTGGGTTATCTAGAAGGTAGTGATGATACATAAGGTCAAATTGCTCGGTTGTCAAGGCTTTATATCTAGGGTCTGTAGACAGAACATTAAACTTGGTCTGTACCCACCACTCGAACCTCGCTTGGCTTGTCTTTGCTATCTCCTTCATTGTTATCTTTTTTATCTGGCTTACGAAAGGATTCCACCCAGTTTCTGTACTCTAAGTAGATAACTTCCCACATAGGATAGTCTACCTTTGAGTTACCAACGTGGAACCATTCAGGTTTCTTATCTAACACTACATCTAGTGTAGAGACAACTGTAGCGATATTGTCTGTGAACTGGTCTACTTCCAACCCACCTTTTAAGCTTGCATATAGACGTCCAATAGCTAACTCATCCATCATATTAGGGTGATGTACTGTGAACATACCTACGAATTCTGGGTCTACATCTGTGAAGTCTGCTTTAAAAGTATGAGTACGTGCATCCCCTTGGTTAATGTCCTGTAACGTGTTAAGTGTAACAGTTTTAATATTCTCTGACATAGTAATACCTCCTTGAGTTTTAATTCATAATAAAAATAGGAGCAGGAGTATGTAAGTTATACTCCTGCTCCCACTATTGTTGGTATTATTAGCTTGCATATAGGTATTGGAAGCTAGCGTTTTCACCTGCGATAGCATTAACTCGGAAGTTCTCACGATAGTTACCAATAGAGCATCCGTGGTAAGAACGAACAATCTCTTTAGTGTACTTATCTACTACCTCGATAGTGATAACATCTTTCTTCAGTACCTCTTCACCCACAGAAGCCATTCCGATACGTGCAAGGTCTTTCTTACGTACGAAGAATCGCTCACATGTTACAGAACCAGTATACTTATTGTGTACGTGTTCTTGTGGCATCATTGAACCGATTTCGTATACACCTTCTGTACCGAAATCACGCTCACCGTCTAAGCCCTGAATCCTACCAACGATTTCACCCCTGATACGGATGTTTATGGTATGACCAGCGTGTACCGTCTGTTTATCTACCATTCCCATAGGTAGTCACCTCCTTAGATTTGTTGTCCCTCTACTAGGTTATTAAACGTACTAGATGGAACAAAGTGAGATGTAACTAGGATAAAGTTGATTGGCTCTGTGATAGCAGCTTCATAATCAACATATACAGCAGTACCTTCGAATCGTACTCGAATGTTACGGTATCCAAGAATTAACTTCTCACGTGTACATTCGTCTAAGACGTTAGTAGCTTCTGTAGTTACAGAAGAATTAGTAGCAATTGCAGAGCTAGAGCCTACAAATGTGTCTTCTAATCTATTTGTAACACGGTCAGAAACTTCATCTGCTGTACGTCCTGTACTGATCTCTACGTTAGGTGTACGTACTGGTCCAAGATACGTTGTTACACCTTGTGCTAGGCGAATTCCACCATTCTGAACTCGTTCCATTACACATACACCTGAAGCGATTAATTCATCAATATCTGGGTCACCTGCTACCAAGTCTACCCCTAAACCAGATATATTGAAGAAGTCGAACGTGATAGGCTCTGAAGTTGGTACTCCAGCTACACGTCCACACACCATAGCAGCAGTCATATATCCTGGTAACAATTTCTTACCACTCTCTACGATTGGGTGGTAAATTGCTGGGTAGCAAAGTACCGCTCTACGGTAGTTCATTGCAGATGCACGTTGTTTAGCTTTAGTCTTATCCTCTGGAGCTTGTGGGTCATCCCCTGCACCACCGAAGAATAAGTACTGCTTCTGTCTACGTGTTTCCATTACTTGCACGTGTGCTGCTGCCTCTGCATGGATAGCACTCTCAGAGGATAGGACACAAAGTAAGTCGAAGAACTCCTTACGTAGTGTACTAAAGTGAGGTGACCATGAAGCAGGTGTAGTACCTTTTTGTCCTCCTGCTAAGTACGTCCAAGGGAAGTTTGCTGGAGTACCCGTGATAGACACATTCACCAATAGGGATGATACGTTTACACGTGTCTCAATACCTATCTTAGCAGACAGTAACGTTTTAGGAGCATTCTTGATAGCTACTGCTGTCACTGTATCTAAAGCAGTTACAGGCATTTTCGCATCAGCCATATTGATGATACGAGCAGAGTATCCAGACATGCTATTGATGTAAGATACTAAAGCATCTACTGTGCTGTACTGTGGAAGCTTACCATCAACAGTTAAGTCTACAGTAGCTGTAGCTGAATCAGCACCAGTCTTAGTAGTCACAACACCAGAAGCTACAGCAATCTCAGCATAAGCCTTAGACCCTGTATAGTTTACTTCTAAGATAGCACCGATGTTATCCCAAGATTCAACGTCATTAGTACTAAAGCGGTATACAGAAACTTTCTTTGTACCTGCAAGAGTACCATCTTCCATCTTAACTTGGATTTCGTTACCTATAGCACCGAACTCCTTAGCAGTCCACTTACCTCCACCTACATCTTTAGTAGCTGCAACTGTTGGGTTAACTAGTAACGTACCAACGATAGATGCACCGCCACCACCTTCTGGTAGAGGAGAGAACGCTAGTTCAACCGCAGTAGGTAGGTCACCACTCTTAAAGTATGCTCTAGCCTTACTTGGGTCTGTCCACCACATTACCTTACCTGCTTCACCAGCATCAGCAGTACCTATTAAGATAGGTCTATTTAAGCTACCAGGAGTAGAGGCTGTCATAGCACTAGTGTCTATGCGATCATAAGCACCTGGATGGATAATTCTACGTCCGTTAAACGTAATACCAGAGTTTTCGTAAGCCATTTAAAACACCTCTCTTATATTGATTTGTACTTGTCTAAACATTCCTGCCACTCTTCTAAATACATCCATTCCGTAGAGCCACAAGTAGACTTAAATCCTGCGCTTGTTACAGCGTCTAGGTTTGTGTGCAACTGAATGAACTCACGGAAATGAATACGAGAGCTAGGAATCTCCTCGACAGGTACTACTTTTGTATCTTCCTTTTTAGTAGCCATTAGGAATCCTCCCTATTATAATACTCTTGATTCACATGGACTTCTGTAACTACATGAAGGTCATCATCGAGTATATCTTTGATAGGGTCTACACTAAATTGACACCAGAAGGTTAATGCTCTTCTGTATACAAACGCTGGTTCAAAGCTACGTACTGGTTCAAAATCTCCACCTGATAGCTTTTGTCTGTAGATGTCTTTCTCATCTATGAGGAAGTCCCTGCCTGATAACATTGCCCACTTAACTAAGTGGTATAAGTCTACGGTCAAGTCTCCATTCTCTGTCCAGACTTCTATCCTATACTCAGCTTCAAACATCGTTCGTACTGTCTCTTGTGCACCACTAGTGTAGCTAAACTCAATAGTAAAGATGTCACCTTCTTCTACAAAGCCCTCATCATGAATAATAATTTTAGACTTTGCATAGTCAACATCATACTGTTCGATAGTCATCCCAGTATCATTATGACGTATACTGTGAACCTTTTGTACATTCGGCTTAGTCAGTTGAATCTCCCATCCTATTGTTCCGTATTTAACAGGTAACCCCACAGTAAGGAAGGATTGGTCATCTCCACTGTACCCCATGTCTCCTAAACCCTCTTCTGTCTCATCCTCTGTGGATAGCATGATAGCTATACAAGGTAATTCAGCAGGTGTTCTAGGGTAGCCTTTCTTTAGAAGAATTTCTTTCTTAGTTAGATATTTGCTTATCATATCCAGCCTTGCCTTATCTAGCTTCACAATTCGACTGATAGCGGAAGGATTCTTTTTAAGCAGGTCTAACTTGTTTTCTATGTTTTCAATGATATAATCCTCGATTAACGGAATCAAGTCTATAACCTCCCCCATTTAAGTTTAACTTTCTTAGGAGTAGCATCTTCAACCTTAGCTTTCATTACTGGTCTAGATACCTCTTTCTCCTCCTGTTTAAACTGTGGATTCTGTATATAGAATTGGTCTTCTCCGTTACCCCATTCTACTCCACGTTTCGTATCCTTTACGAGGGCTTCTAGACTAGCCATATCAACCTGCACTGAAAGTCTCATCTAGTAAATCCTCCCTCTTGATATGGAATTGTGAAGGAAGTCTAACAAAGCTCTCCACCCCTCCACCTTTAGCCATCGTGTAAGTGCCCCTAAGGTCATGTATTGGACCGATAGCAATATACACTGGCTTAGTAGTATAAAGGATTGAGTATCTTTCTTTAGGCTGTAATGCTGAAGGATTGATCCACTCGATATCCTTACCATCGTTAGTCACTAGGTAATCAAAGCCTTCTGTGAACTCCTTGTGTAAGGACTTGACCATGATTACTTTTAGAGCCTGATAATCCAGTCTATCAAGTGCAGTCTCACTTCTAGCTATCACTTCAGAGAATTTAATATCAAAGTCTACAAAAGTGAATTTATCCCTAAACCCTACCATATCTGTACTTAAAGGAGTAAGGTAAGCTGAACCCTGTTCATTGAGACCTATGTGGTCTTGGTCTTTATTACCACTGATACTGGTTACCAATGCTTTAGTTTCCTTTGCACCAAAGTAAGCGTAACCTTTACCCCCACATTCAGGGCAAGCGTAGTCAGGTTGACCAGACCTCATATCAATACAAGGACAGAACATGCCTTGTTCCCATATGACAGTGTAACCTTTTTGTAGTATAGCAGAATCAAATAGTTCGGGCTTTAAGTCAGCCCGAACTTGGTTACCAGTAGGGAGGTTGTAGTTATACGGTTGTGTCATCCTACTTACCTCCTATAGAAGACCCATACTAATACCTAAATAAGTATCTTTTAGGCGTTTCTCTAGGTCTTTCATGTCATCTGAATAGTTCTTAATACGAGCACCAGCACCAGAGAACTCTGGAGACTGTGTAGTACCAATGGATTGAGATAGACCGTCAATACTGATGGTCTGGTTGGCAATACCAGCACCGATGATTAAGTCACCCCATACTTGAAGGATACCAATAGAAGCACGCTTCATAATGTATTCTACTAAGTCATGAGGAATTCTTTCCATACCAGCTTTATAGCTAACTCTCCAGATACCAGGAGCACTAGAGTATTGTCCTAGAGCTAGGGGTAGGAATGAACCATTCTGTGCTATAATCATACTGCCTGCACTTCCCTGTGTAGGGAATAGCTGTATTTGTCCAGGTATATCATATTGTCGTATCCAATCCTTAGGTATTTCCGCTGCATTGTAGCTACCAAAGTTCATTTGTAGTTTGTGTACTTCTACTAGAGGTCTCTTGTGTAACTGCAAGAATCCCCAGCTCATGAAGTCATTTTGGTAGTAATCATGCACTTCATCCTCTATCTCTTGTGGCTCAATGATGACTTGTAACATACGTTGTGTATAGAGTATTGCAGACTTGATATAATGGTCTAGCAAGCCCTCACCCATCTTGTTACCATATAAGTCTTCTAATGGAACCCCAAACAGGTAGTTCTCTACTAGGAACTGGGCATTAATGTCTTCATAATTGACATATAAATCCATGATTACCCCTCCTATTATTTCTTAGCAGTAGTTTTAGAAGCCGTCTTTGCCTTAGGCTTTTCCTCTTCTTTCTCTACTTCCTTAGGCTCTTCTTTAATTTCTTCCTTAATCTCTTCCTTAGCTTCCTCTACTGCGAAGAAGTTCTTTAACTCAAGGACACCGTTAAATACTTCCTCTGACTTAATCTCTCCAATACCATGTTCATCGAATACCACTGTTTCTGTAGATAGTACTGCCTCTTGACCCTTTAACATAATGTTTTGTACTTTTGGCATAGCAAATACCTCCTAATAGTTTATAATAATATAATCAATGTATCGTAGGGCATGATAAAAGGGAGTGAACTAAGTCCACTCCCTCCTATAGGATCATCTATTTATATTAAGCACCAATAAAGCCTGGTACGTCAGCTTTAATATTAGTATACTTCATCCATTTCTTCGGAGCATAAAGTACAGGTACACCGTACATTAAAATCATCCAACGGATAACTGGACCAAGCGTAGCTAAATCCATCTTCATCATAGGAGCTAGCTGTTTAAAGCCGATAATCTCTGAAGACATCTCACCCATAAATGAAGTGTACGTGTTAGCGATTGTTTCACCGTTATCAGTGCGAACAGTAGTCGCTGCACTACCTTGAGACGTTACTGCAAATTTGTCAACCTCATATAATTGGTTGCCATCTTTCTCAGAACGATATACACGGATGTAATCAACTGGGAATGCAGTAGAAGCAGGGTTAGTGATAGTTAACTTAACACCTTTAGCAAGGTCTGCACCAGTAAGTGTTACAGATACAACGTTAGATGGGATAGACTCACCGTGGTCGTTGTTTAATGTAATAGCATACTTGTAAGTACCTCCGCCTTGTTTAGCAAAGTCACCAGTAGTACCTGAAGCATCAATAACTGCTGCTAAAGTACCAGTAGCTGGAGCTTTATAGCTAGAAGCGTTCATGCTCATAGGCTTAGTTTTTGTTAAGAAGATATCAGGGCTGAACTCTACTTCTCCACCGTGAGTCATGAATTTGTTAACAACCACACCAGCTTGGTAGCCTTGTTGTGTTGGCATTAACACACGCTCTTTAGGGAAGAACTCTTGAGAGAACTGTGCCATAACTTCGAATGGTAAGAACATATCAGTTGGAGTACCGTAGTTCTGGATGATCATTTGAGCGCCCCAGTTCATGTGGTGCTCTTCTAAGTAGTTACCTTTTAAGTCGATAGTGTTTTCCTTATCGATAAGGTTAACTAAACCATCCCACTCACGACCTTCTTCTCCACCTGGCTTTAACTTAGAGTTACCCCAGAATAAAGATTGCTCAACCTGTTTAAGCATCCAAAGGATACCGTCTTGGTTTTGTCGAGCTACAACGTTACCAAATGCACTATTTACTAATGTCATTGGATGTGTAACTTCACGAGTAGTACCTAAGAACTTAACGAATGCTGCCTTACGTGCGTAAGTAGAGTCGTTAGTATCTGGTAACATACCCTCACCCACGAACGCTCCTTGGTTACGTCCGTAGTCTAGTAACTGACCGTATTGCTCTACAGTAGAGTATGCAGTCTGTTTAGGAATCTTCTTCCAGAATTTAATATGTTGGTCACCATAAGTAAGAACTTTTAAGCTATTCTCAAGTGACTCAACTCGGAACGCTCCACCGCCTTGTAGCTCAAGAGGGTTGACCTCATGACCTGCTGATAGGGCTTTATTAAGAGCATCCACATCTGCCTGTGTTGCTGTACCGAAACCTTGACCGCCTTGGTTTTCTAAGTTAGGAAACATGTGCTTTGCACCTCCGATTAATTGTTAGAACCTAATAGTAATTTAGCGTTAGCTGATAGGTCACTAATATTAGCACCTGACTCTAACGCTAGTACATCCATAGACAAGTCGCCTTGACCACCTTGTACTGCACTCATTAATTTACCAATAGCCATTGACTTAGAAATACCCTCTTCTTGCTTAGGAGCATCCCCATTAGAAGCTTCAAATGACTTTTGTATAACTTTCGTCTGTGCAGATGGCACTGACTTACGCACTACTGGAGTAGTTTCTACTTTCATCATGCGTTGTGCTAGGTCATTAATAGACTTAGATAAAGTGTTCTGGCTGTCTAAGATTGTTTGGTGAGATTTAACAATACCAATCATAGACTTAGCGATGATTTCATTAGACTTGTTAGTGCTATCAATAGACTTCTGTAACTCATCAGAGTGACCAGTCAATACTGTTGATAAGCCTTTAACTAACTCATCTAAGAATTCACTAACTTCTAGTGCCTTACGAACTCCATCATTAGATTTTAATGTGTCTTCTAATGATTTCTCTACAGGCTCATCTTCGTTAGCATCTTCTTCAGCTTCTGTATCAGCATCTACGTCACCGTCTTCTTGTGGCTCATCGCCACCCTCTGGTGCGCCTTCTTCAGGTGCTTCTTCATTACCTTGTTCAGGAGCGTCTTCAGATACCTCTTCAGGTGCTACATCTTCATTATCCAAACCTTTAGATAATGATTCTTCACTCTCAGCAGTACTTTTCTTTACTGCCTCGCCCATTGCCACTAACTCGTCTAATGACTTGTTGATAGACTCATCTAACTTGTTTACGTTAGCCATTCTATATACCTCCTTAGTTTATAGCCTTATTAATGAAGTCCTCGGCTTCTGCTCTAGAGTAGCCTTTAGTTAACTGTAAGTATACAATTGTTTCTCGTGTAGTTAATGACTTCTTAGCAAGTTTCTCTTTAAGAATTTTCTTCTTCTCATCATTATCTATCACATACGACAAGTTCTTTAAGTCCTTGTCTAGGCTTTCCTTACGAAACGTTTCTCCACCTTCCATATCCTCTGGGTTAGTTTCATAACCTGCGGATAAGGCTTTCTCTACCTCATCTATATGCATATGAGATGGTGCATTGAAGGACTTAACAACCGCTTCCCATGAGGTATGGGTATTAACTGGGTTGGTTGTAATTGCTACATTATAAATTTTAGCCTTTAGGATACGACTTCCATCACGCTCTAAAACCTTACCCTCAACAGAGAAACCTACTTTCCTAGGAGCATTAGACTTCTTAAGAGCTATAGCTAACTCCCAAAGTCTATCTGCCTGCGGTATTCCCTTGAATAACTCACCCTCAACGTATAATCCTCTGTCATCCACTCTACATGTTGGATAAGGGTAACCCATGATTATACTGTTGTCATGGTCATAGTTGAAATAGCCATGATTTAGGAAGTCGGATATGTCTAAGCCCTTTTGAACCATAGACTCACCCTGTCTATCCTCATCTTCAGTAGAAGCATAACCTCTGATAATGCGTTTGCCCTCTTCTGAAGACTTCTGTATATCAGCATCTGCATTTACGCTAAACTTAAATAAATCTGCCATCTCTTCACCCCCTTGTATCTAAAGTATAAAATCAGTTATAGACCTTATAACACATATACTATTGTTGAGTATACTGTTGGTCTATAGACTGATGTATTTGGTCATCCTCTTGTGCCTGCTGTATCTCCTCTGGACTTTGCTCCTCTGGTGGCTCTTCTCCTGCTCCTGCGTTAGGGTCATTAGGGTCACCTTGTTGCTCTGCCTCTTGTGCCATTTCCTTTTGCATTACGTAGTTTATAAACGTTGGGTCTAGGATAACATCACCATTTTCAATAGGTTTCATACCACGTTGTTTACGTAACTCGTTGATAGTCTTGAATGAGCGTACCTGTTTGTCCTGTACCTCAAGTCTAGATTTCTCAGACTCTTTATCAAGCCCTACAAAGTTGAATATAAACTTATTAGAGAATCTACGGATAATATAGCGATTAATTACGTTAGCTATAAAGCTTAACATTGGTCTTAATCCCTTATCCTTAGAGTTTTTAAGGCGGTCTTCAATACCACCCTCACCTAATCCTCCACCAGAGCCACCTGCACCACCACGGTTAGGGAAGTTTATCTCAGCAGGGTCAATTTGATATACTGCACAACAGATGTTGATAAGGTAGTTCATCCACATCTCGTACTCCATCTCTCTGTTAGATTGAGATACGTTAACGTATTCTAATCCATCAACAGATACTACAGGAGTCTTCCATGCACCAGTCATACCAGCAATTTGGGCAGTCCACTGTCTGCGGAAAGCGTCTAACTGTTCCTTACTGATATTCTGACCTTTGATATTCAAGATACCTTTTGTAGTACCCCCTTGAGAGAAGTACTTAGAGTTATACTCTTCTGCCCATAGATGTGCAGTTATTTGGTGTATAAGAATCTCTAGTTCAGAATGACCATATGGCTGAACATTGATATCAGTTCTAGGATTACGTACAGCAAATGCTAGTTCCAACCCTGTAAACTCAGCTATGATAGAGCCATTCATTATCTGTACAAACTTAGTAGACTGGCTATTACCTTTAAAGTCAGCAAATGTAACTCCTGTCTCTGGTGTAGGGTCATCCATCTCTGCTGCCCTAATAGTAGAAGCATCTACTGCATATACCTCTGCTGGTAGTCCTCGTCTGTCAGGTACTACCTCAAAGTTAAGTTGGTCATAAGTTAGGGAGTCCCTAGTCAGCTTACGTAACAGTGTATCAAAGTTATCTCTACTAGGGTCATACGAGAAACCACAGTTTTCTAAGAATGACTCTAAGGATAGAATCATACTCATCTCTTCATCTGTGGGCGTTGCCTTAGGGTCACGTAGAGTTATCTCAAACCCTACCCCATCTTTAGTAAGTCTGGCTGGTTGGGAAAAACTAGCCACTTGGTTAACCCGTGTTGTAATAATAGAAGCAACCACTGAATTTCGTACTGCCATCTTCTTCAATGTATCGAATGTTAATGATGATGGCTTATCCTTGAACCCTAGCTGGGTTACTAACGATAATGGATCTTCTATGATAAACTTAGGGTCACGTGCTCTTTCAGATTTCATTATGTCTTCTTGCTGACTCATAGACTTTGATAAGTCCACAGAAGAGTCAGAGTATTCAGGTATATTTACGCTTAGTAAATTACCTAGTGCGCTCCAAAGCCCCATTACTAGCACCTCCTACCATAAATTAAAAGGGGTATACACATTATTCTCTTAGAATAAAATTCAGAAAGAAAATAAAAATAGCATACACTTACGTGTACGCTACTTACCAAGAGACATATTGTCACTTGCCTTATTATCTTCTCTGGTCTGCTTAGCCTGTCCAAATGAGCCATGCTTATCCTTCTTCTTGTTATCCTTCTTCTTATCGCCTTGTTGCTTACTCTTCTTATCCTTTTCATCCTGCATACGCTTTTTCTTCTGTTCCTGTAGTTTCTTAGCGTACTCCCCTACATGAATAACATGCTTAGTACCCTCAGAATGACCTTCCATTTTCTCTTTCTCTTTTACCTTCTTCTTACGTGCACGTTTATCTTGGGTAGCTACTTTCTCAGCTTGTTCCTGATTCTTCTTAGCTTCCTTACGTCTTTCTCTTTCCTGCTCACGTAATAGTACATCTTTCTTTTCTTCCTCATTCTTCTTAGCGTGGTCTGCAAACTCACTACGTACCCACTGTTTACGAGTTATAGTTCTGCCATCTCGTACATAAGTAAGTATCTGTTGTACTAGTCCATTACGGTCACTCTTACCTTTCTGAATGTCCATAAGCTTAGGGGATATTACTAGCAAAGTGTCATCATTCATGATAATCCTCCTAATTTATAATATTGAAATCGTCTACTATTGATTTCTCAATAGGCTTGTCTGCTTTACTGTTCTTGTCCTTCTGTCCTAGGAAATCCTTAGACATCTGCCCAGACCAGTCCACGTGTACTCCAGTATGGTGAAACATCTCACACAAAGCCATAGACATTGTATCTTCATTGGCTTTAGGGGAAGCATAAAGCTTCCTCCTAGAACCAACAACATCAGGGTCTGTATTAGGGTTTGCTACTGTAAACTCTCGTTCAGTGTCTAAGTAGTCTTTTACAGCCTTCCTAACTTTAGCATCAGGGTGGCTCACCATAGCTTGACCATCTTTGCTATATTTTACCGTACCCAATTTTCCGTCTTTGTGAATAACTACCTTCATGCCTTGCTCCCTCCCAAATCAACGAATAAGCCTAGAGATTTTTTAGCTGAAGTTCCATGTTGAATTGACTCTGTTCGGCTCTGTCCCTTCTGTCCTAAGAAGTCAGGTCTATTAAAGATGGACTGCATTGCACCAAATAGCTCTGGATAGTGTTGCTTCATTGTGTGGTATTGCCAACCATAAGATTCCATTGGTCTAGTGCTTGTACCAACCTTATAGTTTTGACCTTCACTGTTAGCAGTACCAAAGCCTTTTTGTGAGTATTGCTTATGCATTTGTTCAGCCCAGTCATCCATAGAGGTATCTTTCTTACCTGGATTCATATCCTTCCAACGTTGGTAAGAGTGGATAGCGTTACCATAACCTGCTACTGATTCAGCCCAGTGTTCAGTACCATGCATACCCTCAACGCCTTGGAACTTCTTATCGTACATCTTACCTGTATCGTTGTCAGAGTGTACATAATCAGGGTTGAGCTTCTGATACTCTCCATATACACGCCCTTCATAGTTGGACATCCACTCATCTAAAACATAAAAATACTTTCCTTCCTTGCTGTATCTAATCTCCTTATCAGGGTTAGACTGTTCAACTTTCTTCTTATAATGTTCAGGAACAGTATTTAAATGGTCACTAGCATAAGTAGTACCGTGTCCTTTATCCCAGTTTAGATAGGAGTCTCCACCACTTAGGAATCTGTCAATGGCGTGGGCAGATTCATGCACCATGTTCTCCCCTATACTCCAGTGTCCATACTTAGCACCCTTAATAGTAGGATGTTCTGTCTTCTCTGGTATGTGGTCATGTGGGTGGTCTTTGAATACAGACTTATCATGGTAGTACTGAGAATCTAGGTAAATGGCGTTGTCCTTACCATTGTAGTTAGCCCCTGTATGAGCATTACCATGTGCATCTACATCAGAGAACTTAACCTTCATACCGTTGGCTAACAGGTGACTCATTAAGTCAAACGGTATATGAGTTGTAGATGAATGGAGATGGTCTGTAAGTTTGGCTATACGCTTGTCATGGTCTTCATGTGTAATACCAGTCTTAACATGAATAGCATTCTGTAATAGCTCCTTACGTGCTTGTGCTTTCTCTCCTTCTGTCCAGTTCTTAGCTGATTCGTGTAGTACATAAGGGTCATAGGGAGCATCTGGTGTAGCTTTACGGTCTACTCCTATGTCTGCTGCTTTAAGGTAATCCATAGCACTCTTAGACTTCTTATCCTGAATCTCATCCTTGAATACCACAGCCTTAAAGTTAGGGTCATTAGTCTTGATAATATCCCCTGTAGGAGATACCGGAACATTCCACTCTTTAAGTAGGCTTCTCATAGTACCCTTAGTCATATTCATAGACTTCTTCACTATGTCACTAATCTTACCTGAACGGTTTGCATTGTTCCATAGCTTAGTGAAGTGGGACTGCATGACCTCCCCGACCTCTGGAGTGTAGTTCTTTTCGAAATTCTCGTTTAGGGCTTTTTCTATCTGGTCTGCTGGCTTCTTCTGTAGGGGAACCTCCTTCGCCTCAACCTTCTTCTTCTGTTCATTCCCTTTTCTCAAATCGTCTACAAAGTCCTTAACCTGTTGTAGAGGGACTTGAGATTCGTTCCACCCTTGACCATCTTCCCCATAGTCGATAACGGTTAGTACTGCTTCTCCATTATCATTCTTCTCCATCATAGCAGAGCCACTACCACCGTTACCATGCCATTGCCACTCTGTAGTACGGAACTCATCATCTTCAGGTCTTTTTAGGTCTCCCATACCCTTGAAGCCAAAAGCATGACGTAAGAATTTACCCATAACCTTATTACCAATACGCATCTTCATCAGTCTATCAGCATCTACTTCTTTCTGATAAGGCTTCATTCTCTCCTTATCTTCAGAGAATACTTTTACTAGAGCGCCTTTTGCATGCATATTGTTAATACCTTCATGGTCAGAAGTAGTTCTGTTCTTAACTGCATCGTGGTCACTGTATTTGTCTAGTGCATCCTCTACGTCCTCTTGAGACATATCAGACACAAAGCTCTTAATACGGTCACGTTCTTTAGCTTCTTCAGGTAGGGAAGCAATACGCTCCTTCTCACCCTCAGTAAGAGAACCATCAGGATTATGAGTTAGTATCTCAGGGTGCTTCTCTAGATGCTTCTTGAACTTAATCATATTAAGATGGTGCTTAACTCCTGCCATCTTATCCTCTGTGATAAGTGGGTCTTCATCAGCAATACCAGCATCCTTCATTAGCTTATATAACTGTTCTCTTGGCATATTGGCTAAGATAGTGTGTACATCATTGCCACCTGCTTGTGCAGGAGATGGCTTGATACCTTGTTTCTTATCTTCTAACTCTTTTTTCTTAACCTTAGTTGCATTTGTATCTTTAGTAGGCAAGTACTCAGGGTTAGTCATGATGTGTCTATTTTCCTTTAGATACTTCTTCAAACGAGTAACGTTCAGTAAGTGCTTAATAGGCTTCATGTTTTCCTTTACATTAGGGTCGAATCTAGGGTCTTTCTCATCCTTATCAATGATACCTAGCTTACGCATAAGCTCATATGAACCCTCTCTGTCAGCCTTATCCCACATATTCCAGAACTCATTCTCATTATCTGTACCTGTCAATGGCTTCTCAATATCCTTTTCTTCCTTATTATTGTGTGCACCAATAAGGTGAGGATTCTTCAATAGATGCTGTTTTAGAGCCATTACAGCATTCTTATGGTCAATAGCTTCATGGTTATTTCGCTTCCATTCAATACCATGTTTGTCTAGCATATCATACTTCTCTTCTTTAGACATCTTCTTACGAACATGATGGTCTACATACTCTTCACGAGACATCTCACTAGGGTTTTTAGAGGAAGTAGGCTTTGTACCTTCCAGTGAAGGCTCTTGGTGTAGTGGGTGGGACTGTATTTGGTGGTCATCGTTTGGGTCTACCCATTGCATACGAGTAAAGGTTCTTCCATCTTTACCTTTTACCTGTACCGCACGCTTCACGAGTTTTCCCCTATTCAAAGTCCTACCAGTTTTCGGTGCTTCTGCCTTGCTAATGTCAACAACCAAACGATTCGATTTCGACAAAGAACTTGTATAACGTCTTATGTCAGAATTCGTTTTGCGCTCATAGTTGTCGTCAAACACCTCTGGGTGCATCCAAGCATCCCCTTGACTACTTCTACCTTCTCTACCGTGCTTATAGTGAGGTACTTTCTTAGCTGTTCTCTTTAGCTCTTCTGCCATGTATTTCACCTACTTTTTCTGAAGAATGGTCATCATTTAGTGTTTTCTTACCATACCAGTACCCTAATCCTCCAAGCATGAAAGCCTTACCAAAGTGTCCTTCTCTACCCTTTACATCATTCTTGTATTGAGGGTCTATAACACTTTCAAGATTATAGGACTTACCATTTTGAAGTGTAGCGAACTGCCAAGAGTGTTGGAGGTCATCTATACTTTCATACCCACTCTTCTTTAGTACATCAGACAGGTCTATTTTATTTTCCTTACAGAATCCTTCTAACTCTGCTTTAGCTACTCTTAGTTGTTTGTCGTCTGAAAAGTCGAATCCTTTCTTAGCCCATGCATAGGCACCAATACTGATGTTGGCAGTTAAGTTGATACCTACTTTGTGACCTCCTGATAGGTGCTTCCACAACTGTTCACTTCTGTTATATACAGTGTTGGCAACCCCTTTACCATGATATTGAGATTCTAGATACATCTCATCATTGTGTACCTGCAAAGTACCCTCTTCATCATAGTGAGCTGAACGTATGATGTGTCCCATCTTCTCACCGTCTTTATCGTAAAGGGACATGTTTATACCACAGTTTACATTACCCTCATCCTCGAATAGGTCGTATCCAGATAGGGATGCTGTCCATTCACCCTTAGGGTCAGAGAATACATCTTCTATACCTGATTTAGTAACATCCTTAAAGATGTGCTTAAATTCCTTCTCTGGGTTAAGACCATCCTCTTGAGCATACTCTGTATCCTCTTTGAAGATAGAATCATCATACATTGAAGCCCCAGTAGTAAGTTTGTTCAAGTCCAAGCTACCTTCTTTACCCATACGCTTGTTAACTTCCTTCTCAGGTAAGTCACTTCCCACCACATTTAGACTAGGCTTTGCTTCTTTGCTATCTAAGTGGTCTTTTACGTATTCATGTGGTATCTTGTGTGCATGATCCATTAGGTGCTGAGTAACCTGATGCTCTGCTACATGAGGTGCCCTACGTTGTCCAGTAGCCATTGCTAAGTCATTCGCTTCATCCCTATGATTGGATACAAAGTGGTTAACCATAGAATGCTTCTGTTCAGGGTTCATACTGTTTACCCTAGCTGCATGAGGGTCTTCATGTCCTTCATGTGAAGTCTCCATTACTGGTTTACCTTTATCAGGATTAATCCACTGCATACGAGTGAATGTACGTCCTCCTTGACCTTTTACCTGTACTGCACGCTTGACTAGTTTACCTGTATTAAGTACCCTTGCCTTAGATACATCTATTATTAGTTCCAATTTAACCCACCTCCAGACTTCTCTTTAAATAAAAATAAGCCCTTACTATTGTAAGGGCTTACATAATTAAAATGCTACATCTTCTAAATTGTCTACTGTTTCGTCTCCAAAATCTTCCCACTTAGCCATCTCTGGTGCACTAGCTAAGTCACTGTTAGTCCAAACTACGTCTTGTGCACGTCCTGGTGTAAACATACTCTGTTTACCTGAATCATCATCTCGTGCTACAAACTTAGCATCTCCACCATACTGTCCATTCCATTTAAGTAGTGTATAAGCCATTATATAAACCTCCCTGTGATTAGATATACTATGGTTTGTATAATTCCTCCAAGAGATAACCAAAAGATTATGAAGAATATACAAACTGATGTTAGATGCACAATGAACTTGTCATCCTGTTTCCACTGGATAATTGTAGCGCCTAGTATTGCCCCTGTACCTAAAAATAATCCTATACAAACCACTAAAAGTGTAATCATTCCAATTCCTCCTGTAATAACTCAAAATTCTTATTTAGAATACTCATAATTCTATATACACTGGCTGAGCTTAGTGTTCCACCTCTAAGCACCACTTCATTTAGATAGCTATTAACTTCACAAGCCATAGCATAAATACCTTTACTAGATGTATTTATTTTTAACCCTACTACTGTTCCCTCTCTGATGTACCTATACTGTAGTCCTGCAAAGTGGGCATCTATTACCTCCTTAGCTGCTGCTAAGTAGTTCTCTTCAGTAGCCTTTAATGTTAGAGAACCGTCCATGTAGTTCATTCTTCTCACAGACATCATATTCTCAGCCACTTGTTCTAGGGTTAAATTGACTTTATTAGTTAAAGTAGGATAATTAGTGATTGCATCAAATACCACCTGTGAGTTATCTCCACACTGTCTAGCTTGTGCTATGAACTCTTTAAATCTATAGACAAATGGGAGGGAAGGCATTGGTTTAGTGGGGTGAGAGTAAATCCAAGTCCCTCTTAGTATTCTAGGATTATTGTATGCTTCTGGTACTAGGGTAATAGTCTTTGGTGCTACACGTTCACAAGTCATGCGAATCTCTCCATTCCTTCTGATTTTTACTTAAAAGAAAGAGATTCTCAAAACCTCTCTCCTGCATAAGAAAAGGTCTCCGTGTAGAGACCTTTACTTAACAAAAATATATTCCATTGCATGAACAGCTACAATTACCTTCTCTGTCTTCTGCTCATCGGTGTATCCTATAAATGTTCCTGTCTTAACTCCACCCTGTAGGTGTGAACGCAGTGTACTAACTGGCTCTTCAGTATAGACAATACCTGTGATTAGCTGAACCTTTGTCATAGCCATGTATAGCCCTCCTTACATTAATATAAGGTGGAGCAACAATATACTCCACCTTGTGTACCTTGGAAGTGCTTAAGAACGCCACTCTTGAGGGTTAGAACCATGCTTCTTAAATAGTCTTCTGACTAAATCCCTTACCTCGTAACTTCTGACGATGTTCTCTAGGGATTTCATCTCAATATACTGGAAGTATGGTGCGCCCTGTAAGAGGTCAATGATATCACTGAGACCATTCTTAGTCGGAGCATTTCCTTTAAGGTCTATTTGGAATGGAGAAGTATCTCCTATTAAAAATATTCTAGAATTCTCTGCCCTTCTAGATACGATTGTTACTAACTCTTTAGTATTCTGACATTCATCGACTACTAAGTCAGTATTCATTGCATCCATACCTCGAACAAATCCTAGAGGAAGTACTTCAACATATCCAGCTGTATTAAGGTTATTGAAACCTGCTTGGTGATTTCTGTCAAAATATTGGGTGTAGTTACGAAGAGTAGGAATCATCTTCTCATTAATATCCCCAGGTAAGAAACCGTATTCCTCTTCACCAGCGTTTACAGCAGGCTTAGAGATTAGTATCTTATGCACATCTGGGTCTGGTTTCCAGTTTCCACTAGCAAGCAAGTGGTCTGGTACATGAACATTACTTAGATGCTTCTTAATCAATGCTTCAACAATGGTAGATGTTTTACCTGTTCCCATTAATCCATCCACCGCTAGTACTGTGATATGTTCTGATTGGATTGCATCTTTATACAGTCTTAGGTCACGGTTTGGTGCTTTTGTGTCTTTAAGCGGTCTGATACCATCGACAGTCTTGTCATAGATACCTTCTAGTGCTTTAGAGCCACCTTCACAAACTACGTAAACTGCTGTATTGAGAGGTAGTGAGGCTTCAGGTACGATAGGAGTACCAAATTGCAAGAACTCCTTGTACGTAGGCGTGTCTACTACTTCTGTATGTTCCCAGTGCTTCATCTATCACCACTCCTTTATAATACTAAAAGTCCTTTCAAATAACCAGCACTCATATAGTCAGAGAGAGTATTGCCTGTGCTAGACAACTAAAACTCCATCCACTGTATTATTTATTAGGGTCTCTGTAGTAGCCTTCAGGGATAGTCCAAATAAATCATTATCCCTCAAGATAACCTTAGACTTAGTGTTGTTTAATATGAATGGCTTACTCATAGTAGATTGAGCTATATTATCCTCTACTATTAGATAGAGACCATTGAAAGACTCCTGTATATTCAATAGACCCCTGTTTGCGAATACAGGATTGATATATCTAAATACATTATCTTTAACTATAACGGATTCTGATACATTACCTACATCTAACATGAGACTATCCTTCTTCTCTATCTGACAGCCTTCCATTCTAAACCTCTTCATACTACCAATTGCTAGTAAAGTGTTATTCTGGTCTGGACTCTTTATAGTGCAGTTTATCATGTCCACCTCTCCACTGTTATCACTGTTAGCGGAGAATGCAATAGTAGGGATATTGTTAAAGAGACAATCTCTTAGAGTCCCACAAGGGAAGCCTATACCATTCTCAATCTTATTGAACGTGATATTGTCGAATATCCATCCTGACTTAGGCTTATTAAGGTTATAGATTAGGTAACTCTTATCTTTACCCTCAAAGGAGCAATTGATAAGTGTTTGTGGCTCATTCTTCAGAGTAAGAGTATTAATCATGTTGAATATAGCTTTTTGAGAGTCATTTAAGAACTCACATCCATCTAGTCTTAGAGTGTAAGCCACCCCTTGGTCTAGAGTTACCACGCAGTTATGGAATGAACAATCCTTAACTTCCATCTTTCTGCCATATAGACCTGCATCACCTAGTGTTACATTACACCCATAGAAGCGGTTCTCTGACGTTGTTACCTCTCCGCTTATTACAACTCTACCTTGGTGTATAGTGTTCTTAGTGAAGAATGACTGGTCTACAGGGGCATTTATGGCAACACTCACATATTTGCCTACCTTGTTGAATCTATTGCCTGTTATATTCATGTGCTTCCCATTAGTGATTACTAGGTCATAACCCCAGTTGTCATGGAAGTTATTGTTCTCTATATAGAAGTGCTGGTTTAAATCATAACCATCTTCTATATCTATTCCACCTTGAGGGTCTGTTCCTATAGGAGTACTAGCATTACTTCCTCCTATATGGTGAATCTCACTGTTCGTTACATGAATGTGTTTGCCTGATAGACTCATGCCTTGTCTACGACAATGGTGTAAGTCTAGCTTATCAAAGAAGATACTCTCTGGATGAGCAAATACTCTAACCCATAATGAGTTATTTGCATCCTCTGGTATAAGACTTTGATATAAGGACACCTTTGCATAAGAAGCTCCAGTAGGAACTAGAAGGTCGTCAAAGAATTGTACTCTGTCTACTGATGAATGGAAAGAACCATCTAAGTTATAATAAACTACATCATAAAATTGAGAAGTTATATCCGAACCTAGACCTCCGTATCCACCTCCATAAACGCCCCAAGTCTTAGACCTGGCTATGGTAGGGTCACTCATCATTATCTTGGTAGTAAACCTTATTCTATTAAGGTCTGTAACTTCAGTGCCATCTACAAGACTCCAGCTACCTTTCTCACAAGTGGCTTTACGTAAATAAGCTGCTAGTGAAGGAAAAGTACCATAGCTCATTACAGCGTCCCCAGTACAGTGAGAAATCTCTAGATTGTCTATATCCAAGAATCTGCTAGCCCCTCCTACAATAATGCCATGACCCCCTTCATGGGTATCAGAGCCGATACCGTCTAACTTATAAGTGTGTTGGTCTCGGTCTCCTAAAATGATACCATTAGTTAGTCTGGCATGCCTTACTGTGTCAAAATTCACTACTGAATACCCCTCCAAATCGTTAGGGTTTATCTTTAGTGTTGACCCTGCTAAGTCTATTGTAGAATAACTCCTAGGCAAGACAGGTGTTGTCTCATCTATGAGGTATGTACCCCTAGGAAAAGATATCCTAGAATACCCCTCCAAGTCTGCCCACAACAATGCACTATTGATACCTTTAGAGGTCTCTAGAGCGTTTGTACCTTCTTTACTTATACTCCACCTATCTAGTTCAATAACATAATCAGACATCTTTCTCCCCCTTAAAAACTAAGTAAGGATATAGGTTTCTGACCTGCTTCTTAGTTGAATCCTTCAAAGGTAATAAAAGAGAGGTTTCAGGATTTCTCCCTCTAAAACAATAAAAAACCCTAAGACTAAGTGTCTTAGGGCTGGTGGTAGGTAGTTCAAGCCTACCACAGTTGACAGGTTTATATCAAAAGTTGAGTTATCTGGACACAAATCTGGGGATGTAGTCCCAGGTTCAGTTCAGTGAAGCTACTATGTGGGAAGACACATAATACCTTCATCAAAGCTCCGTGACCAACAAAACAGTTCTACGAAAGGCTTGACCAAAGCCTACTGTCCTGTACAGAGCCTTGATGAAAATATTACATAATACCTTCCCCAAGACTTCTCCAAGATACTATACCTCGTTCCTTGGTTAGCTAGACCAGTACTAGATTGGTACAGCAGGGAATCGAACCCTAATCTGGGGGAATACTAGAAGGCTGCCATTTTATGCGTTCTGTGGGTAGCTACTCCCATTACTAACATTCGGACTCGAAACCGTCATCTAGCAGAGCCTTGGGGAAAATATTATGTAATGATAGGGATTCCAGAGGTATCGGACTCACCAGTCTGCCTTTACCTCCGTTTAAGACCATCATGTGCCCCCTATGAACACTATCAATCTGGCTTGATAGAATGGTCTGCTTTTTATATTCGGTAGTCTGCTCTACCTAGTGTTAGCACTTGGAGAAATTAGAGGTAACTCCGTGCAATAAATAAAATTTACATATACATATAGTATAAGTGCTTATCAGTAGTTTCCGCTACCAATAAAGCAAAATTTGACTTTCTAACCACACATAGTATAGTTAGTATACAACACTCTTACATGTTGTGAATCCTACAAAAACAGATATGGTCTAGTGGTCATCATGGAATCTGCTACACCAATCAGGTACAAGACTTAGGCATTGACCTACGAGCCACTTAGTCTAGTTTCTAACCCTGACAGTCTACTGTCTCTTACTGTTAATGTAGGTAACGAGGGCACTAGGATTCGAACCTAGGACGGTGGTTTTGGAGACCACTGTTTTACCAGTTAAACTATACCCCCAGGGTTGTAGAGAGTTGCTACACTCTCTACTGGATGTTACAATGAGACAAACCGTTGTTGTGGTTTTTAATGGGATAGTAGACGGTGGGCTTATGCCCATGATATAAGGAAGGTGGTAGGGAATTGACCCTACGGTCTCTGGTTTTTACCGACCAGTCTCCAATTTCCAGTTCACCTTCATGGTAGGTTGGAGGTGGGGGACTCGAACCCCCTTATAACCATCACTATCGGACTCATTTGAATCAGACAGTCCTCCCATGATATGGTAGGCACTCACAATGCCTACCTCCCTGTAGCAGTGGCGTCCTAAGTCACTACTATAGGGATAATCACCTATTGTTACTCCCACTAACAATAGATATGTGCTCCCGCACAACGCTGTGAGTAGGATTCGAACCTACAGACTCCATATTTACAACCCGTGGAGTTTCGAGATGTTATAGTAGTACTACCATAGTACACATCACAGCAAATATTGGACTCTACAGTGACCTCATTATAGTCACCACTTTGGAGATAAGTAGAATCACAATTGCCCTGATAGGAGTCGAACCTACAACCATCCGCTTTCGGTATAACCTACTGGCAGACGCTCTACCGTTGAGCTACAGAGCTAGGGGTGAAGGTCAGTTTTATTAATCTACTGACCAGAGATAAGGGTACGCCTGTTAGCCCTGACGTAGGGAAGTGTGGTCACCCCTGCACACTCGTATTGTACAACGCTCCAGAGGGTAAGTATACCATAGCAGACTATGTACTAATACCTTACTACCCCAACAGATTTCGAATCTGCACCTCCCTAGCCGTAGCTAAGGTATTCTTACCTTTGAAATATGGGGTAAAGATGATAGTGGGCTTTCCACACCCACTATCGGGTGTATGTAAGCTTTCCACACTATACATACTTTCAGTAGAACAATACTTTCACGAAAACAAACCGTATTGTTTTAAAAGACAACAACATATCGCAATATGTTGTATAGGTCACTAACCAGATGACCTACGCTTCTAGCACCCTACCATCTCTGTGCTCCGTATCTGCTAGACTTCCCTGCTACTGCACGTCCTAAACCCCTTCAAACGTACTGTGTGACCCCATGTGGATACTTCCACTACCATGTCACATTTCCAACTATCAGTGATTCCTGTAGGAATCGAACCTACAACCGCACGGTTATGAGCCGTGTGCTCTAACCAATTGAGCTAAGGAACCATATAAAAAGAGTGGTAGGAGGGTAACGTTCCTCCCACCAACAAAGGTATGGGATAGAATATGGGGAATATCCTATTAGGGAAAGAGGTGGGGGACTATCCACCCCTTGCTAAAGGCTCAGGTTAGAATATACTTGAGTTATAGTTTTTAACACAAATCCTGAACCCTTAGCAAGGGGAAGGTAGGCTTCCTACCTTGTCGTGTCCCAGTCGAGTAATGTTAACTCTCTCGCCCTGTTCGCTTTAAAAAAAGCCCCCTTGCGAAAAGTCTTCTCCCTTATGGCTTCAAAATGAACTGTCCGTAAGAGTGTCGTGTGATTCGTGAATCCTTCAATGATACGAACTCCATGAATTTAGAACTCTTAGTGCCAAAGGTTACATTGTATGTGTCTATAGCATAATCGTTGATATCCTTAAACTGTGTAGGTTGGTTTGGGTGTTTCTCCAAATACTCTACAATGATAGGACAATATGTTAGGAAGTTAGGCTTATTAGGTCTAGCTACAAGTCTAGTACCTTGCTTCTCTGGTACTGCATCCCACTTGAAAGGCTCTTTAGGAGCTGTATCTGGTTGCAAGGCTTTGCTCATTACTTTATCTACCTTCTGTGCCTGTGTAGACTTAGCTTTGTCGTGGGCTTCCTGTATTCTCTTCTCCACGTAGGGCTTAGTAGGAGCAGGTTGTTTAGTTTCTACTATGTCTACTAGTTTTCCTAAGTTAGGAGCAGTCACTTTACCACCTAAGTCTATTCCCATATTCTTCTTAACCTTCTCTATTGTTTTATCAATAGATGGAGTCTCTGATAAGTTAATCTCTGCTACTATTTGCTCACTAGCTTTAGTAACCGCTTCTTCTATCTTAGACTCTGCTTTAGCTACCGCTACGTCTTGCATTGACACCATAGCTTCCTGTAGACCTTTGCTAAGACCTGATAACAACTGACCTAATTTCTCATCCAGCTTACGGTCAAGTACTCTCTCTATAGAACTATCTATTGAATTAGTAAGCATTTGACCTAGCAGTTTCATACCATCTCGGCTTACTACCATAGCTGCTTCCTCAATATTGCCCTCATCTTTAAGCTCATCGTACATATCAGCAGTCATCTGCTTTTTCATAGAAGCCTCATGTATAGCCTTCTCGTCACCTTTTACCTTACCTTGTCTAGCCTGAAATCTCTCTAATCCTGTTCTAGCCATCCTGTATTCCTCCCTTGTTTTCTCGGAAATGAAAATCACACTCTCATTTTGTCACGGGCTTGTCCCTTTGTCAAATCGTTCCACTTAAAAGTGCAAAAAATTAAGGTTGGCACATTGCCAACCTAAACTTGTCTCGTAGAGAGTTTTTCAGATATACCCTTAATCTGGCTATTCAAACTATTCAGGGTTCTTACTTTTTCAGCCCATACGTGTCCACCATTAGCATCTAGGTGGTCATATACTTGAGGGAGGTATTCCATTGGGTCTTTGCTAGTGTCTGCTCCTTGAGAGTATAACTTAGATAACCCAGCTCTTACATGGGGAATCATTGTCTGCTTATGCATATCTCTCAATTGTGTATATTGATCCATCATTGATTGTAAAGACTCAGTATCTGTACTGTCTGTGTCAAAGTGCTTACCCTCATCCAGATGATTTACTAAAGCCCTACTAAATCGTAACCAGTTGACACCTTCACGCCCATTATCTTCCTGCCAACTGAGACCATTATTCTTGCCCATCTCCAGTAGCTCTTTTCTACCATAGGCATTTGATAGAACTCTGTAATGATTAATACCTTTCATACTATCACCTCGTTTTAATTAAAAATCCCCCTAGTTATAAAAATCTAGGGGGATTGAGGTCATTCTATTATAGGCAAGCCTGTCACATCATCGGTGTACATAATCACAGGTTCTTCATTATCCTTATTCATGATATTGAATGCCTCTGCAATAGTTCTGCCTATGATTTCTTCTCCAGACTCTAAAGCAACGTTATATCTACAATACTTCTTGCCTTCCTTAATTAGACGGATACCAAATAGACCATCAACGTTCTGCTTGATATAATCAGCTAGAGCAGTCTGATTGTAGAATACAATCACGTATAACTCTGGATTAGAAGTCACATACACTGTAGAACGAGAAGTGTCTTCCACCTTTGTTAGTGTTGTCAGTATCATCTTATTATCAATTAGTCTGTCGCTGTAGTTCGCTTTCATCTAATTCCCTCCTAATATCATTAGCAATCTTGTGTATAAGTTTCATGGTTTTGTTTACTGAAGGTTGAGATACACCTAGTCTGTCTGCTATTTCATACTGGGTTAGAGGCTCGTCCTCTCTAAGGGACTTGATATATAGATTCAGTATGTTTGCTCGGACTCTAGTTCGGAAATGAGGTTTAAGCTTAGGAATGAGTAGCTCAAACTCTTCTCTATCCATAAAAGCATCATAACCCTTTTCCTCTACCATCATTATATCTCCTAGAGTCTTATCATTATCCTCTTCAGAGTCATCTAACCCAGTCTCATCTAGACATGCTAGAACTCGTCTAGTTATCTTTCTAAGGTACTGGTTTAACTCGTTCTCCATACATCTCACTGCATAAGTGGCAAACTTAAACCCTTTAGAAGAATCAAAAGTATTTATAGCTTTCAGTAAGCCAAAGCTAACTTCACTAAAGAAGTCCTGTGGAGTAATCCTATGAGTGGCACACATCTTTTTAGTGCCTTGTGGAAAGGCTCTATTCAGTACTGTATGTACCATTCTTAGGTTGTTTAGATAAATCTTACCCCTGATATCATCAATCTCTTCCTTTGTCTTAGCACTCTCTAGTTCTGTGAATAGGTCTTCGTTGTTATACTTGTATTCAGCAACAATACCTCCAACAGCAAACATACTATACACTTCCTTCCTCAACATTATTAGAGAGTGCCAATTGGGGGAACTCCCTTTTCAACCATAAAAAAAGGAGGGGTTTGGAAATCAACCCCTCGGAAGTACCGACCCTGCATACTTGGCTATATAACCTTTAGCAGGTTCGAATCTATCAATATTCGCTTGTATATCTTCTGCGTTATCAAACTCCGCTACTCCCTCTACCTTCCTAAAACCCCACTTAGTAAAGTAAGAGGATACATGCTGTCGAATAGCCTCACCCTTAGTAAAGCCATCTGATGCCTTTCTAACGTAGTACTTACCATTCTTATGATATAGAATCTTATCATCTTTATGGTCTTTGGTTAGTTTGATACCTTCTACTACCATTTTCATTTAGTCCACCTCATTCGTATCTTAATCCTACACCCTGTGACTCTGCAAACATTTTCATAAGCTCATGGTGGTCTTGCCATTCTGGGTCACTTTGCCAGTGTTCAGGTACTAGAACATGGTCTACGTCCTTAGCTAAATCCACTCCCCCAAGTACCTGTGCTTCAAAGTACTCTTTATCGTCATTGAATGTACTACCCTCAATAACAGAGTTCATAGCACGTCTACGCTTACCATCAGCGTTCTTAGGCTCTTTCCAACGCCCAAACCAACGGTGTATTACTAGGTGGTGTGGGTCTTCAGCAGAGTGTACCAGTTTACCCTCTTTACCATAGGGTATTGAGTTAGAGTCATTTGGTGTACCAGATGAACGCTTCTTAACATCTTCTTTTAGTACTAGGGCTGCTCCACCATGTTGTCCTAGGCTCAAGCCTTGATTGAATATGTCAAGCACACCATATACTGGGCGCTCATGGTCTTCTGCACCATCAAAGTCATCACCGTAGATATCACGTTCAATGACCTCTCTATGCTCCTTGTCATACCCTCTGTCTAGCTGGAAATCGTTCTTTAGCTTACCAGAGGACATCATTTCCTCTAACATTGATGTACCACTGTCTAACATTTCTGTAGGGTCAAAGTGTATCATTAGCTTAGCATTACGAGCACCTTCTACAAAGGCATCATATACTTCATCCACCATAGCTGTATTGTTAGGGTCAATACCGTGGTCAAGAGCTAGAGACTTGGTAGCCCACTTCTTAGCACGTTGCTCAAACTTCTTACTGTTAAGCTTGGCTCTATCAATACCCACACGCTCATGTGGTGTCAGAGTAACGTTGTCACCATAATCAAACTCTTCAGACTGAATTCTTCCCTCTGTACCAAAGTCATCATTAGTCATCTTAAACTTATTACCCTTAGCAAGGTGTTTCTGAATAGCAGTTGCTACCCTCATCCATCTGATAGCTGGATGCTCTACTACGTTACCTTTCTTATCTAAGAGGTCTATCTCAATACCTTGTTTCAGTGCTTGTTCCTCTAAGGCAGTCTTACCATACTTCTTACCAAGTGCCTTAACCTGCTCACGAACTGCATCTGTTACAATGGTGTTTGCTTCCTCCATAAGATGTTTACGTCTTGTACGTACCCCGTTCAACATCTTACCTTTAGATAGTTCTTTCTTGATAGCCATAGCACAGTTTTTCCAATCAATGTCAGGGTCTTTATGGTTCTCTTTCCATGTAAGGTCATGGTCTCTACACCAGTCCTTAATCTTCTCCCTGTCAAAGCTAAACTTGTTACAGAACATAAGGAAGAACTTGTGGTCATCATCTTTCTTAATCTGTTTCATCTTTGCACTAGAGTCCTTATCATCATGAGGCACTTCAAACTTCTCACCCTTAGATATATGCTCAGAGATAGCATTGAAAACCCTAGTCCATAGAATCTTTTCATCAGTCAGTAATGTGCCATCTGCTTTCTTATCGTTCCACTTAATGCCAGCCTTTTCTGCACAATCCATGATATAGGATTTAGTGTACATCTTATTGACATAACGCTTGAAGTGTTCCATATCATCTACGTACTCCACAGGAACGTCAACAACCATATGCTGACCACGTTGAGTACCATCTGCTGATACACCCTTACCAGAGGCGGATACTTCCTTCTTATTACCATGTTCGTCAGTAACTTCAGTCATTACGTCCTCTTTCAGTGCGTCCTCATACTCTTTCTTCAATTTAGGATTACCTAGTACAATTGCAGGAGCATGAGTCAGTCCTAAGTCTCTAGCTAGGTCTACAAGGTGGTGTCCTTCAAGTATCTCCCCTTTATGGTTGACCTTAACAGGCTGTAGTTTCTCACCTCTGTGGTACTTCTCCTTGGCTTCATTGTAGGCTTCCTTGTCAGTAGAGTAGTTGTGTTCTTTATTCTTGAAGTGCTTTACTTCATGCTGTACTACTGGGAAACGGTTATGCTGACGTCTCTCTATTTCCTTTACTGACTTATCATCGTGCTTATATGTCGTGTGATTCTCTTGGTCAGGTACTTTTTGGTGTACTTCTGCCTTCTCATCATTAGGGTCAATCCATTGCATACGGTAGAAGACCTTTCCACCCTGACCCCTAACCATTACACGTCTCTTAACTAGCTTTCCTCTATTAAGGGTAGCTTTGTTGATATCAAGCACTAGAGCTACTTTGTTGTATTCTGGTCTGCCCTCAATCACTAGGTCTACAGACTTCCATACAGCACGATACTTCTCTTTTGCGTCCCTTAACTTATCTGGGTCATCCCCCACTACCTTACAGGGAACGTGTGTGTATCCTAGCTCTTTGGAAGCTTCCCATCTATGGTGACCATCGTGAACATCATAATTATATCCGATTTCGATTGGTTGAAGTGGCTTACCCATTCGCATCGAAACTTTGTTTTGAGCGATTTTTCTCCTATTAAGTGCTAGGTGAGTTTGATACACCTGCTTCAAACGATTGACTGGAATGTAAATCAGTCCATGACCAGAATGCACCTTGTACGCATGGCGTCTAGCCCCCCTAGGGAGATGAACACGTCCTGCCTTAGCTACCTCTTCTTCGTGGATTATTTTCTCTAAGTCAAAGTACTCTTCTATGTACTCTGCATCAGATTTAATAATTAGCTCTGGCTCGTTGCTCTTCCATACCTCTGGGCGTAGGTCATTCTTGAAGTTTTCTAAACCTAACTCATGTACTAGCTTATCTTTTTCCTTATCTTTTTTGGAATCTTTAGGCTTAGCATCTATTCTAATGTAGCATTTTCTTCTACTCACCTGAAAGACCTCCTTCTTTTATTATTCATGAGGAACTTGTCTCATTACTACGTCTAACTATAAAATATTGGAGGATAAGTGAAAATAAAAAAGGAGGGGATAATCCCCTCCTTTAATACTACTTATTCTTCTTTTCCTTAGCCTCAGCTATAGCCTTAGTGATCTCGTATACACCATTCTCAGTATGTGCGTTCATTTATTTCACCTCCTTCCATTGGTAAGAGATAACTTGTTCCTGTATCACTTCATCACACTTAATACGTCCTTCAGAGTCAGTAGTATTGAGGTAGTCTACTGATTCCCAACCACTGAAGTCATTACCTTCCCTGTTCATAACATACATATAGTACCTGCCTGTTTCATCATGCTTAAAGACAATCTCCTTACTCTGCATCTTGTGTTCAACCTGCCACCCTAAATCTTCTATGCATGTTAGTTCAGTTGTACTGTCTCCATCCCCAATGATGCAAAGTAACTCTGGGTGAACCCATATACACTTGTCACCTAATTGTATCATTATTTAGCCCCCTTTGGACAGTAAGGTTTTCCATCTGCTTGTAGAATTTGAGTAAGACCATCATCAACTACTGCAAATCTACAACCTGTAGGTTTGTGCTCTAATTCTACTACCTCAGTAGCAGTTCCATGCTCGTCATCATAATACTTACCAATATATTTAAAATCCGTAGGCTCTTTAGCCTGAGAACCTCCACATGCTACCAATGATACCATAGACAACCCGATTACACCAATAATAGCTAATTTCTTCATTTAACTTCCCCCATTCTTGTAATAGAAGTAGCTACTCCCCCATAGACACCTGATTCTACTATAGTAAAGCGTTCACCTGTATCCTTGTGCTTTATTTCCACCACAGACACATTATCGTCCAATTTAGTAACACTAACAATGTCATATCCAGAAGGATAAGCTTTCTTGTTATCCTTAGTTACTATTTGTTCTGCATTTTCATCCATACTGGTACACCCTGCAAGCAGGAGTGCTGATAGACTAATTGCGGTTAAAATCTTCTTCATTTATGTTATCCTCCTTTTTACCATTGATATCTGTTACATACCCTGCTGGCTTATACACTGCAATCTTCATGCTACTTTTGCCACCCATGTTAGTCCTAGCAATGTTTGCCCCATGTGCAGTATTATAACTTTTTAGTTGTGCCCTGCTTCCTCTGGCAGTTACAGGTTTACCATTTTCATCATGCAGTACATAAATTTCATCAATCATGCGTCTAACCATCCTTTCGGGCTTCTAATCTCCAATAATCTTTCAAGTATAGCTTCATGTGTCATGTGACTGTGTAGGAAGGGTCTAAATGCATCTATCAAGTTATTAAATGAGACAGCATTTAAATTACCAAAGTCATTGTATAGATTAAGCATTGATATCAGTATATCAGCTACCTCAGATATTTTGTATCCAAGCTCTCTGTTTGGTTTAGTGAATCCTGCTCTGCGTATTTCATCATACTCATGTTGAAGTTTTATAACAGGAAAGTCCCCAAAGTTAGTACTAACCTCAACAGTATGGTTATTACCCCGTATAAATCTAACATCAATTTTTGCCATTTGCAATAGCCCCCTCTAAAGTTTCATTTAACTCTTCTAGGGTGAATGATACTTCATGTTTCTCTCTGTCATCATCGTGATATACAGTGATAACGTCACCCTCTTGATCATACCCACCATGTGGGAAAGTACCGCTCTCTGGGTCTCTGATTAGAGCCTTTAATTGCATTGCCATAAGCTCTACATTCTTGTTAGTCTCAGTGTCTGTGATGATAACCCCACTTAAAAATCCTGCACCAAATTTACTCAATTTCAGTCTGCTCACTACTGATTCCTCCCTCTCAACGTCTTCACAAAAATAAAAGAGGAAGAGTCGAAACTCTTCCCCTTGGTGTCTATTTCTCTAAGTCAGGTAACTCACAACCGCATTTCTTCATAGAACGGAGCCACTTATCCATTGTACCATGTCCATCCCAGTTAGGCTCAACCTGTGGAAGATTTCCTAGGTCGAAGTCATCTGGTATGTGGAATGTCATTTGCCCATCAAATAGACTAATGACACGTGACCATCCTTCCCACTCTCCATGTACATACCAACCACATACTGGAGTGCTCTTGGTCTCAGCCTTACTTCCTACCATCTTTAAGTAGTTGGCAAACTCCTTGTACGCTTCATTTGCATAGGTTGCAAAGTGTAAAGCTAGCATATTTCTCTCCCAATAGGCACCATCCTGTGCTTCCTTGGGGGACATTTCCTCTTTCCATACATAAGGAGTCATTGCCATTGCTCATTCCCCTTTCTCATACTACAAGTAGCACCATTGAATCTAGTTACATAGTGTTCTTGCATTCCGTATCCTTCCAATTGCTTGTCTACATTAAAATCTATACCCTTAACAGACATGCCAGGGTATTCCTCTCTCAGGTGTTTTATCAGTATCTCCTGAATCTCAGCAGGTGTAAGCGTTACAGTAAGTCCAGCCATTATTTACCCTCCTTGTGCTTGAAATGTACTCTCCTGTTGATTACCTTAGTCTCACACCAATTCGATTCAAACTCCCTAAGAGCCTTTGCTAGGGAGTTCTTAGGGTTAGAGTAGTGCGTTTCGCAATGGTCTAGCAGTTCGTTCATGGACACCCAGCCACCTTTCGACTTTAGATACCTCTTCACCCTATCTATAGTCAGTTTGTAGTTGGTCACGTACCCCCCACCACTTGAGCCACCCTCTAGCCACGTCTGGTGTTCAGGTTTCAATACCTCATCCCATTTAGTATTCTTATAAGGTCGGTTGAACTTAGCTTTCAGTACTATGTCTGCTTTCCTCCACCCACGGTCACTAACCTCTATGATGCCAATTCCCATGTTAGCAAGCAGATTCCACACAAATGTAGGTATAGCTTTCTTACGTCTAGGTATGGCAATATAGATATAATGACCAAAACTCTTCCACTTATATGCTTGCTCAATCAAGTCCATGGATAGAGATGTCTTCATCTCCACTATTGATACAGCAGGTTTGTTGTAACCGATTACATCAGCCCTGCCACTTCCACCCCAGCTATTAACTTCCACCTCGGCATAAACATCGTAGCCAATGCCTTCAAGTAACTCTTTTACGTACTTATACATCTCATTTTCTTTCACGCTTCTCCCACCCATATAGTAAGGTTATACAAAAAAGAAACAGGCAGCAAGCTACAATCACTATGCCGATTGCTCTTGCCACACCTGTATCAAAGTAAGACATTAGTATTCCTGATAGAAAGGCTACTAGTCCAATTAGTGCTATGATTAACTTGTCCATCATTTCTTTCTCTCCTAGTCGTTCTTATTCGGATTCCTTGGTGCAGTAGGTCGTACTGTAGTTGTCGCACAAGATAGTCGAGTTGTCTCCAGTAAACCAAATGTGTTCGTTTCAGAGTCAATAGTAAGTGCATAACGGAAGATAGCACCATTGTTCTGAATATGAACAATACTTGTTATAGTTGCAGGGCTTTCAACTGGTACAGATAAGCTAGCAACATAGTTAATTGCTTCCGCTTTAGTTCCTAGGGTTACTGTTAATCTGTTACCCTTCGACTCATCTAATTCTTTATACTCAGAAGTTATTACCCACACACCGTTGTGGTAGTTCTTGATGTTCATACAACCCCATACTCTTTCATCTTGTTTATCAAATGGATACATAAAACATTCCTCCTTTGCGGTTTCAAAATGAAAAAACCAGAGAGATTAATTTCTTCTCTCTGGTAGCTTTGAGTCTAAATTCCTGATGTGGTCTGCATATGATTCAACCAGTTGTACATCTCCTAAATCAATACGCTTTAAGCCCATTTCTTCTCTAATATCATTAACGGTAGGTCTTTTAATTTCTTTAATATCTTTCATATTAAGAATACCTCCTTTTAATTTTCAAAATTAAATAATTAACCTTTTAAAACTTTTCTCTTTTATACTTAAAAATAAAAAAGACTACTCTTAAGAGTAGTCTTTTTTAAGCGGTTACGCTTTTCGTTGGTAAGTCTTGTCTAGCTCGACTAACAACTTAGCCATGTCAATGTCAGTAGGAACGATTTTAGCAGGTGTGCCACCTAAACCTAAAGCGGTTTTCACACTAGGTACATCAATCTCGTTACCCATGATTTTGACTTGCTTTCCTAAACCAGGAATATACTTAGAACCAGGATATGGTTTTGGCATGAGAATACCTCCTTATTTGTAATCAAGTATAAAATTCATATCCTGAATGGACAGCTCATATCATAGAAAAAGACCCACTAGGGGTCTATTTCTTAACTAACTGTAACAGATACTCTTCAGCAGTGAATACTTCAAAAGTGCTACCTAAAGCCTGCTCAATGTCATGTACAGCTATAGGTGGGATGTTGTTCTTAATCAAATGACCACTAGTACCATTAAAGTTCTGTAACAGAGTTCCGTCTATTGTGTGCCCTGCTTGGTTAGTGTCCTTATATTGAATGTGCTCAGTAACTAAATATGTAGCACCAAACCCACCATTCTCAACAATAATACTACCAGCCTCAATCCTTACATCAGATGGCGCAACTTCAGGTTTAACTACTTGCATATCATCCACTCCTCAATTAGTATCGTCCAGCAATTATTAATTTCCTTTATATGGAAAAAGTCTCATACCAAAAGAAAAAGCACTCCTAAGAGCGCTTTTGTCTTTTCTTTGCTACTAAGTCTAGCATATATTCTTCCGTTGTGTACAGTGTGAAGTCACTACCTAGAGTACATTCAATATCTCCATAGGTCAGCATTTCGCAAGGTTCAGAATAGTTCCTAGCTATAGAGTAATAACTATCTCCAGCCAGACTCATCAGATATGGGGTATCTTGGTCATCAGGATTTACTGCTAACAGGTATACTCGTTCAGATTCATTATCAACTATAATAGTTCCAACCCTCTCTGGTAGAGGGGTAGCTCGTTCTATTTTCTTTACAACTGGGATTCTTATTTCCATTTTGTCTCATCTCCTTTTACTGGTTTCCAGTCTCCTTTATTGTCTATAATCATCATGACTGGTTTCTTGCTCTCATCATTATAGAAGTCCTCTGCGAAGTATGCAGCCACTACCATCAAGATAGACCCAAAGCAGTAACCCCACCCTCCTTGAGTGAATAGGTAGATTGCTCCACCCATCATACCAAGAATGGTAAATAACAGTGTTAGCCTGGCTATTAACATTATCCTTCCACCCTTTCTGTCTTAGAACGTAGATACTTCTCCACTTCAGCCCACGTATTTACTAATTTCTCCTGCAACTCCATAGGCAATTCACGGATACCTACATCATGAGTAGTCAGTGCAGAACGGTAACGCCTAGCTTCACCGAATAATCGGTAAGATTCGTCAATATTCTTACTATGCTGCTGTATCTTGATAAACCCCTCTAAACTGTCCACCTGTACAGGTGGCTTTGGGTTTGTGTCATGATAGTATTGTGCTTCCATGTGAGATGAAAACTTTAGGGTAATGCCTATCATCTGGAAAGCATTATTTGGGTCTACATGAAACTTCTCACTTAGAAAGGGCTTCATGCTCCTGTCACCTCACTAACTCGAATCTCAACCCAACCCTTATAAGAGTTGTTACAATCTTCCTCAGTATGATATACCACCCGAACAACCCGATAGGTCTTTTCCTCTCCAGTTCCTTCTCGACTAAATTTCTTATAAGTTAATAGCTCACCTTCTCTTGGTACGAAGGCTAGAGGATTAGTCCAATCATAGTGCTTATTATTATCCCTTGTAGACCTGTGCCTTCTCTCCCCATCACTATGCTTGTTCAGTAGCTCTCCATCGACAGTAACCAATTCCATTGGCATTGTTCTCATTACCATCCACTCCTATCTTTTTAGTACTAATATAAATCCAACCACCATCATACCGCTCCAAGGTAGTGCAAGAATCATGAGGTAGTAGTTCCCAAGTATAGCCGCTAAACACATCCCCAGCAACCCAACCAGTATACCAACTGTTGCCAGGAATGTAGAAGGGTAGGCTAAATCCTCATTCTTCAGCACATACAGAGCGAAGATACAGTTAATAATGATAACTAAAGTTATAACTGCCATGTTGTCTGTGAAGTATGTCATACCTATGCAGATAGTTAACATTAGGGCAAATATTACTTGTCCAATCTTCATGTTATTCTCCTTTCTTCTTAACACACATATCGTAGCTAAGTTCGATGTCTTTCATAGTCTGTTCCTTGCCTTGCTCAATACCTGCCTTAACGCCTTTCTCATAACCTTTATCATAGAGGGAATCCAAGAGTGCCCATGTTCCTGTACTAGCAAGTATGCAACATATTACCCCAGCAAATGCAGACCAGAAAGCTTGTTTATTCATCCCCTACACCCCTTCTCTTCTTATGGACTTGCTTAGTCAGTGCTAGACTGCCACAAATGCCCAGTATCTCATGGTCAGGCATCTCTTCACACTTACGAATGAAATAGTTAAGGTCAAAGTCGGCATTTAGTAGCACTGGGGTACCTTTGCCTTGCTCTACGGGTTGCCCATGCTCGAACTTCTCACCTTTAATGAATACCCCTTCATGCTCTCTAGAGTACACTAATTCATGACCATCCATCTTCACGGTAATATTACCATACATTAGAGCTTCTAACACCTTTACGGCTTTTTTCATGCTTCTTCCTCCTTCTTTTAGCTTTAATCCACTTGTACCCATCATAACATAGTAGAGCAACCACAATTAGTACACATAGTAGAATTATTGTTATGGAACCTATGGTTAGAATACTATTCACTCTTCTTTTCCTCCTTCTCTACCATAGACTGTGCCTGACGCACATACATTTCCATGTCACTAGCCCAGTAGTGTCTTCTTTGAGTACGGACTGCATGTTCGATTGCCACAAGACCTTTTAATACTGCTACTCTAAACTCTTTCTCTGTCATATTCCTAACCTCCCTCGGTTTACTAGGCTTTCTGTCCTCACCATTATCCCCAACATTACCAAAGAATGGCATCATAATCCTACTCACCTTTCATCAATCCTTTGCACTTAGCAGGTTGTACTAAATCAGGAGTAATATAACCATCATCAGTTATTAAGTATCTGCAAGTTGTTTCCTTGTCTTCTAGCTTAATTGTTCTGTATGGGGACTCCTCATATTGACCAATAGGTTTAAATCCTTGTGGGGTCTCCTTATACTCAGGAGGTTTAGGTGGGTCACAAGCCCCCAGTACCATTACACAACCTACCAACAACAATGTCTTCTTCATACATCAATCACACCTTTCTTAATGATTTCCGTGCTCTCTACTACATAATAGCTTGTCTCTGCTGTACTACGACGAGTAAACTTCATTTCCATACCAGATTCAGTACCTTTAACATGTACTGTTATCATGCCATCACGTCTATCTGACACATCCAGTACCTCGAACATCTCCCACTTTCTTAGCTTAATTAAGGGTATCCCAAACAGTTTAACCCACTTTCTTTCACCAGTAGTGCAGAACATGAAATACCCTGGTTTTAAGTGCCAATACAGGCAAGGGTGTGCACCCTTATACTTACTCATTATTTTTCCTCCTTACGACATAGTCCATAGTATTGTGCAGATAATTATGATTGAGAGTATCATGCACACTTCCTCTAGCAGACCTTCTGGTTTGTCATGCTTCATCGTCTCCCCCTCCCTTCACATTAAAAGAAGGAGAGAACCAAAAGTCCTCTCCCTCGTATCATTTGGGTCTGATTGTTAGTACTACGTTCTCTAAAGCTCTAAAGTGGTCGCTACTGCCACCTTCCACACAGGTGTCTAAGCAACAATCCCCCTCTAGAACGTGCTTGCCATGAGCACTAACCAGCTTAAAGCTGACTGTCTCAGCTTGCATAAAGCAGTCCATTACTGGAGTAGGGACGACCATTCTCTTAATCTTCAGGTTGCAAGTACCTCTGTATAGGGACGTTATCTGTGTCTCTATCTGGTGAGGAACTGCCACACCTGCTATCCATAGGTGAGTCTCTGGTGTTATCTCCGTGTCCACTCTGAATTCTGTCATGAATGATAAGTCTACTTCTTGATTAGCCATTATATATTCATCTCCAAATAAGTTTTTTGCCAAGGTCTTAGATAAGGCACAATACGGAATCGTGCTTGTCGTAGATGAACCTTATCACCATCACGTTCTACAGAGGTCGCAGCACAGTACTCCGTAAAGCCTTGGTGTAGGGTGTATGGAGTCATACCCACACCATGTGTATGGTGTATAAGGGCAAAGTGTAATTTGTCCTTTAGCTTATCATAGATATCAGCAGGTAGGGTAATGTAGTGAGTGAAGATATCCCAACTATCCCCATTGACTCTTTCCATGTAGAAAGGCTTGCCCAGTACTAAATCCTTCTTTTGTGCATGTGGTATATCTACTCCATCAATTGTTAGTGTGGTTATTTCCATTAGAGTGCCTCCTCTATTCTAAATACAGCTTTACTCAGATGAATACTACCCTCTGTGGGATTGTGGCTACTCTCACAATTGATACGTCTAAGCATTCCTTGTGTAGTAATAGCCCCAGTAGTAGCTCCAAAGTTATAGTGTCGAATTAGCTTAAATGGTAATCCCTCTGCCTGTCTCTCATAGATGTAGGTAGGGATGGTTATATGGTCATTAAATACCTTAGCCCCACCATCTCCTACAAATTGTACATGAAATACCTTGCCACTTATCAGCATCTCTTCAGCTACGTGGGGAATGTCTAACCCATCAATCGTTAGTACACTGTGAGTTACGTGCATTACTCCACCACCCAACTAGGGTTTACTCTAAGGGTAACTCCACCTATAGTATCCATGTGGTCTAGTGTGTGCCTTGAGTAGTAGCTAACAGAAGCTAACTTACCGCTAAATGCTCTGTTTGCTATGGAAGAGACTCCTCTACTGCCCTCGGTGACCACTTTCTTAGTATGTGTAGCAGCTATCTTCGCCTTACTTCCTTGTAACTGTTTCCAGTCTTCTTCAGGCAATGTCATAGACTTGACATGGATGATAGCCCCTCCATTTGGTGCCATTTCCAGCCTTAATCCCTCGTGGTCTATCTCCACATCATTAATGTGAAGTGTACTCTTGTCAGTAACAGTAATTCCCATATTAACTCCTCCTAATATAAATGTAATGTAAATGATACGTTGTTCAAAACCAACATATCTAGGTCTACCCATTTCTCAGTGTAGCTACTAATGGCTATTCTACCTTCAAACCTAGAAAAGTGCTTCTCAGGTTCTTCACCAGCATAAGGTGAAGGCTCATATCCCATGTCTACGTCTAGGCATCCATCAGCCCATACGTGATTAGTCAGTACTCCCATAAGCTCCTTTGGAAAGTACAATCGGTATACTTGGAAATACACTGTCTTATTACGCACTTGAATCTTCATGTCTCCAGGTATAACTATCGGAATGATTATACCGTTGATGTATAGGGTGTGCTCTGGTGGTTGAATCGTATGCATGTTCTCTTCCCTCCTTACTAAAAAGAATGCAAAAGAAAAAAGTTTTCTTTTATACGAAAAAGGAGGTGACGTACTTTTTTATAGGGGAGAAATAAGGGGGTGGGGGTTGTAGAAAAGGGGTAGGGGGTGTATTTGGGGAGTGTCGGGGGGATATGGGAAGAACAGGGGGAGATAGGGGATTGCAAAAGTTTAGATGTGGCGTGTAGAGTGGTCGGGTTGGGGCTGGTGTGAGACTCCAAAAGGAAACGGGACTCCTACCTACGCCAAAAAAGAAAACTTTAGGGGGTGGGGGGTTTGGTAATAGGGGGGTGGTGCCTACCCACCCCGTACCTCTGGATTCACTGGCTTCACTCCAGCACTAGGGTGTAGCCAGCTGTCATCTCTTATTGTCTTGCCATCCTTAGTCTTGATTAACCCCTCTTTGCCCTCATGCTTATGCACAGGCTTAACACTCTTGAACTGTCTCAGTTTATCACTCATCCTGGTAATCCCCTTCCTCCTCGCATTAACATAACCTGTTCATATGTGGATAGACCAGACATACTTGGTAGTTCGTCATCCTCATCAATGCCGTCTAAGTCCTCTAAGTCTTCATAGTTTAAATCCTCTTGCCCTGTGTCAGCTAGGTAGTCATCAACCTTGTTATCACGTATATTCTCTTGGTGCGCCTTGCCATCAAGGTTGATATGCTTCTCAGCTTCCCATGAGGACTTACTAGTGAGCATGAATGCCTTGCCTAAGTGGGCTTCACCCTTGAGGTCATGGAAGTTATGAGGTGTTAGGTCATACCTGTAACCGTCATCCAGTTCAGCAAACTCCCAAGCATGCTCTAGCTCATCAACACTGTCATACCCACAGGCGTTCATTACTTTATTCGCATCCCAGCCGTTATTCTCTATGAAGCTCCATAGCTCTGTCCTAGCATTCTCTAGCTCGTAGGAGTCAGCAAAGTCAAAGCCTTTACTCTTGTCAGCCCAGGCATAAGCACCTATGGTAATGTTAGCATATATGCTTATCTTCACTTTGTTTCCCTTGGATATATGCTTCCACATTTGCTCAGTACGCTCATATAGGTTGCCTGCAATACCTATGTTCTGGTAGTCATCCTCCACATCCAGCAGTTCATTATGAACAAGTAGTGTGCCATCCCAGTCACGCCCAACCTTACGTATGACACGACCAGCACTGAAGCCATCCTTAGATTTAAGCTTTAGAGTCATATTCCAGTCCACATGGTATCTACCCTTCCCAAAGTCAGACACATCAGGTATGACTGATTCTATATGAGCGGTATACTTGCCATCAGGAGAGCTGAACACATGCTCTATAGCAGAAGGAGATAGGTCACCAAACACATCCTTAGCTGACGCTATAGCAGCGTCTAGGCTACTGTTAAGCCCATGCTTTGTTGCACTCTCGTGTTGGTCATGCAGGTTGCGGTACGTGTCTTTGTCTTGTAACATGTCAGCTACTGTATCCTCGTCCATGTTCTCTAACTCATCAAAATCTATATGCTTGGTGATTGCTTCCTTTTTGTTCTTCCCTTTCATCTCTTTCTCTGTTGCTTCCCTACGCCACTCCCACATATTAGCAATCTTCTCATCATGGTCATACTCACGTGGGTTGTAGTCCTCTGGTGTGCCATATGCAGGCTTCTCATCCTTAGGCTCTATCACATGCTCTAGTTTTGGCTCTTCTTTAGGTTGCTCTAGCTCTTGCTTATCTGGGTCTGGCTCCATACTCTTAACAGCATTGTACTGTGGGCTGTCCTCACCATATGTCATCTTGGTTAGCTCTTTGGCTCTCTCCATATCAGCACCATTCATGCCCATAGTAGCCCAACCAATGTCCATTGTAGAGCCTTCATCAAGCGTCTGTAAGAATGAGCTAGGCAGTTGTTCTGTTAGCTCACCCATACGCTCAGCTTCTAACTCTGTATGCCCAGCATCATTAATCATAGCAGTATGCTGGAAAAAGTCACCATCATGGATAGCTAAGTACCTGTTAGCACCATGCTTGATGTGGTTATCTATGAACTGTCCACCCATAGCTGACTCCTTAGTCTCAGGTAGATACACTGGTTGCTTGCTATGCAACTTGTCTTTCAGTGCTCTCTCACTATGAATCCCTTGTGCAGCTAGTGATTGCTTATACTGTGGGTGCTCATTGATACCATGTCTCATTGCCTCTTTCAAGTGGTCTTCATTATGAATTGCCCTCATACCGTGACCAGTACTGGCATCCCATGGATTCACCCATTGCATACGGAAGAACGTCTTACCATTCTTCCCCTTAACCATTACACGCTTACGTGTCAGCTTACCAGTGTTGAGTGTGTGCATCCCTTTGCTTATGTTTATATACAGTTCCATATCATCACATCCTATCGTATCCAAATGTTCCACCACCAGAAGGCATGAAGTCATAATCAAGGTTAGTACTAGGCTCATGTAGAGCAAGTATTCTGTCAAGAGCTATATACGCATATGTCAATGAACAAGCCAAGTGGTCATCCCCTACACGTGTTACCCTTTCATACACTTCTCCATCTTCCTCTTCCATTATGGTTCTCACGTTCTTTAAATGTTTAGTCAACATATCCAGCTTCTCACACTGACCAAACATACCTATCGACCTTGCTTTCAGGTTGTATAGAGTACGCTTCATCTTAGTAGTCTTGTCAACCCTTACACGTCTACCTTTGTCATTCCATGCATCCACAAGAGGTATTGAAGTCCTTGGTGTATCCCAGTCACACGCATATACCCTACCAGGGAACTGTTGCATTAAGTAACTGTTACGGTCAGCACCAAAACCATTATCGGCAACAATAACATCAGGGTCAAATGGCTTGAGTAAGGCTGTGAATATGTTAACGCTCTCTAGAGGTTTGTTAGGGTTATCAGCTACCCAATGCAGGTCTAGTAGGTCTACACGGTTGTCATGAGTAAGCCCTAGCACTACCATCCAGTTGAAGTAACCCCAGTCTACTCCAGCTACAATCTTCTGATACTTTGAATAATCCCTGTAACCTATTGGCTCCTCATACTTCTTACATGCAAGTATGTCTTGGTCAGTGATAAGCAAGCCTTCAGACGCATAAGGTATACCAATAACGTAGTTATAGAACAATTGCTTAATCTTATACTGGAATTGGTTACGCATTATCTCATCAGCGTTAATCCATACAGCATCTAACTGACTGATGTGGTAGCCACGTATCTCATGCACATCTGGGTGCTTTGCTACATACTCACCTTGATGCCAACGATTAAGGGCTTGCTTACACTTACTACAGATGAACATGAACGTTCCATCCTGTATCTGTTCCCTTACTATATCAATACCATTCTCCTTGACCTGTAGTATGTTATCCTCAACAGTAAGAAATTGCCAATGCCCACACTTCTCACACTTGTGATGATAAAAGCGCTGGTCACTCTTCTGGAATAGTAAATCCACCCCACGACCAGGTATAGTAGGGGTACTCCAACGTCTCATTAGACCATAAGCAGATGACTTCATAGACTCACGGAAGGCTAGCTCTACTCCATCTTTCATACGGTCATACTCATCTAGACCTAACATATCAATATCGGTACCCTCACCTAGTGCGCTTCCCCATGCTGAACGTAGGAACAACACCGACTGATTAGTAAGCTTTTTAAGACGAACGTTGTTCATCTTAGGGTCAAGACGACTAGACAAGTAAGCTGATTCAGTGAAGATAGGTGTTATACGAGTGTTACTAAAATCCTCCATTTGCTCTTTACGTGGGAACGTATACATGGCTTTGGTATTTGGATGAGTATCCAAGAACCATGTGAACTCTGTGATAGCCATCTCTGACAGACCTAACTGACGGGACTTACGTACTACCTTATCAGGATGCTGGTCATTAAGGATGTCTATCTGCCAAGGTCTATGTTTGATTGCATTCTTCGTACTATGGAATGTAAGGGGGTTTCCCTTGATGAATCTATGTCTTAATGCGTATAGAGATGGTGTCTTGTTTATCAGCATCTCTTGCAGTTGAGCTTTACTTATTTGCATCTTTCTCCCTCCTTAATAGATAAAGGGGGTCTACACCCCCTTCTTAGCCACCGACATATCGGCATCGTCATTAGCCTTGTTAAGCTCCTTCATCATATCAGCAAGTAAGCCACTGATAGCAGGGTCTTCAAGGTCAATAAGTTCAGCCACCTTATTAATCTTAACCTCATCTAGGTCACTAAGCTGTTCAGTACGCTCAGTCACATCACCCATAAGAAGTAGGTCTAGCTTAATAATCTCAGCTAACTCTTTAGCGTTCCTAATCCCTTCTACCTTGCCTTGAGCCAAGTCTTCAAAATAGGTATCAATCAGGTTTCTGACTGTCATCCTATGCTCTTGCTTAGACTCCTCTACACTCTCAGGTAAGGTAGCTTTGCGGAAGGACGCTGATAAGCTTGATACCAGTGTTGGACGTTTCATGGTATCCCTCCTTTCTTTGAAAAAATACAAAAAAGACGTGTATCAATGATACACGCCTGTTATACCAGTTATTCTATTAGTCTCCATCTTCCTCATCATCTTCTTCAGTATGCCCTAGCCAGAACATGCCTAGCTCCATGTCATCATCATACTCTACATCTAAATCCCCAAAGCCTGGTACAGAGTAAATGCCTGTTGGCTCAAGCCCTACCATCTCTAAGGTCTCTGGGTTGAACTTAACCATATCAGGGTCTACACCCTCTTTCACCTGATAGTCACGTACAGCCAACAACAATTGCTCGTTCATCTGTTTAATAGCTAGGTCTGGGTCTGTCTTATTGAGGTGATTACGAACAGCCTTATCATTAGCTTCCTTAGTACTCTTACCAAGGAAGTCATCCATATACATTACCTGTACGTCTGGGTTATTCTTCAACAAGCCTGTTAGGAAGTCTCCAGTTGGAGTACCATCTCCACCACTAGCTTCAAACAATGTACAAAGTTCTGGGTCATCGTAGTCCACTGGGATATTCTTAGCCTTCATCTCCTCGAATACATCAATGAACTTACACACCTTTTCATGTATGCAATCCTTACAACTCTCTAACGTATAGCCTGCCATTGTATCTCCTCCTAGTTCGTTTTAGATTTACGGAATAGCTTATTACGTTCAGCTTCATACTCTTTCTTATGACTAGCAAGAGTCTTGTCTGATAGGTCTAGAGATGCAGTAATCTCTTTCTTATGAGCCTTGATAGCCTCTAACTTAGCTAATAGTAATGCTTCCTCATCTTCTAGCAAGTCTAGGGATGACTTAGCACTCTCATGCTCATTAGCATTGTCTACCTGAAGTTGTTTGTAATACTCAAAGGCATTCTTCAACTCTTCTACCTGTTGTATTACAATGTTACGGTTGATATGCTTGGCAAAGCCAAAGTCCTCTTCATAGTAAGTAATGATTCTACCGTCAGCTTTACCCCAAAGGTAAACAAAGTTATCAGCATCAAAGTAGTACGCAATACCTTCCTCATCTTCAAACAGTAGCTCTGTAGTAGGAGCATTGAACGCTTCTAGAATCATTGGCTTGATTTCAGATACATTCTGTAGGAAATGCTTTTGAGCCTTCTCTAACGATGTAACATGTAGTAATAGCTTACGTTGTACGAACCTACCACCAGCATGAACTGTTACACTGTTATCTTGCTTAGGCTCTATTACCTCTAGCTCTTTAGGTTCATATGCTACCACATGACCATCAGGGGTTACTATACCTTTAGGCTTCACCTCTTCAGCTTTAGGCTTCTCTATAGCATAGATAGGGTACAATCTAGTAACCTCTAGCTTTACCTCATCTTGCCACAAATGCTTACTGAAGGTATTCTCCATTGCTGGAAGATACATATCCAAATCAGCTCTAGTTAACTCTCTATCATTCCTACCATCTCTACGAAGTCTTAGGGTTTCACCTGGTATTAGACACTTTAACTCTAGAGCTGTCTCACCTCCAGGTCTAACATGACGTACAACGTACCAATCATCCCACAACCTCTCTACATTAGTAGCTAGCTTCATAGTTCTTAGAGCCTTATCCATTAACTCAGCCATTTGCTCTTTAGCTTTAGTTAGCTCCCATTTAATAGCCTTCTCAGCCTCTTTGAATTCTGATACACCAGTTATCTCTTTCAACAACTCCTTATGGCTACAGATTTCTAAGTATTTGCTTCTCAATTTTTGTACCAATTCGTTACTGAACACTCCCATGCTCACAACCCCCTTTGCTCTAAAAGAAGGGAACAAGTCCCAAATCTTCTCCTTCCTACAAAACTGTTAGAAGGTGCTCCATCATCCTATAACATGTCTCTTGCAGGTGGGACGTTCCTATGGCTCGCTAGCTTTTTTCTTTACGTACTTCGTACGTAATTTAAAGCTTTTAAGTATTTATTTTTTAATTTAAAAAAGAGTATATTTAAAGTCTCTTTTAAGTATTTATATCTTTAAACTCTTATAAAAAATTTAAGTGCGAAAGCCTACACTACGTACGATGAAAACGAGACCATAGATGAAACAGAGAGAGAAAACATACAGTACCAAAATGTGTACAGTTGATATTTGTAGGAGTTGAAGGCACAAAAAGAAAAAGAGGAAGGAAGATGAACATAGGTAAAAGATGAACCTTATAGAGAATTAGCAGTTATTATATCTATTTAGTACGAAAGGTTGGTGGTGGGGTAATTGGTGGTGAAGAGAGTATCTGATATACGAACGTCGATTACTATCTAAGACTGCCCCACGGGTTCTGGGGACGCTAGGCGTCCTAGTGCTGCCCCACGGACTGCTGGAATGCCTAGGCACTAGTGCTGCCTCTGCTGTATCAGGCAGTGCATAAGCCCTGTCCTGCGCCACGCAAATGCTTGATGTTAATAGCCCGTGTATATCGTATTATTCGTATATTAAGAGTATGCTGCCCCAAGGATATCGTGTTATTGTGATATAGTCCGTATATATCGTATTATTCGTATATTGAGAGTATGTGTTTTAGTATATTGTGTTTTGTGTATATATTAAGTGTGTAATATGCATATATCGTATTATTAGTATACTAAAAGGGAAATATATAAGAAAGAGAGAATATTAAAACATTATTATATATTTATATTAAAGATAAGGGTTGTGGTGGGGGAACTGGTGGTGAAGCGATACCTCGCTCTTCTTTATATGAAGCAAGATTCTAGCTAACCCTCATAGAAACGTACAGGGCTAGGTTATAACCCCACTCTAGGTAGGGAAACGTCCTTGACTTTTACCCCAGTTCGTGGTAAACTTAGTTCAAGAGGAAGAGGGCACCACACCAGAGCAACACACGGACGGTACCCACGACCTACACAAAAAACTCAAGAGCGAAAAGGAGACTGATTAAGATGGCTAAAAAACAACAAAAGGTAGACGCAGTGAAACACGTAGAGGAAAACGGCTTCCCAGAGGTAGGGCACTTCACAGAGAAGAAAGACCTACAGAAGTTCTACAAACAACTTGATGATGTAGTACTAGGGGAGTGGATTGCTATCGAAGGACTAGAGTTCAAACCTTGTGAGGACAGTGAGGCTATCAACCGCATGCGGATGTGTATGGCTATCCTTTACCTACACTTCCCTAAACAACCTTCTGCTAAGAAGAAAGCTAAGTACGCAGACTACACTATGGAACAGCTTATGAAGATGTGCCTAGACAACGACGTAGCAGTAGAGTACACTGAGAGTGAACAAATCATGCGTATGAGAACTATCATGGCGCTACGTGCAGCAGGTCACATCGAGAAAGCTTAGGGTTGCTAGGCTACCCCCTACGGGGGGTATCCCATGGAGCTAGTAAGCTACCTAGACTAAAGGAGTGGTTAGTGTGAACAACTTTTGGAAAGCTGTAAAGTCCCTAGAGGGTAAGACTGTGAGTAAGGTGTTAGAGGACGAGGTGAGTGGGGGTATCTGTATCAAGTGTACAGACGGCACTAGTGTGTCAGTATCTGTGGATGCAGAGGAGCTAGACCTACAAGCAGTAGTGAACGAGGACTGAGTGTCTGCTAGTGCACACCCTACGGGGTGTGTATCCTGGAGCTACTTAGCTACCTAGACAAAAGGAGTGGTAAGTGTGGGTAAAACTAAAACGTACGTACCTGAGTGGGTTATTCTGGAGGAGAACTCACCTAGTGAGATGCACTATTTCCGTATGGTAGGCAGTGATGCACGTGAGTACGAGGGCACTGAGAGTATCTGGGTGGTTATCCTAGACCAAGTGCAGGAGGGAGAGTTCTGTGCCTCTATCGTGGCAGTGAACGACTCGTTAGTGGGCAGTGTAGTACCCCTGATGAGTACTGGAGTAGTGAGTGAGCAGAGTGCTAGGAACAACCTAGAGTACTTGATGCGGTACGCTCGTAAGGGTATCGTGAGTGTAGGAGGTGGTCTACTATGAAGACCGCAAGAACGATTAAGCGTGTGCTAGTGGTAACGGGAGCGTGTACGCTCCTTTACCTAGCATGTAACCTAGTGTATACTGCATGCACATGGACGTATCCAGGAGTAGACAAGCAGTTAGAAGCATATCAAGACACCTACAGTAAGTAGGTGTCTATTTTTGTGCGTTTGTGGGTGTAGGGCATCTTTTAGCCCGTTTTGGGGCTTTTGTGAGTGCAAAGGCTTTCGGGTTCAAACCTGCTTCAGAGAGAAATTTGGGTAGAAAACTAGTAGCTCAAAAATCCTGTTTGGTGTGTTGTTCGGTTGTGAATTTCGTTTCAAAATCAGTCAGAACCATTTGTATATGAAAGAGAGAGAAGAGAGAAATTTGAGTATAAAAGATATATGAGCGAAGGGTTGTTGTTGGGTATATTGGTGGGGAGAAAGTAATTGATAAGCGAACTCCGATTGCTTTATTTGAAAGGATTTTCTAGGTAACCCCCATAGAAAGCCCAACAGGGCTAAGGATACCGTCCATCCTATACCCGTGAACGTCCTTGAGTATTCCGCCCACCCGTGATATAATTTATTCAAGGGGGGGCGGGGTTACCGCCCACTACCAAAATCGCCCACGAGGGCTAGGAGGAATATGATATGAGTAAAAAAGTGAATATCAACGGTAAAGTAGACGCTATGGAATGGATTACTACGAATAATGGGTATCCTGAGGTAGGTATCTTCGAGGATAAGAAATGGCTACAAAAATTCTATAAGCAACTTCCTGTAGAGGTATTAGAGGATTGGTGTAGCGTAGAAGGATTGGAGTATAAGCCTAATGATAATGAACAGATTCATAGAATGAGAGTATGTATGGCTATCCTATACTTCCACTATCCTAAGGAGCCATCTACTAAGAAGAAAGCTAAATATGCAGACTATACTATGGAGGCACTTATGACACTATGCCTAGATAATGATATAGCTGTAGAATATACAGATAGTGAGCAGATTATGAGAATGCGTACTATTATGGCACTACGTGCAGCTGGTAAGATTCAGTAAGTTGCTAGTACTCCCTCTACGGAGGGGGTATCATGGAACCTATTGGTTACCTAGTATAGAAGGAGTGGTAAGTATGTGTGAAGTATTTGTACCTATTAGTGAGTCCGATAGAGAGTGGCTACGTGAGTATCTGCGTGAGGTGTGTGTGATACATGATACCGTTACTGAGTACCGTGTATTATATACTCCAGGTGTAGGCACTGAGATAGAGTTGTATGGGTGTGTAGATGCAGAATCCTTCTACGTGAGTGATATAGACGGTGTAGAGTATTGGAGTAGATATCTGCGTGAGAAGGGCTTCCCTAGATATATGTATGAGTAAGTGTGTAACCCTAGTACCGTGTGTACTAGGGTTTTTCTATGCCCTTTTCTGCTTCTATGTGAGTTGTATATCAACTCTGTAAGTCGATTTCTCTCAAAGGTGAAAGGGTTCAAAGATTGAAGCAGGAGAAATTCGAGTAAGTGAGTGTTAGAACTTTCAATAGGCGAAAGGTTGGTGGAGGGGATGAATGGTGGGAAGAGTTTCTGATGAGCGAACCGAATTGCTTTAATAGGAAGTGAGTTTGTAGGTACTCCCCATAGAAACGAGCATAAGAACACCCTACATACGTTTGTGTATGTAGGGTGTATATAGTCATAAGTACTTATCATCCTCTGTATACCAGCCAGTATCAAAGTGGTAGCCTACCCGTTTGGGTATGGTGTGGTTAGCTATCTCCTCTAGAGTGAGTGCTACTATAGCATCTATATCCTCCTGGCTACAGTCTGATGCGTATATATTCTCGTTCTCTATAGCCTTGTTTATCTCTGCTACTACCTGCTCCTGTATAAGCTTTCTTAGGGTATCCTGCTTCATACTAGCAGTCCTCCTCTATATCGAATCTATTATTTACATTAGGTGTAATGATAGCTTCATGCAAGTCTCCTAGGATATTATCTGCTATAGCATTAATGTCACTATAGGTATAACCTACAGTGTCGTATCCTATCTTTTCCATACTAGCATTATGCGCTTCTATATTTAGCTTAATCTCATTACATAGCCATGTTCTTACTACTGTTGGTATATCTTTATATGGTTGACTCATATTAACTCTCTCCTTTTATCTGTGAGTATAGGTATTCCAGAGATAGCCCTGCGTACAAGGCTACCTAGCAATCTCTATACGTGAGTAGTGCATCCTAGGAACACTTTAGTTGGTAAGTACAGGATAGTATTAGGGTCGTCTACATATACAAAGCGTACCCAGACACTGTCCCTAGGGTTAGTATACTCTACTTGAGCGAATAGTGCTTGGAAGTCCTCTGGTACCTCTCTGTACCTAGAGATGCCTAGCACCTTAACCGCTCCCTGCTCCATATCTTGTAGCCCATTAGCGAATGTAGGGTATAAATTCCACCAGCTATCTGGCTTTACCTCTATAGTGATGTGTGCATCTGCATTACCTAATTCGTGCATATTAACCTCTCCCTTATATGTAATACTAGGGGCTATGCCCCTAGCTGATATAGTATACCTGAACCTCTACTCCGTTGGCTAGGGTACGCTGGTAGCAGCCTATGTGGACTACTACACAGTCCTCTAGCCCACAGTGGCACTCTATCTGCTTCTCTAGGTGCTCCATACTAACGCACCCTGTCATCCAGTTCTCCTCTACCTCACTATGGTCTAGAGTATCTGCATAGTGGTGCAGGTAGTGTGCCGTGGTTAGGATAGTATCCTCATCTCTATTTTTACTATCCAGAATATGGTACTCTCTGTCATACTGGATAGTAGTTACCTCTGCTTCTAGCCCATCGTTGAGCCTAATAGCCTTTACTGCCTCATCTACGTGTCCTACAGGAATATCGTGGCTACCGTATACAATAATCATTGCATATCCTCCCCTATCATAATGTCTTCCTTACAGCTAGGGCAGATATGGATAGTACCAGGCTCCTGTAGAGCGATACTAGATATCATATCCATTGTATACGTTTCCCCTAGGAACGCCTCAGCAGTTGCCTTATCCCAATCCTCTACACTACTCTCTACTCCACAGTGTACACATTCTACCATTACTATCTCCTCCTAGTCTCTAGTAGGAGCACCCCTGCTCCCTTGAAGAAATTATACCACGGAGCAGGGGAAAGTTCAAGGACGTTCCCCTACCCTAGACTATCTAGGATTTCTCACATAAGGGTTATCTATAAACAATAGGTAGATATCTTTATCATTCTGCTTACGTATGATAGCTCTATTATCATCTCCCATACGTTCTACCTTATTAACTTCCCATACACTATACTCCTCATACAGACGCTTACCAGAGATATCCTTACCCTGCCATACATCCTCTTGTAGCATAGCCCCTGTAGGTATCACTACGTTTATAAGGTCTTCTACCCAGTCGTCTGGATATGTCTCAGGTAGAGCCAATAGGTTAAACTGCTCCCCATCCTCTACAAACTTAGTTAGACCCATACCCATAGCACGCTTTACAAACTCTGCTACCTCTGTAGCTGTAGCACGCTCGCTATATAAGTACGCTACTGGTGTCATTTTCTTACTTAACATATATACCACTCCTTTTTATCTAGGTAGCTATTTAGCTCCATAAGGAAGGCGATAGTATCGCCTGCCCTAGCAACCTATAGCTGACTCATATGGTCTGCAAACTCGTCTACAGGGAAGTACTCATAGTGGTCATCGTCCTCACGCTGCTTAGGGTCTGTATACTGGAACGCTACCCACTGCCAGTTTTGTACATCACTAGGGTCGTCTTGGAACTGCTCCCATGCATACAGGTCGACATACTTAGGTAGCTGAGATGTAGGTACAATCTTCATAATCTCTACCTCACCACTATCTAGCCCTAGGTATCCGTAGCTAGTATTGATACGGCACACCTTACCTATCTTAATAGTTCTTTCTACATTCACCGTAATAGATGTTAATCTAGTACCCATGTCTATCTCTCCTTTTATCCTCGATATTCGTTTGGTGGGTTGCCCCGCCTCCGTACTCAAATTATCCCACGGACGGAGGAAAATCTCAAGGACGTTGGCTACTGGTATCCTAGTTACGGGGTGTCCCTATAGCGTGGGAGTATTTTATTTGAAGTGATTTTCTACCTACCCTCCATAGAGATGTCTAGGCATAAAAATAGCCCCTATTAGGGGCGGTATTAGTCTAGGTTATAGGTACCAGGTCTACAGAAGTAGTACCATGCTTCATAGTAATAGGATAGGTTATCATGGGTACGATTCATTAAGGCTAGCCCTGTAAAGTGATGCTGATAGAAGTCTAGCCACTCACTATGGTAGTGCTCTAGGCAGTCTAGTAATATCTTAGCGCTATCTTTAGTTAGCATATCCTGTACATTAAACTCATCTAGTATATTAGTACACTCAGCCATAGTAATAGAGTGACTACAGTGCTCACGCTTAATATCATTGATACGCTCTTGTATAAATCCAATAGTCCATTCCATTACTTCTTCTCTAGTATATAATTCTTTCTTAGCCATTTATATCCGCTCCCTTAGTATTAGAATTCACTACTATGCTTATATCCATTACCTCTTTGTATTACCTTGTATGCGCTCTTATCATATATGTTATCCCCTGTATAGGTAGCTAATGCGTAATCAGTGAGTGCCATATTCTTTATAAACCGTCTCATAGCAGACATAGACTGGTATGTCTTATGACCCTTTAACCCATCTTGTGAGTACTCTACGTTTAGTGGCATCTATGCCACCACCAGTACGTGTAGGAACTCTACATCAATATATTGTTCCTTAGACACTGTTACCGTAATACCATGAGTACACACTATGCAGGATGTAGTAGTAAGTGGCAGGTCATCTAGAGCAGGTATCTCATTCATATGATCAGCATGTGCCCACATAGTAGTGGCATGCTCATTAGATATTGAAGCAGGTGCTAGGTACATATCACCCTCTATATTGTGCCACTCTGCTTCCTGTATACCTAGCCTTAGGGCTAGTTCGTCCATTACCTCAGTAGGTATAAGCGTGTTATTAACAAGTACCTTAGTCATATTATGCACCCCACTTTATGATATGTTTGATAGTACCTGTAGTCTGGTTATCTATTTCCGCTGCATATACTCCAGTACCAAAGTCTAAGCCTTGGTCTACCTGCTCCTTAACAGTGCTCCAGCCTGTAGCAGTCTTAGTAACCTTATTCCACACACCATCGAAAGTATTAGGGCACTTAGGGTCATCGCTATCTACCAACCTACCCTCTTTATCTACAATCACACTATCTCCATCAGTGAATAGTATACAGTAATCTTGGCTATACATATTAACCACTCCTTTTATCTAGGTAACATATAATGTTCCAGTGCTACAGCCCCCGTAGGGGCTATGCTAGCAACACCTATGCTAAGATACCAGCTTGCTTTAGAGCCATGATAGTGTACATGCGTAGGATGTTCTCATTACCCTTACCATCTCTTACCTCGATATCGTTATCGATAGCCATCTCTAGTAGCTCTTCTGTAGTAAGGTGACCATACTTAGCTTTCTTCTTACTACCAGACTTCTTAGGGAAGTGGTGGTTACTGATAGCCATGCACGCTCTCATACGATTGATACCAGGGTTATCGTTAGTCTTCCACTCTAAGCCTTCAATATCAGCCCACTCTGTAATCTGCTCCATAGATAGGCGCTTGTAGAACTTCTTAATATCCTCTACAGATTCAAAGTGTCCTACTTCAGGGTACTCAATCTCCTGACCTGCTAGGTCTTCCTTAACCTTAGGAGCTTTAGCCTTAGGCTCTGGCTGTTTTAGTTTCTTAGCCATAGCTCTCCAGTCAGCTACCTCTTCTTTAGGCTCTTCTTCTACAGGAGCAGGTACTTCCTCTTCAGTATGTACCTCTGGCTCAGTACCATCTCCTAAGTCTTCCTCTTCTAGTTCTGGCTCAATACCGTCACTACCATCGTTTACTCCTACCTCCTGCTCTTCCTCTACCTGCTCTAGCTTACCGCTCTCTGGAGCGTCTCCTACCATAACGATTTCTAGCTTACCTTCCTCTACTGCTGCTTCTACTAGAGTGTCGTTACCTGCTTCTTCTACTACATCCTCGATAACCTCTACGCCTTCGTACTCACCAGCTAAAATACCTTTCTTAGTAACCTTTACTCCTAAGATTGCTCCTACTTCCTTAACTGTTGTTACTGTTTCCTCACCGTTTACTAGATATGCCATAATTATCGTCTCCTTTATTCTCTGATAGTCGGAAGGTGCTCTGCTGTAGTGCCCCTCTCGCTTGAACAAATTATGTCATGACTGTTCGAGGAAGTCAAGGACGTTTTGTTACTCTAGCCTACTCTACTTGCTGACCCTATACGGATTTGGTGTGCTACCAATGTAACCTACTTAGCCCCACCAAGAAAAAATAAAAAAGGAAGAGATGCGGTTTCGCTATCTCTTCCCTAGTTCTTTTCCCTTATTGGAATTGATTTTCTACCTAACCCCCATAGAAACCCTACGAATGTGGGTTATGCGGTGGGGCTACCATGTCTCTAATGTTAATATAGTGCTCTACCTCTGTAGCTGTAGTACCCTCTGCTGCATGGTTGTGCTGTACACATAGTGGGCAGGTAGGTAGCTCATCCTTATAGTGAGCTAGGAACGACCCATGCAGGTCACAGGGATGTAGCTTCATACCCTTTGGTAGATACCTTACTACACCTTCCATACCAATCTGGTTAATAGACTTTTGTATATTATTAATAGTACTCATTGTTATCCCTCCTAATACAAATAAAAATAGAGTATGGCTTGTCATTCTTGTACCATACTCTAAGCTATACTACTTATATAGATCCATATCCATCTGCTTACCTAGTGGTTGTGAGCTATCCACCTTACTGAATAGGTCATCCTTGTGTACTCTTCCTAGTACTCTGTTTCCCACTCGTAGCTCCACTATATCACCTTTACGTACCTTCTCTAGTTTCTCTCTATCCTTATCATCTCGTGTATACATGTGTAAGTACCTCCTTAGAATTGGCTATCTGATACTACTATTGTATCCTTGTCATCTCCATACTGCTCATCTACAGTCTTCTCATATTCCTCTAGTAGTTCTGGTGCATAGTTCTCATAGTATCCACGCTCTGCATCTAGTATTGCCTGTTCTAGTTCAGCATGCTTATCTTCTGGTAAGTATTTCATAACCACTTCTATGATAGCTTGGAACTTAGCTTGCTCTACTGCTCTCAGCTGGTCTAGACCGTAGCTAGTGAGTGCCCCATGATTACCACCAGTTAATTTATGCTTTAGCTCTATAGCCTTCATAGCATCTTGTAGTTTAACTGTTGGGGAAGTGTATAAACTGTTCATACCAATCTGTATGATACCGTCTAGTACTTCTAACTCACTCTTAACCATGTGCTTAGTATTTTGCAAAGCTATGGTGTTAAGTACTATAGGTTTACGCTTTGGCATCCCAATACCTAGCATTCTCTCCACCGTTATCTGCTTTGTGATAGCTTCCTGTAGCATCTCTTTATATTCGTATAGTTTTGGGTGAGATATATTAAAGCCTCTCTCCTTACACCAGTCAGATACCTTATGAGGGGATACCCCTGTAAGCAGCATCTCATTAACCTCATCCCCATGTTCCCACTTTACTAGGCGCTCTAGCTTATGGTGTCTAGTTTCTAGCATTTCTGTGGATAGCTCTTCAATAGTGAGCTTCTTTCTATTCGTCATAGTAGACTACCTCCAATGTTGTTGGGTGTAGGTATGGGTCTAATGCCATACTCTTCTGGTTTAAAATACTGTTGCTTAAGACAGTGTTCACACACATATCCTCTATCCTGTATCTCCGCTGTATTTAGATGTGTGAGTTTAGGTATTAACTTAAACCCTGCCGTATTAGTGCATACAATGCACGTAGGGGCAGTGCCTTGTTGTATACTGTTGAATTGTTTATCTATATAATCTCTGTCTGCTCCGTATGATGGGTCAGTACCTATCAGAGGTTTACTGATACTAAAGTTATCCTGTGACATATGGTTGTGGCACTCTCCTTTAGTAGTTTTATTGATGGTTGATGCCATATCTTGGCTGTGTGTAAGTAGCAATTTGTAAGATAAGCAAAGTGAGTTGGAGTAGAAAAATTAGGTATGGTGCGCCTATAGGGGGCGGTACGGGTCACCCAAACGGGTGTTTGTGTACTGTATCACCAGTCATTCATACTATACCTGCTCATCTACATTAATAGAACTGTGATTCCCTATCTATTCTCCACACAGTATAACTTTGTGTTCGTGAGTGAGTACACTGGTACTCCCAGTTACTCTTTGTATGCTCCTATGCATACTTTCCCCACCCACACTATCCTGCCACCAAGTGTCAACTAGGGTTACGCTACAGGTATCCGCTGGTACCTCCCTACTCCGCTTTGCATCCGTATGGCTCCGCTGACACCTCCGCTATGCTCCGTTGACATGCTCGGTAGCCCCTGTTGCCAGTTGTGTGAGATAGTGCTTATCTCAGCACCCCTTTGGGGCACATGCCCTAAATATCGTTTCTACTCAAATGATTCTCATAAATCCTATAGGATTCATCTCCTTAGTTTATTGATTTAGAAATAGGAGATTGAGAATGTTTGTGAGTGTAACGATATAAAGGCATACAAAAAAGAGAGTCCTTATATAAAAGAACTCTCTTCCTTGCATAGCAACTATAAAGGAGATGTACGCTTGATAGCAAGCTCTCCATGTGTGAAAACCCTAGTAAAACTAAGGTTTTCTAGCTCCGTTCTGGATGCTTGCTATCACAGTAAAGTGTGTGTCAGTGAGTACTGAACTAAACTTTACTTTTAATAACTGCTTCCTAACTGACGGTTACACATATAAACTATAGACAATTCAGTACATAATTCAAATGACAGAAAGTCATACCAAATAAAACGATTCTGGACACCATAACTTTTACACCGAAATACATCTGTGTATGGTTACCATTTCTATACATAAAGAAAAGGCAGGAACACTCTAGAAAGAGTAGCCCTGCCTTTAGGATTCGTAAGGTGTCCAGTTGCCTGCCATATCTTGTCCATAGATATTTATCTTGTTGATACCTTCTAATAGTTGGTCAGAATAGTATAGGTCAGTGGTAATGACTTCATTAGCAGTCTTGCTTGTACCTGTACTCAATAGTACACCCAATCCTTGCCCCATACCACCAGCTCTAAACTCATACTTCTGTACATCCTTATCGAACTTGAATGTAATCGTAGCCTTGTCTACACCTAACTTCTTACTCACAGTAGTCCTTGTTATGTTAGTGATAGTCACTAATGGTGCAGGATTGGTGAGTCCTATATCAGAGGAACTGTTATAGTTCTCTAATATTTGTGCAGGAGTAAGTGCTTTGTTGTACATTCTAGCTGCATGTATCTTACCATCGAACTGTTGACTAGCAGTACCACTAAGGAATGATGCACCAATGTACAGATTGTAGTTGTTCTTAGCGTAGTTACCCAAACCAGCCAGAGTACCAATCTTAACACCATTCATGTATACATCGCCTGCTCCACCAGTGTTGACTATTGCTAGCTGAGTCTTACCATCCATAACCACCTCAGCATTATACTGAACAGGTCTAGTAATAGCTCCCAGTGCATTCAATTGAGTACCTGACTTAGCTAAGGCTAGCATTTCAAACCCTACACCGAACATAATCATTGTCATCTTAGATGTATCCTCTGGTCTCCTAAGAGAAAATACTATCTCCATAGTAGACTGCCCTGTAGATAAGTTAATGCCTGGTACAGTAATATATCTAGGTGCTATGTTAACCACGCCATCCCCCTCGATGACTAGGTTACCCCCTGTAGGAATCCCATCTAATGTTCCTACTGTAGCAGGAGCGATGTTCTTCCATAGAGTAGGGGTACAATCTTTCTGTGCATTCCAATATCCAATTAACCCATCTGTTATTATGCCCATATGCTCACCAACGTCCTAAGAACTTAGTGTCGAACTGCTTACGCTTTAAGTTTGGATACCCTCCTGTTTCACTATACCATTCATATGTGATCATTTGAGCCTTCTCTGGTAATATATAGTCATGATAATATGCACCCTCTATTCTCTGTGTTTTAGGTACATCGAACTCTTCTATTACCTTCTCTGTCTTAGTGTCCATGATACGGAACTTCACCATATCTGGCTCTACTATTTTGTTATTGTGGTCTCTAAATCTACACCAGAACCGTTGTGTATTACCTGTCTGGTAGACTATAGCTCCCTCGTTCTTCTGTAACATATTACCACCCTCCTTCTTCTAGGGTAATCTTAGGTGTCACCCATACTTCCATTTCAACGATAGGCATCACACCTGTCTCTAGTTCAGTCAATGCTTGGTTACCCAACTCTAATTCTTGCTTATTAGCTAGAGCTGATGTACGTAGGTTTATTACTGATATAAATTCCTCTGACATATTGTCCACAACATCCTTTACCGTACAATAGATTCTACATGTACCCAGAGCCACACCAAGGAAGTTAGTTCTGTAAGTAATAGTGTCGTACTCCAATGTGCCAATGAGTGGATGACGAATACCAAGGCTATCTTCTAGATATAGACCTTGGTATTCAGCCAATTCTTCACTAGCTTTCACTATAATTTCAGTATTAACTCCATAGATAGGTTGTCTAGGATGGATAAGTTCAATAGTTGGAGGTGTTGTATCTACAGTTATAGTGAAAAAGTTACCCATAATTATGCACTCCAGTTCCCTGCGGCATCCTTAACAAATACTTTGATACCTTTCTGTCCATCCCCAGAGCTAGCTACTAGTAAGTCATTTGTCTTAATAGTAACGTTGATAGGCACTGAAGAAGTATCGAATGTTCCTGTGCCAGAAGTATTAACAGAACCGTTAGTTGTAGGGATAGTAGTACCTGTGTTCTGTGCTGATGATGCATTAGCCACTACCTTAACTGCATACTCAGTAAATGGCTTGTCAGCAGAGAATGTAAATGTGTATCCATCTTTAGTAGCTTTCTTAGATACACGTACATCAGAAGCAACTGTAGTAACGTTAGGTAATGTTGCACTTAACTTAATACTATCGGAAGCTACTGCTGATTCATTGAGTACATCGTCTCGAATCTTAATATTGATAGTCTTATCTGCATCACCAGGTGTTAGCTTAATCTGTTTCGTAAGTGTGTAGGAAATCCAGTTAGACGCTACCTCTGTATCCTGAATATCAGAATCATTAGCCTTGTCTACATCTCCCCAAATCTTCATTTGGTATCCAACTGTACTAGCATCTGTTGTTCCTATAGCAACGTTTACAAGTTGTTTAGTAGTATATTGTGCTCCACTCTCTATGCTAGCTGTAGGGTTAGCTGGACCAACAGTATCGACAGTAATATAGAAAAAGTTAGCCATTCTATTCTACCTCCTTGATATTATCAGACACTACTCTGCTACCATCCTCAAGCTGTATTACATACTTGCCATTCTCACTGGCAACTAGGACTCCTGTGACTCTTACTCCGTCTACTATAGCTTCTACTACTCTCTTCTGTCCTTCCATCATGCACCTCCTAATGTTACCAACTATAAAGAAATATATGAAGTTTGGATACAATTTCAAACAAGAGAAATCGTTATCAAATCTAATAGGAAAGTTCTCGGAAAGGCAAACGGATTCGGGGGAAGTTCCCAATAGGAGAATGATTGGGAACTTCATTAGAAAGTTTTGTAGGAGGGGAAAGGAGACGGAGGACAAAAAGAAAAGGACTCCCGTAGGAGTCCTAGTATGGTAGTATACTGTTCTTAAATCCACGTTCACTTTCAGGGGTTCTAGCAATGTAGAATGTGTGGTTAGAGTTATAGAACCTCTCATTAGGGTTATCTACTAGTTTCCCATACCATTCATCTAGCATGCCATCACGGAAACCAAAGTTAGCCATATTGTCTTCTAGTTCCTCTGCAAAGAAGGCTGCTACTCTAATCTCTCTACCATTTCTCCCTACCTTATAGACAGAATACTCTGGTTTCATTATCTTAGGGTCACTTAACGGTGCGAAGCGTACAACGAATGCCTTACCAAAACGCTCCATGCATAACTCCCTTACCTCACCATTATGTATACGAATGAATCGCACTTCACAGTTATCATTAAGCATCTTCTGTATAGCCTCATCGTTATTTGTTGATGCCAACATTGCTATCCGCCCTTCCCATAATGGATTCTATGTGACCACACTCATCGCACTTGTAGTTAGCTTTCATGAATACTAGCTCTGTACTAGTGTCTACCCTCTCCCAATCACTTACACGAGTCATACGTTCATGTTCACACTCCATATATAGTTCCTTCTCTAGAGTGGATAGTTCCTTAGACATCTCTGTCTCATTCTTCTTAGTCTCTTCTATCATGTGTCGTAACTCAAGTACCCTCTTTAACTTAGCATCTTTAACTGTATTCATAAAGCTTGTCCCCCTTTATTTTATGAGCCTAGTAGTAACCATCTCAGTGACATCAACCACTAGAGTAGTATCAATAATATCTCTATCGGACTTCCTCTGCTCCCAATCAGGAGTAATACTAACTACCTTCTGGTCTTTACCATCCTTAAACTTTAGTACAACCTCATCAAAATTACCACTATTGTCATCATGTATAATTATCTCTGCATCTACTAACTCTAGACCTTTAATCATGTTTAGCAAATTAGCAAACTTTCTAGAAGATACTACTACCATTAGTTAATCACCTCTTCCACGTCTACTACCTGTACTCCTGGTGCAAACTCGCTATTGGCTTGTACCACCATATAAACCTCTGCTTTCAACACTGGTTCTAGGTTCATTAAGGCTAACACCAGTTCCCTAGAGAATATCTCAGCATGTACGATTATAACATCAGGTACTGCTCCAAATACAGGGATCATACCCTTTACTACTGCCATCTCTGGGTTACTGGAGGTATCTGGTCTAATGGAGGTGACCATGAAGTTATCTTTATGCTCTGATAACTCACGTTTAGCAGCTCCAAAGCGCTCCCCTAGTTCATCTGCTAGGCTTGTCACAATCAAAGTAGCCTTACCCTCAACTGCCTTCTCCTTAGCGATATCAATTACCCTCTGGCTCTTACCAGACGCCACCTTACCAATGATTAGTTTCATATTATTTCTCTCCCTCTTGTAGTTTTTTCATATATAGCTTATAAATCTTAGATACTTTAGATACACTAGACCCGCTAGAAAACCCTACGATTCGTACTGCTGGGTTGTGAGCATGTTCTAAATTCTCGTTGTATGTATTGCGTAGAAAGTTAAGTCTTGCAGTAAAGTTTTCCTTAGGGTCAATAATAAGCTGTGGTGCTGGGTGCTCTGGCATCACCACTAATAGAGACATCCATTCTGCTCCCTCTAACATTGCTGAACGTATACACACAATCAAGTCTTCTTTACTATTTTCTAGTTTCATCTAATCCCCTCCAGAGTTCATTATGCTCCTTTATCTGTCTAGCCTGTTCTCTGATGATATCTTCTTGCCTTCTTACCTGTATTTCTAGTTCTCTTATTCTACCTCGGTGTTCCTTGATAATCTTGTCCTTATGCCTATTATCTTGCTTGACTCTACCATATGCAATGCCTACTCCCCTACTATTCATATTCCTCTCCCCTTTTAACTCAGAGCCTTAGACTCTCTATAATACTCACCCCCTAAGGGGCAAGCATCTAACAAAGTCTACTTCTTCTCCATACCACGTATCACATTAATCTCTAATGCTATCCACAATAAACCAAAAGTGACTACTACTGCTACATGTCGTATCATTTGCATAATTGACTCACTAGACAATTGGGTAGCCTGCATAGCAGACTGTGCATCTTCTACCCTGGTGTTATAAATATCAATCATATCTTTCACATTACCCAAGTAGATAAATAACATCAGTATAGATGCTGCTCGTATTGCCCATGGAATATACTTGATGAAGCCTTTCATAACTATACCCCCATAAGTTTTGTCTGGTCATTCAACTGGTTGCGAAGGGTATAGAGGTTAGCTTTAGCTTGTTGTTTGGCTTGGTCATCTTTAGACTGCATAGCATCAAATAAAGCCTGTAACTGGTAATCAATATCTATCTTAATCACATTCAACTTTACTACAGCTTCTCTTCTCCCTTTCATAGAACACACTCCTTTTTATATTAGACTATGTGTGGTCTCTTGATGTTAGAACCAAATATTGTGTATCCTCACCAGTTGTCAAACATCTCTACTGCTCCACTTCTTGACTACTAAACTCTCCAACGTACTCTCATGCTCTGACCTAGTAATATTACGAAACACTTTGTTCTGTACTCGCTTCAGCAAAGTCTTATAGCCGTGCTTATTCTTCCTCATGGCTTCACTTACTTCTAGCTGAAAAGCTATCAAAGTGTCCTTACGCTTCCCCACAGGTCTCACCCCCTTTAGGGGACTAGCTATTGAATAATCTACGGAATAGTGAGAAAGGAGACAGGACGGGGTTACGTCCTGACTTCTCATAGTAGTGATAGTTACGTAATGCTCTAGCTAATCCACCCATAATATTGTTATCCATAATAATTTCCTCCTACTCCAACGTATCTTTACGTTTATCTATGCAACTGTTACAGGCAACCTTACCTGCATTGTCTACTTCCTTACCACAATACTTGCACTCTTCAGGTAAGTCATCGTGCATCCACTTATCTGAACCATTCTCATCTAAGCCTTCTCTAACTTGCTTAATTGTACCCTCTTCGTAGTTGACTTCTAATACTAGTCTACCCTTTACAGGAATACCCCTCATTCTACGAAAATGCATAATCATTTGGTCAGCCATCACAGTTACCTCCTTAGTAGGTTCTCTTGACTACGAGCATATTCCACTAACGCTGGATACTTTCTATAAAAGTCAGATACAAACTTGATAGCTGACTCCCCATCTGGTAAACCTGTAGCCTTTAATACTGTTTCTATCTCACTAGCTAACATCTGGTCAAAAAGGTCACCCTTAACTGGTACTGATGCTACTCCCTTACGACTACTCTTAGCTGTAAACTCAATCACGTTTGTCATACAGACACTCTCCTTTGGATTAATAAAACGAGGACGATTAAATTGTTCTCTTCTCGGTATTAACGTCAACTATTACGTCACCTAGACACTCATAATAACTTTTCAATAGCTCTACAGAAATTTCTACGTCCCTTACGCATCCACATTTGACAACCTCTTCTGTATCAGGAAGTATCTCATCAGTTAGTTTTATAAGGTAATGACCTTCAGGCATCTCTATAACATTAAGCCACTTAGGGGCTTCATACTTTCCAGGTTTAAGGTCAACCCATTCCCAGTTATCATGGATAGGGGTACCGATGTTCTTCCAGTACCCGTGCTCTGTCCACTTACGCTTACGATGATCATACTGCTTACGTAAATCTCGCTCATAAGCCTTCCCACCCAACCGTCTAAAGAAATCTCCAAAGAGACCCATAGACCCCCACCTCCTATGTTTATAGTACTGTAGTCTTGAATGTTACAGAAGGCTTCTTAATCTTAAACTCATCACACATCTTTCTAGATAGCTTCTTCTCTTTGATAAATCCCTCTACCATATCCTTGTTGACTACAATCTCCTTACACTGACGTGCCAACCCAGCAGGGATAGCAGTTAGTAATGAAGGGTCATACGTAGTGTACAAAGCATTCTGCACTACTCTCTCACCCTCTTGTAGCTCAACTCCACCACCATTAGTACCTGATATAGCGTACACCTGACGTGCTTCCATTTCATCTTCTATAAGACCACGTAATCTTTTCAATTCTTTCTCTAGAGTTTTAGATGCCTCATATATCTTTAGATATTGGTCTACATGTGCCTGCATTTGTTTAGTGATAATACGTTGTTTTACTGCCATTATAACCAGCTCCTTTTATCTTTGGTATCTTTTGAAGTTAGTTTGCCCGAAGAACGGAATCTCCATCCTTAGCTACTCCGTAGAGTGAACCAACCAACTCAACTTGATGACTTCATTTTGAAGGAAACCACCCCAGAAGTCAAACAAATGAAAAGGAACTAGGCTGAAGTACCTAGTTCCTTATTGATTTCCGCTATTGTTCTCCCAAGAGGGGCGTTTATAACTACATCAGCTATATGGTCTAGCTGTGTCTCGTCATTATTAATGATTACTAAGCTTCCACCATTCTTCTTAGTGTAGGCAGGTAGAATAGCTGCTGGGGTTACCTGTAGGGAAGAACCCATTACAATAGTAAGGTCAGCATTCTGCACCGCAGATAATGATAAGGCTAAAGTGTTCTGGGATAACTGCTCGTTAAATAGAACGATGTTAGGTCTAAGAAGTCCACCACAATGAGGACATCTGATGTTATGCAGGTAATAAGAACTAGGAGTACTCTTTTTACATGCAGAGCAGAAGCAACTAGCTAAATCACCATGCAACATATGCACAGGAATCTTAGCAGTATTGACTTGGCTATGATATCCATCAACATTCTGGGTGATAATGTGATGTACCAGTCCTTGCTCAGCCCAGTCATTAATACACATATAAGACTCATCAGGCTCATTACTTAACACTTGACCAATTCTCTCTCTATAGTACTCAGTAAATTCAAAGGTGCTATCCCACAACCCTCTAGTAGTAGCTAATTCTTGAATACGTCTGTTTTTGTAGAGACCGCTAGAGCTTCTAAAATCCTGTAGCCCGCATTCGGTTGAAAGTCCAGCCCCACTCAACACCACCGTCTTCTTGCTCCCCTTTAGCAACTCACTAACCTTCTTGATAGTCTCCTCATATACCTTGTTCATCTGAACCTCTCCTTTTTCTCGGTTGTCTTTTCTACCAAACTATATCTAGTTCTGCTTCTAGCTTCTTACATGCATGACACAAGCCATCTTCCACCTCATCAGGCTGGGTATCACTAAACTTTGGTGAGGAAGTGTATGGATGATAACAATTAGTACACTTAACTAACGTATACCCCTCTTCTAAGAAAGCAAGAGGGGGAATTACTCCCCCACTATACCTCTCATCATAGCCTCTTCTTGCTCTCTAATATGTTGATATACTCGGCTATCATACTCTTCATTAACTGCTTTGGCACTAAAGGCACTCATGCCTAGCTCTTTAGCAAAGCGACTCACCATACAACGTCTACCATTATAAGATTGTAGGCAAGAGATATATACTTCACTCTCTGCTCTTGTAATACCAACATATAACAATCTACGCTCTTCCTCAATAGCCAAAGGCTTACCATCATTTTCTGACTCTACTGCTCTAAAGTGAGGCAATACTCCTTCAGACACACCCACACAGAATGCTACAGGGAACTCAAGACCCTTACTCTTATGGATAGTCATTAGCTGAACACCGTCAATACTATGTTTAGCTTGAGAAGTCATCATCTCAATATAGCCTAGGAAGTCCTCAACGTTCTCATAACGGTCTAACACGTACTTTAATGTCTCAATATTCTCTAGACGGTTACTTTCTTCCTCATCGTCCTCACCTAGGATATACTCACGGTACCCAGCATTGTCTAATAAATGATTTACTAAATCAGTAGGAGTACTATCCTTACGTAGAAGCTCTTGTAGTTCTCTCACTACTGCTGTAAAGCTTAGAATACCATTAGTTTCATAACCTTTAAGAGATAACTTACCAGAAGTAATAGCTTCCCAATGTGAGCCATCATATGACTTAACCTTCTCAAAGAACACTTTACCTAGATAACGACTTGGAACGTTATACACACGCTTGAACGCTGTATCTGCATGAGGGTCAATAGCCAGTTTAAGGTAAGATACAATGTCCTTAATCTCCTTACGCTCATAGAAGGAAATACCTCCATGGATAACATATGGTAGACCTGACATGATTAGCTCATCTTCTAGAGCACGAGATTGAGAATTAGTACGGTAAAGGATAGCAATGTCCTTATGACCTCTACCTTTCTTCTCTATCTGAATCTTGATATCATCTACTACCTGTTTAGCTTCCTCTGTCTCATCTCTGAATACAGATAATGCTGTACAATCACTGTTATCTTGCTTATGTGCTTTAAGCGTTTTCTTGATACGCTTAGTGTTATGTTTAATCAGATTGTTAGCAATCTGTAGAATAGCTGGGTTACTACGGTAGTTGTCTTCTAATGCAATGGACTGTACATTCTTGTATGAAGAGCTAAACTCTATAAACTGTTCTGGTTTAGCACCACGGAAACCGTACATAGACTGGTCGTCATCACCTACGATAAATAAGTTATTCTCTGGATAAGCTAGCATGCTCATTAGCTCATACTGTAATGAGTTGCTATCTTGTGCTTCATCCACTAGTATGTATTTGTAGATGTCTTGGTACTTTTTAAGTACTTCTGGGTGCTCCTTAAACAGCTTCCATAGAAGGTATAGCATGTCGTCACCATCAATCTTATCTTGGCTCTGCTTAGTAATCTCATAGCGTCTGAAGAACTCGATATAGCAATCCATTCTAGTACCCTTACCACTATTCTCTTCTTCAAAGTCTTGGTAGTTCTGACCATTATTCTTAGTCAATCCTACTACCTTCAGTAATCCTGGGATAGGCATGTCTCTTAGCTCTTCTTTGATACTGAACTCAATTGTTCTATCCATCATGATAGCCTTGACTATACTCTCAGCAAAGTACTTTTGAGAGTTACCCATTAGTACTCCATCCTTCTTCTTAAATGCCCACATTCTAGAGTCACCTAACGCTTCATACTCTTTCTTCAAGATGCGGTAACCAATAGAGTGTGTAGTACCAATTGTTAACTGCATTAGCTTCATCTGGGGGATAAGCTTAGACAGACGCTCTTCCATCTCTTCACTAGCCTTCTTAGTGAATGTTGTCATCATGATATGCTTAGGCTTGATTTTAAGGTCAGTAATCATGTGTGCTACACGGTGTGTTAGAACACGAGTCTTACCACTACCTGCTACTGCATTGATTTGTACACGACCTTCTACTGCTAATACTGCTGTTTCTTGGCTTGGGTTTAACCCATCAATAAATTTACTCACTAGTACCCTCTCCTTTTAGCTCTGGTCTAGAGGAAGGAGGTTCTCCCTCTCACAAGACCATTTTCTCACGACTGGAAACAGAAATCAAGGACGTTCCGTAGGCTCAAGCTCTACAGTGTCAGGAACAAGCTGAACTATCCCTTTAACCATCCACTCCTGTATTAGGTCAGAAGTAGTTGCCATCTTCCTATGTTTTACGTAGTCCCCTTGAGGATGTATAGAATATATCATACCCTCTATAACTATATCACCTTCCCTATTCGCATTTACTACACAGTACTTATTGTCTGGTTTAAGGAAGAACTCATTAGTTACAGGTACGGGAACACCAACTTCAAACACAGTTAGGTACTTGACCTCAGCTATCTGCTCCGTAGTAGTTAACTCCTTCAGCTCTATCTTACGGATATAATTAGACAGACAACGATTGTTTATACAGAAGTAGTATACAGGGACACCAATGTTCTTCCAGTCACCATTACCTAACAATCCACCCCTACTCGTGCCTCCTACATGGAGGTTGCCCACTATTTCTAGGTAGCTCTCCTGATGAGTAAGGTGCTGACAGTTACACTCATGACAGTTAACAAACTCCACTATCTCATCATTATACTGAATGACCTCTAGCTCCCCTGTAGATTTAAGTACAGCCTTTCTAGGCTTGTTTTGCATCTTCAACCCTGTTAACTCTTCAGTATTATTAGTTCCCATTGTTTACATCCTCCTATATAATTCCTATTATATTTTTCATTTCTTCCTCAGACCAGTGGAACGTACCTTCTGATACCTCTCCTTGTATGCCACAAGGGGTGTCAAACACCCAGTGTACATCTTCAAAGTACACTCCATAGATAGTTTCATCTTCTCTTATGATTGCCTCTTTTATTGTTCCTAGAGTACCTTGTGGTAGGAAAGAACCAAGGTCATCTACATAGTGCTCTTTAGCAACTGCAATTTTCGTACCTATTATTCTGATACATTTCACCTGATATATAGGTTCAGTCTCTGGTTCTATAGATACCTGCCACGGTCTCTCCCCTATTTCTCTTACCTCTTTCTTCTTAGCTTTATCGAATGCCATTGTCTGCATCCTCCTTCTTAGCTTTGATATGTTTCATAAGACAATCCTTGTCAGCACAAAAGTTAGCTGAAGGTAGTTCTTCATGATCACATTTACCAGAGCAGTTGGCATCCAGTACCTCCTGATTACCTTGATAGATATACCCCTGAACCTGGATATAAGTGGTTCTATCTGCTTCATGCCTCTCTTTACATTGCCAGCATCTAACTACACCCTTCATCAATAACCCCTCCAGTACCAAACTTGGACTTGTGTAAAGTAGCCTAGTTGAGTATTAGACTTCTTATAAGAACGTCCACCAGAGAATGGGTGGTTAGTGAACTCCCATAGCTCTCTTTCAGCTTCCTTAAATTCCTCACTATCCTCTTTCCATCTCAGCTCTAATCCTAACCATCTCTTATCCTTAATTACTTCCCTTGGTAGATTATCTGTTAGTTGTGAACCACACTCACTACAGTAGTTACCCTTTCTCTCTTTATTACATCTTCTACACCCCTTAACATGGTCATAGGTAACTGTTTGGAATCTAGCAAAGATTTCCTTACCCTCCATTAGCTTCTGGAATGCTTTCTCTGTTGTTAGCTTAATTAATTTCTCTCCCTTATCTAAGTCCCCATTACTTATAGTTACATTTCTGTGATTCAGTCCCATTTTATGTCCTCCTAGAAATCGTTATAGATTTTATGTGGTATACCTGCCTGCCCCATCTTCATAAGCATGTCATTAGTACCTTTACTGTTCAGCTTACTTCTGAACCCTAGACCATATTCAGGCTTACCCTCATGCAACATCTGGCTATTACGGTATAAGCCCTCACGCTTATCGCCTTTCCACTCAGCCTTATATACTTCTACTTTAAACCCTAAGTATCTGGCTACTATGTCTACTATTTTGTCTAGTCCTTTAGCACCACCATGTATGATAACAGAGTCTACTGGTAATTCCAGTAGAGCATCTATTACCATGTCAACGTTCTTGAAGTCTCTACTCCCCGTGCATAGAACTCTCATGGTGTTTGTATCATCCTAATACCCAAGTGCCCCATTCTCTCTTCTGTAAGGATGTAAGGTACCTCTTCTTCTGCCCTATCCCCATCCATGAGAACTAAGGCAAAGTATACTGTGTAGTGTCTTCCTCCTCCATTGTCTAGAGAAACAGTTTCCACTATTCCTGTAGTACCTTCTGGAATAACAGCACTACCAAAATTTATCTCTTTAGTACACAACATTACAGAACCTGGCTTAAACATTACGTACATCTCAGGCATTGTTTGCTACCTCCTTACGCTTACGTGAATCACGTATTCTGATTGCCATATTCTTTAAAGCTTCAAACTGCTTATCTGATAGGGAGTTACCCTCATTCCACTGTTTCTGTAGGCTTTGGAAGAAACTATTCTCTCCATGCCCAGCACTATGTATAATACTTGCTGCATATCGAATTGAAGGCTCTTGCTTTCTGCGTTTACTCTCTACCTCTTGTGGGTCTGGTACATATGGTTTCTTCCTAAGACTGTCTAGACCTTCTACAAAGTTCTTACTGAACTCTTTATCCTTCATCTTCTCTTCACCATGTACAATATACCCTACGCACACACTACCCAAGTCCAAATATACACCTGTTTTAATGTTCTTGCATAAGTATCTGTATCTAATTTGCTGGTGTTGGCAGTACTCACATGTAGTTTTATTACCTTTACCGTTGTCTTTTACCTTACCAGTGAATACCCACTCTTTTCTAAGTTGTTCTCTAAAGTGGTTATCCTGTCCATCCTCAAGATACTCATCCAAAACCTTAGCATCTTCTCTAGTGATTGATAAGACTGCTCTCTTACCTTCCTTACGTAGACATTCTGTGTACTCATACAGTTCCTCGCTGTCCTGTAGACAGTCACTAAGCAAAAGTATTCTCCACTCACCTACTGATAATTTAGTCATATCTCTACACCTCTCCTTTTAGACTCAATGTACTTCCTGACTTCCATGAGTCAATTTTCACACGGAACAGAGAGAAAAGCAAATCAATCCTCTTACAATAAATAAAAAAGGAGACAACATCAAAGTTGTCTCCCTACAGTGTCTACGCCTTATACTGTTCCTTGCTCTTGTAGTAATTTTCCATGTCTTCCTTAGCTTTGTTTAACATATGTCGTTTGAAGTCTACTCTACGTTTGATACGCGTCTTCTGACTATGCTTGTTTGTAGCTTTATACTTGCCCTCCCAAAATGCTAGTTCCTTCTCTCTTACAGCCACCTCACTCTCAGGAGTAATGCCCATTATGTCATAGATACTAAAGGTTGGCATGAAGCTACTAACCTTTACTTCTCCTACCCAGTTTACAGGAGATTGTGCCACCCCTGCTTTATTCTCTCTAGATGAGCTAAGACGACCTGTTCTAACACCTGTAGTATTAATGTACGCTTCCATCTTTAACATCCCCTCCACTAGCTATTGCCATCATCATTTGTAATACCTGCTTAGTCTGTCTTTCCTCACCATCAGGTATAGGTGCAGCACCACAACCCTTCTCATCAAACAGTGCCATTGTAATACCATTGCTACTATGATCTACTAAGAATACATGGCTAACTCCATCCTTGTAAACCAATAGGTGAGATAGAATTACTGTACCCTCTGGCTTGCCTGCATTAGCAGATACATCCATGTTAAGACTACCAACCTTTACTCCTGGTAGTAAAAACTTGTCTATAGCAAGAAACAACTCAATATCCATGTGAAACTCATTCATTTTCCATTCCCCCTACATAAAGTCTGATTGTCTGTGACCCACTTCAGCCACCTTACTAAGCTTACCTTGTTCCTCTGCTAAGTACTCTTCTACATATTTTCTTGCTGTTGCTAGGTGACTGTAGTGTAAGAAGCCATCAATTTGTTCTATGTCATCTTCATACTCAGTAAGGTCATTGTCCTCCAGTACCTTTCTGATAGCTGAATGTCTCATTTCCCAACAGAAACTAGGCTCTCCACCAGATACAAACATCTCTGGTTTCTCTTGTGCCCACTCTTCTAATATCTTTACCGCTTCATCTTTTACCTCACCGTTGGTCATCATAACTATCCCTCCATATGTTCGATTATATTAAGTGCCATCTTGTGGTCACTTTTAAGTTCTTTACACTGAATAGCTCCATACATGAAATCTAGTATCAGTTGTGCCTCATCTGGATGAAGTACTAACATTACATCCTCTTTAGTAAGGGCTGAAGCCCCCTTAGGGACTTTACTCAGCCTTGCTAATTTTGCCCTACGCTTCAGTTCCTCTAACTCTGCCGACATGTGTAGCCTCCTTCCTAAGACTGATGTAGAGGTTACTACTCATTACCAGAGTTCCTCTACGACCTTCTATAGACTCTATATCTGCTTCTGTTATTCTCTTGAAGTGCTCTACATCTACTAGGAATACTGTAGTTCCTGTTCTGACCTCTACCTGACGTAGCCTAAGGTCAGCGATGTAGTTAATCTTTATGTTCACTAGCTATTCCTCCCTACCCTGCTGAAGGGAGTCAACGGTACCCCTCATAGCTATCATTCTAATCTTGTTGTTAATGTCAGCGTCTAGCTTGATTAAGCACTGAACACACAGAACTATCGTGGTTGTAGTATTAGTTCTACCTACATATATCTTGTAGGCTTCTGTCAAACCCCTGTCTAAACAGTTGTTACAACTACATTCCCCTACTATTCTGTTAATACGCACGAATATCACCTCTCCTTTATGCTTGGTGTGTCCCTCGACCACATCCTTATTTTTTCCGAATCCTCGAAAAAAGTCAAACCAGTAGACCTATACAAGAAAAGACTACCCTAAAGGGTAGCCTTGACGTGTTCTTTCATAATAGTCTCCATTACATAGTGAGCTGATTCCTTGCTATCAACTATATTGATATTTGTAACATCAATCTCAACTTTAGGACTGTAGAAGTAGGTTCTGTACCAGACTTCATACGCTTGATTTAGCTTCTCCCAATAGGAACGCTCTACGTTCAACTCCGATTTCCTATTTCTTTTTTGAATTCGGTTGATACACTCATCAGTGGAGCATTTTAGGTAAACCATAAGTGCTGGTGGCTCAGTTAGGGCACGGAATGTATGGAATATGTTGATGTAGTCATTCATATTACGTTCCGTCATAATGCCATCTTGAGTCATCATGGAAGCAAATATTAAGTTTCCATACATGCTCATATCCATAATGTGATCATCTAAGCGTTGTGCATGTAAGGCTTGCTTAAAGCGTTCATGCAACAGGAATACCTGCATTGCATATCCATGTTTCTCAGGGTCTTTATAATAATCAGTTAAGTAGGGGTTACTCTTAACTGGCTCTCGGAATAATGTCATTCCTGTATATGTTGCCAACATCTCAGCTAAAGTACTCTTTCCTGCTCCTACACTACCCTGAATTACAATGCCTTTACTCATCCGATGATTCCTCCCTGTTGATAGTGACAGTAATGGTTGTGTCATTGTTCACTTGGATATTTACTGGAATCTTCATACGTTTGGCAAGAGTACTTATAGCCTTGGACAGCCTTATAGACATGAGGGATACACTTCTGCTCTTAGTGATAGGCTTCTTTGCTCCTCTATTCATCTTAGTACATAATTTACATTTACGTACTCTCCCATCTGAGGACTTAGAGTCTCTATGGAACTCATCATAGTCTAGCCATTTCTCACAAGCCGTACATCTCTTTTTTGCTTCTGCCATACTGTACCACTCCTTCCAGTAGTTCTTTTAAATATTCATCGCTGCAATACTCCACACCATATTTCACTCTGAACATACGTTCCTGCTTTGCTCTATCAGGGTCTACCTTGATCCTAGAAATCTTACCAAAGTTGCTCTTAATCATGCTAGCAAGCTCATCCCCAGCCTTATCAGGGTCAGATAATATGAAAGTAGGAAGCCTCATGTCTAAGGCTTCCTGAATCTGCTCTCTGATACGGTTATTAAATTTTGTCCCATTCGTTACTATGGTTTGCACATCTTTTGGACTGTAGACTCTACGAATTGCGTCATGGTCACTAAAACCTTCAACGATAACCGCTATCATCTTATACCCTCCTTGTCACCAATAAAATTGAGCCATTCTCTTTGGGTAGCCATCTAACAGAATCCACCCAGCCCATTCCAAGCAACGTCTGTGTCACAACCTTATGGAATCTATCATTTTTAGGGTGTTCGTCTGGATAAAATGGGAAGATGTTAGCATTCATCTTAACAAGGGTATATACCTGTATAAAGTTTCTACTAACCTCAAGGAAGTGTGGTTTAGGCTCTGAACCACACGTTACTAGGCACTTCTCTACAAGGTTCATAAACATAATAGCATCATGGTCTTTAAGTTGTCCAGCATTACTGTAGGTTATTCCAAATTTAGCTATCTCCTGCTCAAGTTTCTTAGCCTGGAGTGTCATAGCTTCTTCATGTTTCTTCATTTGATACTCATTAGTCATATAAGTCCTCTCCCCACCACTCTATTAGTCTTGCATACTCTTTGTCAAACTTCTGTATCAAGAAGTACAGCCTAGCATGTAGTCTATTGGAAGGTACCCCTTCTTCCTCGGCTAACTGCTGAATAGTCTTCTGGTCTATCAGCAATCCAATCATAAGATTTCGATGTTTCTCTCCTAGCTGAATGTCTGGGTCAATACTATGAAGGTCAACTATACGCTGAAGTAACTCTGCATATTGGGTATCCTCCACTACTATACCGTTATCATCATTGCTGTATGTCTCACGATTTATGTTCTTATGGTACTTGTTTACCCAGTGGAAGATACGTAAATCAAGCATCTTCTTAATATAGTAGGGGAAGTCAACCCCCCGATGGGGGTTGTATTCCGTTACTAAGCTTAAGAATGTACGGTCTATTTCAGCAGACAACTCTTCCCTATCTGTGTTGTTAGCCATCTGGTCTTTGAACTTATTGTATATCTTTCTTCTAAGTGGCTCATACTTATTATAGAGATATACAGGTTCAAAATGAGTAGGAGGTGTCATATCGTTCATTCTACGTCACTAATCCTTTCTTCCCCACTAAAGATACCGTTCCAGCATATGCAAGTAAAGACTTCAGCAGTATAGTCCATCCCAAAGCACTGGTAACTAACTCGTAGGTATCTCTCATGAGCTTCTACTATCGTGATAACACGTACTTCTTTGGTAGACCCACTAGTGTACAGCCCACGTCTACCCTCTAGAGCCTTGTATTCTTCTCTTAACTTCTTGTGTTGCTCATCTACAGCACCAGCTACAGGAGAGCTATCTATTAGCTTGTTACTTCTATATTGCAGTGCTTTGAGAAATTCCTTCATATATACTCAATCCTCCTAGTCTTTGTCAGGACGGAATCTTATAAACACTGGGAAGCGTAGAGACTTCTTACCTGTCTTGCTATTGGTAGTTTCCTCTCGGTATTCCACTTCAATAGTCTGATTTATAAGTTCGTCACGTTTAACCCACAATTCATCTCGTAGCTCATGAGATACACCCTCACCTACATTAACAGTATTGTCTTTGTAAGCAACTACCAGAGCACCCAGAGTGCCTTCAAACATGGTACCTTCCCTACCTTCAGTAGTTCCAACGATAGGAAGGTCAATTCTCTTAACCCCTACTATCTTCTGCATGTCATAACATTTTTTACATTTATAAGTAGCATCAAGGTCTTTCAGCATAGTACCCTCATATCCTAATGCTACGTTTCTACGATGAATTTCAAATACTGCCTGTTGTGACTCTTCACTATCCTCGAAGTGCCCTTCAGGTCTTACATACTCAATAAACCATAGTGGAAGGTCTTGGATATAGTGATGGTCTAAGTACTCCATGTGATCAATACGCTCTTCATAGATAGTCTTGCTCTCACCTGCTTCAAACTCTTCTATAGTTAAGCAGTCGAACATATGAAGAATACCTTCTTTGCTGTCAGTCTTCTTAAAGGCTGATTTTTGTACATCAGAGAACTTACCAGATGGTGCCATAATCTCTCCATCATATACATACCCTCTTGGTAGTTTAGCAACATCTTGCTCAATTGCATCATATCCAGTAATGATTTTACCATTTCTAGATTTAAGTTCTACTCTACCGTCATGATGATGAAAAGCATTGCATCTATACCCATCAAACTTAGGATTAGTTGTATATCTCTTTGGATACTTCTTCAATGCCTTAGCTAGAGCACAAGTATGAGTTTCAATAAACCCTGGGAATACCTTGTTAATACTCTTAGCAGTAATACCAATCTTAAAGTCTTTCTGGATAGACTTCATATACCACTCTGCTTCTTTAGAGCCACATGTGGACATCAATCCATCTAAGGCTTCTAATGCAGCATTACCTGTCAGGTCTCTGCTAGCTAGTAGATTAGTAAGGAGGAGGTATTTATCATAATTGTATTGAAGGTCATCGTTGAATTCAATACTTAAAGGCTTAGTTTTAGACTTTTTCTTGATACCAAATATCATCTCTGGGTCATAAGTTCTTAGTAGGATTTCTTTAAACACGGGGTTACCCTCACCCTGTCTCAGGTAATCCTCTTTAGCCGTTCTTGATGTAGTTCCCCCTATAGCTTGCAACAATTCGAATGCATGTACAATCTGTTTAGTCATTTAGATAAATCTCTCCTTTCAAGGTCTCTGAAATAAAAGAAGGGGAGTTCTCAGAGTTTTCCCTTTATTTGTCATATGGCATAAAATAAGAGGTCTCTCTACAGAGACCCCTCTTTTTTCTCTAGTCGATATACCAGAATGAAACTGGTTACCCAACCTAGTATCTTTATACTCCAAATAGTTATGTCTGGAGGATGTGTGGCGTAGTATTCATCTAGGTCTAGAATACCCCACCATACCACTCCTACTAGAATGATTCCTGCTAACTGGAATACATAGCTGAATAGCCAGCACATCCATACCTGCCTTATGGTGTTCTGTATTCTCATTCCCATTTGTGTTCTGCTACATGCACTTGGATATGAGGGTTATGACCAGGTATTATGTGGTCATATAGAGCCTTAAACCCAATAGTCTCAGCTAAGGTTGTGTACTTAACTGGAAATTTCCTTAACGCCCATGCAGGGAAGTGGGACTCTTTAAAGTGTTGCCACCATGTAGCAGGTACTTGGAAGGTAACTGTCTTCTCAAACTCTTTAGCAGGGACTCTCCTTGATATACCCATCACATAGCTACTAGCCAACCCATTAATTGCTCTTTCTATAAAGACATCAAAGTCTCCCATATGAGGCTCATAGCTTACATGCTGGGCGATAGTTTCTCGTATACAGTTTATGATAACTGTCTTGTGTTCAACCCTGTCTAGTTGCCTCCACATATCACCATTGGCTCTATCATGCCACATATTACTCATCATCCTCCTCTAGTGCTCGGAATACCATAGTAAACGCTAGGTACTCTGCTAGGATAGCAGCAAACTGGTTACGCATCAGCCAGTTCTTGAAGTAGTTTGTATCGAACTCAATAGGATCATTTAGAGCCTTATCTAGCTC